GCTTGTTAATCAATTTTTAGCTCACTCATTCCCTAAATTATTAAATTACTGATTTTGGTTTTTGATTATTACAAATCGCCAAAAATGCAGTACTAAGATTCTTAAGTGTAGTTCCATCGGCTTCAAGACCGATTGCAGTATTACATTCCAAAATATAAGCTTTGTTTTCCTTTTGATTGTAAATGGCATCTACTGCCGCAAAATTTAATTCCAATGCTTCCATTGCTTTAACGGCTTCATCTAGGACAATTTTTGGAGGATGAACATCTTGGCGCGCAAATATCCAACCATTACAATGATTTTTGACTAATGGATTTACCTTTTCCCCATTCTCGCCTTTCCAATCAATTTTACGCTTTTTCTGCATAAAATCTACGACAACTCCATTCACGATAATAAGGCGAAATTCTCCAATATTCTTTTTATAAACGGAATATAATGGTGCATCTACAACCTGTTCGGGCGCAATAGCAACCACAATGCCATGTCCACTATGACCATTAAGAATAGTGCGACACATAACAGTTTGCCCACTTCTTACCCATTCAACTGCTTTGTCTTTGCTTGTGGTAAATTCAATAGTGGAGACTTTTCGTTCCTTAAGACGATTTAATGCTGTCAACTTATTACTTGATAATTGAATAACATTCCAATGATTCAAAATCTTTACGTTTCTATTGTATCCCCAATTTGGTTGACGCTTATTACCGTAGTTAATTACCAAATTATTTGGTTGATAAACATAAGAACCATTCTCAAACACCCGCTTGGTTTTTAATTCCCTTGCGAGTAAACGCGCAGCTTCGGAGGTGCGATCATAAGGATAAATAACAGGAATTAATATGTGAGATGGCAGAGGTTTAATAACAGGAGCGGGCGGAATTACTGCTGGTACCTGTTTCTTGACTACTATTGGTTTGGGAGCAGGAATATGATAAATGGAAGCAGGTTTAATCCAGCTTTTAATTATAGTCGCCTTTTTCACCAAAGGTTTACGAGCCGCTTTGGTAAATTTAGACACTATTGTTTTGGTAGCCGTCTTAGATTTAGACTTTAACGGACTAAACATGGCAAATAAGTTAAACATACTTTTTTAAATATTATTCTTCGTAAAGACTTTCATATCCTGCCGTAATGGTCTTTTCATCTTTATCCTTATCTTTATCCTTAAAAGCTGCTGGAAGCCATTTATCACCAGCAGTAGAACTATTATATCCAGTATAAGGATACGAATGTCCAGTGGAAAAATAAGAAGTTTTTCGTCCACTTTTTTGTAAAGTACCATCTTTCTTAAAATAGTACCAACCAGCTTGGACGCATTCTGCCTTATTCCATTCAACTCTTTTCAAGTCGGAAGCGCCAAGAATTTTTCCATTGTCCAATTCTGTGAATTCTAGCGAACCGCTAGTTTTAACAATGTATAAAGCGCCATCTTTGCGAAGCGCAAGAAATACACCCGCAGTGTCTATGGTATCGCAAAACGCTTTTGCGCCAGCAATATTAAATAGATGTCCAGCTACTTCCGTATCCGTTTCTCCCTCAAACTTTACGGTTTTTGAAAGAGCGAGTTTTACCACGTCATAATCACCCCAAACCCCATTATGACAAAACGCCCATTTATTATCAATTACAAAAGGGTGAGTGTTTTTCATTGCTACCTCACCATGAGATTTTGCGCGAAGATGCGTAATTGTCCATCCATTATGACCGTCACCAGCCATATGTTGCAGAAAAGGAGTAGGCTTTTCAATTAGTTTAGAAAGCGACGTTGGCCATTTTTGAACAACGAATTCTCCATCTGCATTAAGATGGGCACTACCAACACCGTCAGTATTGCCCCCTTCCATTTCAAGCAAAATTTCTAATGCTTTATCTTGTGGAAAGTGAGGAGGAAAAGCAGCGAGCCTACACATAATATTAATTAGTTCCTTTCGTTTGAGTGGTTTGGTATGTATGTTTCATATAATAAAATATAAAATATTTTTGTATGTTTGTCAATGATTTTTAAGAAATATTCGTCTTAAAAGATGGAATACCATCCACCTTGAAGTCAATTGGTAATTCAACTCTCCCTTCCAAAAAGTACACAAAAGTTTGAATTAAATTGGATGCCAATAAGATGTTATTACGAACATCGCGCCGAAGACCGATATATATTTTATTATTATTAGCTTCAACATCTTCTGTGGCGCAATCAATGCCGTTGGTAGCCAAGAAACCAGCTATGGTTTTTTCTTGTTCGGCATTAACTATGTTTTCTTGCGCCGAAAAAAGAATGGGAGGATTAAGCTCGTTAGCTAAACCATAGATTCGATATTCATTTTTTGTGCTTAGATTAAGCATACCAGTTGCATTTGCAATCTGTTCCATGTTATCGTCTTTTTTATTGAAGTTTACCATAATAGTTTTATTTATGTGTTGGTTTTGTTTTTTTTGTTAAATTATTGTTTATGATTGTACAATTGACATTTCATTTTTCGGAAATTTTTGCCAAATAGCTTGCAATTTCAAGGGTGAAGTTTGAAACGCCGTTAGGTCAACGATTCCCCAAGCTTCTTTAAGCGAACAATTAGGAAACCAATTCCTACGGCGCTTAATCATAAAATAAATCAAATCCAAATAAGATTTATAATGAGGATACAAAGACATTTTTGTAATGTCATTCCAAATATCAGGCCAAAAACTTCGTACTTCATCAGTCAACATTTCTTGCACATGATTTTTCTTGATACGATTAACAACCTTAAATTTATTATTATTTAAAGCTTCAAACATGACGACCTTAGCTAAACACATAATAGCAGCCGAAACCTTGGGGTCAGTAATCCAACTTGAAGGACAACGATACTCAAAACCATAAGGTTGGGGACGAAAATCTATATGATGTCCGTATTGACCATTCTTCCACTTGCGCCGACACAAACCTTGTTCCCTATCTTCCAACAGGATTGATGCCGCGCCAACATATTGCGCCAAAATATTTGAGGCGTTGGGAAAATCAATCAGATTATCTTTAATGCCAAAATGAATATGGCCGCCAATACCAAAATCGCGCTGAAAGCTTCCAGCATACCAGTCAAAATCAAGAAACTTGGGATTTTTGATACATTGACGTACCATTGCCTGTCTCACATTGTTTGTGACTTCTAATGGGGAAGTAGATGGTTCAGGACGAATTTCAAACAAAACACCATTACCGTCAACCCCAAAATCATCCCCCTCCTTCAAGATTTCATTACCCTTGACAACAACTTTCTTGTCAACAACCAAAAATTCAGGGTCAGCTCCCATAGTAAAATCTACAACGGGTTTATATTCACCTGTTTTGATATATGCTGATTCTTTATTTAACATAATAATTTAGGTATAGTTTAGTTTTGCGTTTATGTCAAGAAAAAATTAACCTTGTCCACCTTGGGGCATAAAGCCCTCATCGCTAATTACTGCCATCGGCATTACTGCGCTAGGCACTTTGCCGCTAACTTGCAGCACACCATTGGTAACACAGAAAAAGGCGCGCCCATTTTCAATTGGTACCTTATTAAGAATACTCTTGGGGAACGAGATAACAACTGCATCCCGAACGATTTGTGTTTCCGCAACCATTATTTCAGGTTGCCCGATACTTTTTGTTGGTTTTTGTGCCATAATATTATTAAGTTAGATTGTCTTTTTTGGTTTGTCAAGTTTGTTTTGTAAATTTTATTTTATGTCGTAACAGTTCCAAATGTTTTAGAATAATTTACCGCTTTCCCTCTGCATGCTTTTGCAATTAATGTTTGAGGTTTATTATCTTCTAAAAATTTAAAAGAATCATCAAAGGCAATATGAGGAAATAAAACGTCATCTTTAATACATGCGATTTGGCCCTTACGCAAAAGACCAACTTTTTCTATTTTTTCATCATTTTCACGTAGCCAAACTTTTGCACCAAACCAATAATTAGAAGATTTAAGTGGGTTTTTGCCAATTTTAACTAATTCATATAAATGCCCCAATTTAAAAAATTTATAGCTGAAACAACTATTTCTTAGTATAATTTTTCGTGATTTCATAAAAATAAAAACGCTCCAAATTTGTTAGAGCGTTATATACGTGTCATAATATGACATTAAAATACTTTTTATTATATGTCAAGTGCTATTTTTTCTTTTTCTTGTTAGGTCCACGTTTACGTGGTTTTTTGACTGGTTTCTTTTTTTCCTTTTTGGTTTTTTTAATTTTTAAAATATCATCTTCTGTTTGATTATTTTCTTTTAGAGTTTCTTCTGTTAATTTTTGAACTGCAAAAGAGTCTTTATAAAAACCAGCATTAGCAAGTAATTCATGTACCATTAAAAGAAAACCATCTTGCGGGTCTGAATTTAATAAATACACAAGAAGTACGCCGCCTAATTCTGGAATTTTTTGTTCACCTGAAATTTCACAAGGAATTTTTCTATCATGCCCTTTGAATTGCTCTATGATTCGAGTAGCGGCTTCTTCGGCTTGGTGTAAGGGCGCGAATTGCGCGTTATATTCATCCGTTTGAACTTTAGCAATAAAATTAACGCCTTGCACAACCCATATTGGCAATTGAAGTGTATCAATATCCATGAGAATTAATAATCTACTACGTCGAGTATGCTTTCAAATTCGTCAATTTTACTGTCATTTTTCCCGCGCTGTAGAACTTGTATATTGGGTTCCCCATCGCTAAGAATTGTGTCTAATTGACCTTTTTCATTTAGAATAATTTTTATCGTGTCCATAATCTTAATTTACAGTAATTTTCTATATATGTCAAGAAAAATGTCCAAAAATGAGACGTTTATGTAAAATATAAAATTAAATTTTCTGAACAATTTCATCAGCCACTGGTATAATGTCAGAAGTCTTAATAAGAGAAAGTAAATCTTTTCGCCCATATCTTTGATACGAACAATAAAGAGCGTTGCTGGAAGATTTTACAATTGAAGTTAAATCACAAAGTTTCATACAAAGTTCCTTTAGTTTCTCTCTTTGTATAATAATAAAAGAATTTTTTTGCTCAAAAACAATGAAGTCACACTTGCCGCTAATCCAACCATCATTCCCTCCGACGCTTAACCATTCTATCCAAATTAAACTATCATCAGTATCAGAATCGTTTCTATTAATCCGCTTAAGCGCCTTAACATCGTAAGTAATTTCTTTCCCTTCTTTAGTAAGAATAAAATCAATATGTTTACGTTGTTCTCCAATGGTAGCTTTTCTGACCTGTCCCCTTTTTATTAAAAGATTATAAAATAAATCTTCTACTTTATTACCGTCTTGGGCGCATTTACCATTTTTATCAAATCTATTAATGTACACATATAATAGACCTAAAAAAAGTGATCTATATTCAAATTATCTTATCATATCGTCTCTGCCCACTCGACTAAACCTTGGGCGTAATTTTTAATTTTATCACTATCTTCTTGATAAGATTTATCTACAATACACCGCGCAACACGATAGGCTTTTCCATTCAAAACATTAAGAAGCCCCTGAATATTCATCAGGGCATTCTGTGTTTCCAATTCTGTTGGATATTTTCTATTTGGCGAATTTAAGTTAGCGACCAATGCCAACATAGTTTTCTCGCCTCTTGAGAAATTGAGATTTTTGTTCTTGTTGCGATTTTTGCCCATACTTCAAATATACATCAATTTGTCGATTTGTCAATAAAATAAAAAGGCAAGTCTTGCGACCCGCCGACACCCCGTTTTAGTTTTTTTGATTTATAGTGGGGTGTAAATTAACCGCAAAATGGCGCTTGGTCACCCTCAAATTTCTCAATCTTTGCACCCAACCAACCACTCACACCAAACAGAATACCTATTCTTCCAAATTCGTCTTGATAAACAAAAGCATTTGGTTTCAATTCTCCCGATAAAGCTTTACTCACATTTACAACAGGAACATTTTCACTAATAACCCTTTTGGTTTCTTCTTGTTTAAGTTTTAAAGCAGACTTCTTGCTTAAATACTTTCTTACAACAAGTGTATCCTCAACTGGACAAGGCTTGCCCTTATACAAAAACCAATAACCCTCGCCAGAATCCCCATCCCAAAATTTATCTCCCTTTTTCATCATTTGACCTTTTGATAGTCTCCACCAACCTTTAGGGTAAATAATGTTAATTTTCATATTTCAACAATATCAAAATTTTTTGTTAATGTCAAGTGTTATTTTCCAGAACGACAAAATTATCTATCCATGCTAAATTTCTTGCCAGCTTCCAATTTAATAAAAATTGGATAATCAGAACGAGGATTTAGCATCTTTTTAACTTGTTCGTCAACATTCAAACCATTGTGTTTAATTTCATAAGAAAAATGTTGTTTAACCGCTTCTTCGGGAGTTTCCCATGTACCAAACAAATCAGTTTGATGTGCTATTAAATACAGTTTCGTTTTCATATAAAAACTATAAAACAATTTTTATACTTTGTCAAGAAATATCAAATGCCACTAGACCCAAATCCACCTTCGCCCCTTTGAGTTTTATTTAAATCATATACTAACTCAAAATCAATCGGAATATTTTGGCTCGCTTTAATCTGAATAATTTTGTCGCCCTCTTTATATATATTATCTAAATTAACAATAGTATAAACTCGTGTGCCACCCGCTTCATTTAAAACTATTAAATCTTCGGGTTGACTAATATATTTAAAACGGCAATAAAGTTGTCCACGATAGCCGTTATCCACTAATCCCACGGAATTTGCCAAAATTAAATTCGTTTTAGAAATGCTAGAACGAGGATGAAGTAAAGTATGAAAATTCTTATCTTCTGGCGCAATAAAAACATTTGTGCCATATTCAATAAAAGTAATTTTGCTCCACATATCCATATAGTCCATAGAACGTTGAATTTTAGTTCCAAATATAATAGGGGGAGTGGTAGCAATTATATCATAAGCCGCATCATTTTCAGTGGCTTGTTTTGGAATAGAAAGACCTTTTACATCCTTAATAAATATTTTCATTAAACTAATAATAAGATAACCTTATATAAAAGTCAAGGTTTCTTTTTAGAAAAATTATGTTCCATAAAAAATTCGTCATCTTTTTGACCATCAAAAACAAAATACTTCGCGCCCCACGAAATAATTATTTTTTTAATTTTAAAAGCTTCTCCTCTGAAGTGAGCAACATGATCATTTAGAAGATAAACCGTATCTCCCACACGAAACTCTTTTTCTTCTCTTGGTATAATTTTCCGAGCTTTCATATTTCCTTTTTACAAAAATAGTAAAAGGGGATCAACATTGAATTTCCTTCTACAGTGACATAAGCAGGTTTACCATTTTTTATTAAAAACTTAGTCACTTTAGCCGAATCACCTTGATTAAAATTCATACAACTTGTTCTAAAATATACAATGTCACCGATGGCAAGCTCTTTGTGTTGTCTAGGATGAATGGGGCGCGATTTCATTTTTATAAAAAAAAAGACAAGTTTAGGGAAAAGTGAAGTAATTTAATTAGTAAATTCAAGTTTGTGATGAATTATATTAGTATAACGAAAATTCCAAACTGGCGCGGCACATTTTAAATATAGCGCAAATTCTTTTGCTTCTTTTTTGGTTTTAGTAAACAGTGTATAGGATGAATCATCGCAACCGCAAATATAAACCCTTTCAGGATAAACGTGGACGCGAGCATAAGCTTCATCGCCCTTAATAATGGGTTGAATAACGCATTTATCACATTTAATCCAAAAAGATTCAATTAACTTCGGGTCTTTTCTATTATAAAAATCATTGTTTTCCCCAATATCAATAAAGCAATTAATTTCTTTTAAATCGAATTTAGTATTTTTAATACCAGATTCTTTTGCAAATTCAGCTAACCTTACTTTTGCTTCCCAATTGCTTCTAACAGATTCGTATGAATTACACTTTACATAAGATAAACCGCTAAAAACCAAAGAATACTCAATATGTTGCAACCATTCAGCTACTTTCTTATAAGTTTCTTCGGTAGGGATGCGATAAACATCATAAATATAATCAAAAAGATTTTCAAAATAAAATGCGTCTTCCGTAGGGGTTAAGTTTAACTTATTCTCTTTTCGGAGTTTAAGAAGATTCATTAATACTGGATAATAACAATTTTTATGTAAAATGAATTCTTCAATATCTTCAACTGTCGAATAGATTTTGGGAAAATCTCGAAAGCAGTTACCCGCATCAACTTTTGAATAATCAATTTCGCCATTAGACAAACGTGGATAATCTTTTTTCTTTTTCATTTTAAATCTTTTCTTTTAAAAATCTCAAATTTTGTACCGTCTCCATTATATCCAATAACATTTTTGCGCCAAACAAGCCAATATCTACCTGTATCTTTTATTTTTTGACCACACCAAGCACATTGTTGCTGGCGAGATTTCATATTAGAATGAAATACACAAACTCTCATTCCGTTCCCGCATTCTGGATTTTCGCAAATATATTCTCGTTGGACGTTTTTCATGTTAATTTTTAAATCCTCCCCATTTGCTCCATGAAGCATTAGTAGTAGTTTCTGTAAGAATAGGTTCAGCATTCGCCAAAATTTCGCTACCATCATTAGAACCAGCAAAATTTTCTAAATGTTGAATAGCCTTTTTGTTAGCTTCTTCTTGGGAGTTAGCTTCAACAACTCCAACAATAATTGATACTTTGAATTTCATATTAAAATAATAAAAAGTTTTTTATCGTTTGCCAAGCATTAAACACAAATTAAACACTTACAGTCCCAAGGATGTTTGTCCCAATCATTAAACAATCGAGTAATTTCTACCCGAAAATCTTCATCAGTATTTTTTTCTGGATAATAAGAGCTATAATCTTCCCTTAAATATTGCTGGCTTAACAAATGCTCTAAAGTAATTTTCATAATATTAACTTAAATATCTGTGAACAGTATTTGTTAGAATTTGTGCTAACTGTGGACTAATATTAAATCTTTTAGTATTTAATTCAATAGAACGATGAATATTGCCGTTCTTATTTTTCTTTACGCTTGCTGTCCAGTCCGACAGTAATTCCAACAAATCAACTAAATCCATTTCATTTATTCCATCTGGAAAATGTTCTGGATGATGCCTATTTTGACTATAATGTGCGGTAATAGCTGGTTTTACTAATTCCAAAAGTTGTTCATATTCTTTCGTTCCATACTCTGTTAGTTTAAGTTTATCATTATGTTCGGCGTAAACACTCAATTCTGGCTCTTCTAATTTAGATAAATCATGTTCCTTAAGGCGTTTCTGAAATTCCTTAATTAATTTACGGCCATTTTTTCTCACATAAAAAACATGCTTCTTAACCGCTTTGCCATGTTGTTCTAATTGTTCAGGTGTAGCTGTCATAATTAAAAGGCTTCAGTATAATCATATTCTTCATCAAGAATAGATGAATAAGGAGATTGTAACGCTTTTTTTGGTTTAATTTCCTTTTTTGGTGCTATTATTTCCTCTTTGCCAATATCCTTTAAAGTAAAATTCATAGAATTTTCAAACAATTCAATAATTTTTTCTATGTATGAAATAATTTCCTCTAATCTTAAATGATAATTTTTATTACCAAATCCCCTAACTTCAATTCTTGAATCATGCGCGGGTAAGGGAGTATAATGATCAAAGTTAACAACTGAATAATGCCACTTATAATCAACAAAACGTTGTTTATTAAAACGATTAAATTGCTGCATTTTTACCATGTAACGCCATAGGGAAATCGCATTCAAATGCTTATAATCAGTCGTCCTTTCAATACCATCATACTTATCCCAAAATTTCCCATGCTTAACATGCTCCAAAATAGAAGTGGGATTTTTACAAATATCTTCGCGCACAAAAATATTTTTACAATATTTGTTTTTCATACGCCCAAACACTTCCCGAATTTCATTCCAAATAGGTTGCGAAACTAAATAGAAAGGATTGATCTTTCCATAATCAGATTTATTAATTGGAGAAAAATTAACGTGTAGCCCACAACTTTTATTTGTATAACCATCTTTTTCAATTAAACGAAAAATTTCAATTAAAAGTAAACTAGCATCTTTTACAGGTAAAACAGGCGTCAGTAATTCGTGTCCTTGATCAAATGGAGCGTCGTTTCTAATGTCCCCTCTATTATAATACAGTTCACTATTATGATTATCGTGTGACCAACCAATTGGCCTTAATGAACCATCATATTCAAATTCAATTCCTTTGTGTAAAGATTTAAGTTGTTTCTCAAAGCTTCTGTTTTGGGCGCGCTTAATACAACATTCAACTTCGCATCCCATTTGCCAACGTCCATTGGGAATATATGTAAAATGGTCAAAGTCCATAGTATCAAAAATATGTTAACCTTAAATAATTGTCAAGCTTAATTGTCAAGCTTAATGATTAAGCTGGAATTTGTTCCAAAAGTTTTATCTGTTCGTGTAAATTTTTAATTAAATTTTTAATATGTTCGGAAGCTTTATGACAATACACGGCATCGCAGCATAATACTTTTTTAGACTTTGCTGAACGTCCATTAAACTTAAAAACACGTCTATAATATATAAGGGGAGCAGCAGTTTCACCTCTCTCTTGATATTTTACAAACTCATGATAACCCTTTTGATAAGCAGTAATTAAATCACCAACCTTAAAAGAATCATCATATTTTGCTGAATATTTTCCGTCTTTCGATGTAAAAGTTTTCATAAAAATTTTAAAAGTTCTGGATTAGCAAAAGCATTTCCAACAATTTTAAGGTGATGCGTATAAACACCTTCACCATTCAAAATTGGCGTCAACTGTTCCCCATTCGGAAGTGTAGCTACAAATCTATAATAACAAGGTACATATTGAACTTGAGCAAAAAAAGTACCCTTACCAACGTTAGGAAGTTTAATGCCTGTTAAAATATCCCCCTCATAAATTTCATTATCGTTAACGTCGCACAAACCTGTAAACATTTGAAATTCGCGAGAATTTTTGTTAAAATCTCCATCCTTCCACTCCCATAGAAGAATGCCGTTTTCAAAACCAAAAAATACTGGATAATGCATTTTGCCATTAAACCACGCTCTAAATTTAACTGGATGACTCATAATTTGATTATTGAATAATTTTAAGAAATTGTCAAGAGAAAATTACCAACTACACCAACTACGATAAAATAATTCCGTTTTACAAGTAGGACAAATACAGGGTTCGCCTATTTCGCTTTTGTCAGGAAAAATACAAGTGCATTTTTCGCATTTTATAGCGCAGCAACCATCGGGCAAATCATCTTGAAATAATGCTCCAATTAAAGTTGGGTCGTCTGAACTTCTCATAAATCATTGATAATCATTAATGTGCCAAGTGCCGCCACCATGAGTATTAGTCATCCTAATATCATCCCTTACTCCATCAAACAAAACAATTTCATTTGGTTCGTCGCCAAGTTTAAAGCGTTGCCCGTTTTCAATTGCTTCGTTCATAAAAGCGATAATATCCAATGTATTTTGTGTTAAATGCGAATCCATATCCAACCATAAACAAAGTTTTATTGATTGTCAAGCTTAAACGGCAACCTCAAAAGCCAACTTCCCATGACTCTGATAATTTAGAAGTTTAATATCCTCAATTTTAAAATCAAAAATATTTTTAATTTCAGGATTAAGCTGAATTGTAGGTAATGGATAAGGTTCTCTTGTTCTTTGAATTTTTAAATTTTCAATGTGCGGAACGTAAATATGTAAGTCGCCAAAAGTATGTATAAAATCACCAACTACCATATTAGATACTTGCGCTATCATGTGAGTTAATAGTGCGTAACTCGCTATATTATATGGGTTTCCGATGGCTAAATCGCAACTTCTTTGATACAATTGACAATTTAAACGACGTTTTGGAACACCCTTTTCATCCATTTCTTTTTCATCTAAAAACGACTGTCCCATAACATTTATTCCATAAGAATTTCTTTCTTCAATTGTTAATTCTTCCGTATGAAATTGAAATAGACAATGGCAGGGGGGTAAACTGCAATGTTCTACCCAATAAGGATGCCAAGCCGATACAATCATACGTCTATCATCGGGATTAGTTTTTAATTTATCAATGACTTTTTGAATTTGGTCAACATAACCAATTTTTTCTCCAACCTCTGTAAAACCAGTTTCCGAATTATAAAATTTATCTAATTCAGAATAGGGAAATTTACGCCACATTCCCCCATAAGTTCCCTCTCCAAGTTCACCTAAACCATTAGGAGACATATATTTTCTAACCGCTTCAATAAATTCGGATTGTGTTTTATATTCTACTGGTTGAACAATAGAATTTGGCCACTTTTTTTGAAATTCTTGAAATTCTTGCTGATTACGCTTAAATGCCCATTCATCCCAAATGTGAACATCATTATCAACTAAATATTTTATGTTTGTACTTCCAGACAAAAACCACAATAATTCATGGACTATGCCTTTAAAAAAAACTTTTTTTGTCGTAAGCAAGGGAAAACCCTCTGACAAGTTAAATCGTAACTGTTGGCCGAATACCCCAATTGTATCAATTCCCGTTCTATTTTTTTTAAGCCTGCCATTAGCTAAAACATAATCAACTAATTCAAGATATTGTTTGTCAGCGTTATTCATAAAGATAAATCCATATAAGAATACTAACATATAATTTAATTAAAGTCAAATAAAAAATTAAGTGTAATTCTCAATATGAAGTCTTTTAAAAATTTAATAAATTATCTTGTTACTTTTATAGTTTTAGGAGTGATGACGGCATCGGCGCAAAATTTTAATTTCCCTTACATTTCCCCTACTATAAATACCAATTCGTTTTTTAATGCAGGAGAATTTGATATATCAATAGCGCCAACCTTTAGTGTGCCATCATTAACAAGTTTAGGACTAAAAAAAATGACAACTGGTTATTCACTTGAAACTGAAATGTGGACTACTAAAAACATAGGAGTTGGGGTAGAATTAGGTTCTTATAATTTAGATTCTTATTCGGGTAATGCTATTGATTATATAGATCACGCTTCCGTCGCGGCAGACTACCGCATTACCCCTTTTTCAACAATTAAATATTTGAATACATGGGATATTATGCTTAAAAGTTTAGCGGAAACAAGATTAGACGATGGTTCAAAGAATTTTGGATTAGGTTTAGGAATTGACCATGATATAATTCTATTTAGTCATCATTATCGTTTAGATTTTTCTTTGGTTCAACGCTTTTCTACTATAAGTAAAGATGACGGTTTTACTGGAAAAATAGATATTAAATTGTTTTCATTCTAATATTAGAAAAAATTAGTGTAATATAATATAATAAGTTATGACAAAATTTAAAATATTTTCCACAATAAGCGTAGTAGCGTTAAGTTTAGTTGCTATTGTAACTGGTTGTACTACTGTCAGTACCAATCAAAATAACATTGCTCTTGAACAGTTTGCTATAACCAGTGCCGTTAGCATTGGAACTGCTGAGATTCTATCACAATCAAATGGCGCGCAATATAAACCCGATTTTGTACTTGCCGAATCTGTTTTAAATGGAATTTCAACTGGCACTAATACTTTAACAACAGCCCAAGTATCAGCCGCTTTAACTCAAGCGGGAGTAAAGGATGCTATCATTGCTCCAATTGTAATTAATGGATTAAATCTAGCTGATAAATATTCTGCTAATGGAACTAATGCGACAGTTCAAGAAATCACTGGTTGGATTAGTGCTGGTATAAATCAAGGTCTAGGCCAATAATAATTTACTTATAATACATACTAACTCTTTACGAAAGTAAGGAGTTTTTTTTGTGTAATAACTTATATGAATGGTTTTCAATCTCCATACTTTTCAGTAGCAACGGCAGATGGACATAATTTCTTTTTACTTGAAAACGCCATATATATATCAAAAAATGGTACGACTTACATCTTACCAAAAGGCGCAACATCCGATGGCGCGAGTACACCACAAGCTCTATGGTCAACTGGATTAGCTCCATTCGGAACCTACTGGAAAGCCGCCTATCTTCACGATTGTGCTTACCGCAATACTTTACTATTAGCCGATGGTAAAACACCAGCAAACTTATCTTTTGAAGATAGTAATAATCTATTAAAAGAAGCTATGGAATTATCTGGTGATGGAGATTTAACTATCTTTAATATCTATGAGGGAGTAGCTTTAGGCGGGAAAAGTTCTTTTGACAATGATAGGGCCAAGGGCGCTAAAGCCTTTATGGTAATTATATAATCTAAGTTTTCCTTTCGGCCACACATATAACATCAAAATGTGGACCACCTTGGGCAACAAGTCTAATTTCCTCTATCTTATATCCTCTTTTAATTCCCATCCCTACGGAACTATAACCAAATGTCAAAACTATACCATTGGGGCTTATAATAGAATCGGCAGCGTCTTTAATATCCTTGTAAAAAGAGCCAATTTGAGTATGTTTTTGAGTTACTTTAATTCCTATTTCTTTATAACATTCACTAATTTGGCGACATGTATATGGTGCATCTAAAATAATTAAATCAGATTTTACTCCCTGACTATATAATAACTTTAAATATTCTATAGCATCTAAATGATGTTGGGCAGAAGTATGAGGATTTATGTCATTAGTATAAGTCGCCCAATCACAATTTCGAGCAAATGGGTCAATACTTATCTTAGAGTTAGCTAAATACCTTTTAACAAATTCGGCACAAGGCTTCATTTTAAAAGTCTCATGCGACGGCATTGCCCAAGTACGAGAAAATATCATAATTTTTTATAATTTCCAACTTCTTTACAAATTATACTAAATAATTTTTTGAATTAATTCTATTCCAAATTCTTTGGCGAGTTGTTTAGCAAAATTATTATCGTATCCTTCTAATTCACAACCATAAATAACTCTTTTAACTCCTTTTTGAGCTAATTTAACCATACATTTTTCGCAGGGCATTGCGGTAACTGCTACTATCTTTGCTTCTCCAAATGTAATATTATCTAATGCGTTTTCTTCTGCATGAATAACTCTCTTACGTCTTTCATCACGATTAGACCAATCAATATCAATACCAATCGGCGCACCATTATAACCTAATATAATTGAATTATCATTTTTAATAATAACCGCACCTACTTGTATATATAAATCTTCCGAACGATAATCAGCGATGTTATAAGCTAATCTTAATGCAGTTTCTTCCCAAGACAAGCGTTTTCTTCCATTCATATCACTATCATTTAAGTATATTTCAACTTAAATAATAGCTTATTTCCAAAACCATACAGTTCTATAATTTTCTGTTTGAGCTATTTCTTTCTGATAAGGAAATTGATTTTCAAAATAATTCATTTTTACATTTCCATCAAATACACCTTTTATATAGGTCACAAAACACTCAGTCATTTTGGGTAGAAATAAATTATAAATAGCTTTCCCGCCACAAACCCAAAAATCTTCTGCTGGTAAATCTGACTCATGTTGAATAATTCTTGTTTCGCCTTTGCCGCCAGAAAAATTAATTTCTGAATAACTCCATCCATAAGGATTAAAATTAGTCATTACATAAATTTTACGATTAGGTAAACACGTCCTTCCTAATCCTTGAAATGTTTTACGACCAAAAATAACATTGTCGCCCCAAGTCTTTTCCTTAAAAAAAGATAAATCTCCATTCTGTTTTGGCCAAGGCAAATCATTATCTTTACCTATGGTTCGGGCATCATCCATTGCTATAATTCCTTTAAACATTTGTAGTCTCAATAATTTGTGAAGTTTCTTTTTGTTGAATTTCTTCTACGGTCGAATTTTCAATAATTTCAGCATCAACTACTAATTTACGGATAGTAGTTATCTTATCATTTTCTATAATAATCTCTTCAATTTGAAGATTTAAAGGAAAATTTTCTAATACCTCTTTTGGTGGCCAGCCTTTAACTACCTTAAAATGGTTCGCTGAAATTCCTTGGGTTTCTAAATCTATTTTTTTAGACCATTCAACAAGTTTTCCAAAAATACTATTTCTGGATTCTTGTGTATTTGGATAAATGACGCAAACGTTAATCATAAATTATTATTCATAGTAAGAATTTAAAAGTGAATTCCTCCGTCGCCGCCAATTTCGGTGCTTGCGTATCATCTCTGCTCTAGCCTTTTCCACTTCACTTAAATTAACATTCGCAACTCTTTTTGTGGGCGATATTGAACCTTTGGAGATATGAGATTTAAAATGTCGTTCAACTGCTTCGCCATTATTTTCAAGAGGTAATAAATATTCAACATTTCTCATATTACCCAAATTATGACGTACTTTTATAACTCAGTCAAGTAATTTATACGTTTTCCAAATAAGCTAGAACTTGGTCCTTGGAAAGGAGTTGAAGCTCGCTTTTAGGGACAGTTCCTATTAAGGCTTTATGTACGCTAACAATGGCGTTTTCTTTGTTGGCGGCAGAAATGGCGCGAACAGTTATACCTTTCCAAGAGTATAATCTGCCTGCAACGATTTTGGTATTTGAAACCGATTTCGCAAATTTGCCTGATTTATCACGATAATTATACTTATTACTCATATGTTTAATATAGATTAATTTTTACTTTTTGTCAAGAATTTTAATTACAAAGTTTCTATTGGTTCAAATTCAATAATTTTAACTGGTTTTCCTAATTGTTTAGCAATATCAATAGAATTTTGTGTTCCTTTGCTTCCGCCCTTTTTTATAAAAGGAATAACAACATCACAATTAGAAATTATAAACCAATTTCTTTTAAAGCCCGCGCCTTTATTAAATACTCCAGTTTCTAAATCGTGCCATAAAGCAGGAAATACTAAATAAGGTATACCGAAATCGGTTGCAAATTTTACCGCTAATGTATCAGCGCCTCGTGCGCCGCCTGAAACTATTAATTTTATTTTATCTCTACGTGGTGTAAGATAATCATAAAGAAGTTTTTTATCTGCAAACTCTCTACTACCAATAACCGCTATAATTTTACCATTAGGATTAGGAAATAACATTAAACTTGCTCCATTAAATCAGCGGGGGGGACGAATTCCTCCTTTACAGAATCAGGAATATAAATATCGTCGTAAACTCCATTATCCGATATGGGTACAATCATTCTTTCAATTTGAAGAATGGCGTTATTAGCGCCATCGAGATTGCCCGCAAAAAAATGTTGCCGCAATACATCCAAGGCGGATTGAAGTCCAATATTGAATGATTCTACATCTTTAATATGTTTGTTCATAGAATAAATTTATGATGGTTTTTATGATTTGTCAAGAAATTTTTCAAGCAATAGGGTCTTATAAAACTATATCTGGATAATAAAACTGTAGTTCTTTTTTTCCAATTTTTTTCCATTCTTTTACAAATTGGTAATAATTCCAAGTAACATCATGTATAGAAATCCATTCATTACCACTTAATTGCTTGACAAAAACACCATTCTTATTCTTTTTAAAAATTTTCACGTACGGCCATTCATAATACGACCGTTCATAAACGGTACCACTCCATAAATATTCACAAGAAGCATCAGAACGTAAAATTAAAGGTCTATGTTTCATTTTTGCGGCTTACTACTAAATATTTCAAAAACTAATTTTCCTGATTTAAGTTTATGCTTTAATTCAGCAAGTTCTGCGTCACTCACATAAGGATTCCCTGCCGTTGGTCGCAAAAGTCCAGCTAATTCTTTTGGATAATCGTAATAAACACAAAGTGAATTTGTTCCAACATAAACGTTGCCAAGTTGTTTTTCAACGGATTGAGAAAATGTACGAAAATTTTCTAATTCGCCTTCGGTAAATTCAAGCAACAATTTCATATAATGAAAACTAAACCAATATTAATATATTGTCAAGTTCTTTTTTAAAGAAAATTATTTTATTTTAAATTATTGTTCTAAAAATGTTCATGATCTGGATGATAAACACCTTTAATGGTCGAACATAAGGGCAATATTCTTGGAGAAGGAATTGGCCGCGCAATTTTTAAACCAATTTCATGATTGAATTTATCTCCCTTTTTTGAATTAATATCTCTATGACATGCCACTAAATTTTCCCAAGTATTTTCCCCACCTTTTGAGCGAGGTATAACGTGATCAAGTGAACGAGTTTTATTTGTCAAGGGAATGCCACTATAAACACACTTATTTCCATCCCGTTCATATATAGCGGATGGAGTAGCCTTTTGTTGTCTCATTGGCATTTTACGAAATCTTGGACATACCAAAACCGTTGGTATTCTAACGATTCTTTTAGAAGTATGAATGACTTTATCTAAATCACCCTTGCGTGGTTCTGTTAAAAGCCAAAATTCCCAATCTAAAGCATCAAAATATTTTATTTTTTCAATGATAGGTTTTCCAAATTCATCATAATTATAATAAATATCTAACGCTAAAGCTGGTGGTGAACCATCAGCGTTTTCTCCCATTAGGGCAATAAAAGCATCTTGTCCACTGCAAAAACCAAGTCTTTGATAATTTGCGTTAAGTCTTAAAACCCTTTTGTCATTTAATAAATCCATTTAAGTATTATAATCTGGTTCTATCCATTTTACTATTTCGTCATGGTGATTTTTAGAATTACAAGGATTGTCGGCACATGTTATATTTGTTGGATTAGGTTCAACTACGGCCATAAGATAGTCTTGCAGTATTTGAGGTGATCCTTTCTTAATTTCATTTAGTCGCGAAGATAAATCTCTACAAGGTGATTTATTTACTGCGTCCGACCAATTATAATTCGAGTTTAAAGGGTAAGCTTTGATTGGATCAACAACAATTAAATCTTCAGGAATTGAATCAATAGCAATTGAATTGCCTGAATTTTTTTTATCGCATAAATCTTTTGCAAATTCATAAGAACATTCTTTCCAATTACATATGGTTGTTAACCGAGAAATAGAAATTATACTCTTGTCTATAATCCATTTTTCCATATCAGTCGAATACATAAAAATATTATTCTTAACTCTACAGACTCTACGATCATTTGGATGGTAAAAATACAAATAGTCACTTCGTTTTTTAATTATTCTAGTTTTCATAATTATGTTATAAATATTTTTGTCTTAATTTATCAATTGCGTCAAAAGGAATAAGTTTCCATCCATCACTTATAAGTACTTCTTCCGATTTCCTGTTGGCAAATACTGCTGGATACCAATGATTATGTTCTTCTAAATACATATATCCACATAATGAAACATTATTCTTTGTTCTATATACAACATTAGAATCTTTATGAAAATACTTAAAGACGCTTCTTTTTATTATTTTTCTTGCTTTCATTTTCGGATAGAATAATAGGTTTTTCGTTTTCGTAAACGTGTTCAGAACTTTTATGTGATCCATAGCTACCGCACCAGCGACAATAAGTTTGTTTATTTTTTTGTTTTTTCATGTTAAATCCTTTTCGGCGTTCGCCCTTATTTCATTAAATGTATACTCCTTAATTAATTGTCCATTTTCAAAAACTGTTTGAAGAACATCAGGACGATTATCAGTAATTGGAACTGTCAAAAAATTACCATTGTCATTAACTAACTTCAAACGCCCCTTTTTACTAATTTTAGTAGTATCTCTAGGTTCCTTTTGAATATCATACCAAAGACCATTTCGCTTTTGTGCGCTACTCTTGAAAGCAAAACGTTGTGTATCACGATTAATTTTTTGAAGCAAGCCGCCGCCCATTCCAAACGTAGCAATATTTTCTACGCTAAACCCATTATCCATAACGGCTTGCAAAATTTTTTCAATTCCAATGTTATCAATTCCATCGCCCCAAAGCACACGTATCTTTGGATTAATAACCTTATAGCCTTTTTTATTGATAGTGCCGCCAAAATTGCCCCAAAGAGCATTCATAATCCAAACCATTAAACTTTCTGGAGTTGGGTGAGTTGGGTCACAACTATCAGGGCGTACAACAAATATGCCATCACGATTTAAGATTTCTTCTTTAAATATTTTTCCAACAATAATATTTACAAAATTATAAATGTCATAACTATCAGCGACAACCGACAAAATACCTTTGGGATATTGAGTTAAAAGTCTTTCAACAACATTAGCTTCGCCATTTTTACCTAAAGCTGTCATGATACTATGTTCAGTCGCGGGAACACTATAAGCAATTCCAGAAAAATCCTTTTTACCGTTATAATAATCAACTATAAATTCCATGGCTGGCACGGTATCAGTTCCCATAAAATTAACAAGGTGAGCAGCACCGCCAAATTCCGAAGATTCATCGCTACTTACACCGCGATAACCAAAATCGTGTAACATGAAATTTAAACCACCCATATTTTCAGAAGTTTTTTCAAGATAAACTCGAATAGTTTCTTTTACACTTCGCGAAAGAGTTGCTACCGTACTCGAATACCAAACATGAGTTAAAACGCTTTCTAAAGCATTTGTTAACCATCCACAATTTTGTTCGTCAGTATTTTCAACCGTCATCAAAACATTATTAGTCGGAATTTTTAATCCTTCTGGTATTGCTTTAATACGAATAGGCAAAAAACCATTATGTTTTTCTAAAATGTATTCCCAACCACTACGATTAAACATGGTATTAGTACCAAAATGCGCCAAGCATAAAGCCGCAGCCCGTTCAATTTTTGCGCGAGTAACCACTTGCCCAACCAAATACTTTTTAAGAATAGCCTGTAATCCAAAGAAAATGGTGTAGGGAAATGCGGCACCATGACGAGATTCAAAATAAGAATAAACTACTTCTGTATCTTCTGGGTATTGATTCCAGTGATTAAGTTTATAACTATCCGTTTGGAATATGATATTACTCATAATTAAAATTTAATGTATATTTAAAGGTTTGTCAAGCAAAAATTGGTTTGAATTTTTTAACATTAACGTTTTCCAAATATTCACGAATATATGGCATTAAATTAAGTTTTAACGCTTCCTCTTTTGTATACAGTTTCCAAGGACCAAGTTTTTTAGGTTCAGTATGCTTAATATTATGAAAATAAATAATGTCTTGGCCAGATTCAAAAATAAAAACCTTTTGCTTTTTATCATCTAAAACGTAACAATCTATTAAGTCTAAACCACCCTTATAAATATAAGCACCAGTTTCCTCCCAAACTTCCCTAACTGTTCCATCCAAAATGTTTTCTCCTTTATTGATTTTACCGCCAGCAACCCCATAATATCCACTAAAACTTGTAGCTTTTCTTTCAGCTAAAACAATTTTGCCGCCGCACCAAATTATACAAACTCCACATAATTGATATTCATTTTTCATATTAAACCATGTTTTATTAAACTTTCAACAATTGGCCAATGAGTTTTAACCACAATCTTTTTATAACTTCCTCTAATATAAGAAAAGTCAAACCAATCAACTTGTTCAATATCATCGCCCGCTTGAGCATAGCCAAAAATATATTCGTGCGCGAAAACAGCGGTAAGAATTTTATGTGGACTATCTTTATAACGAGGATCATCAACACGAAAACTAAAAATATATTCAGGAAAAGCGCATTCTAAATTTTTTCCAGCCTCTTCAATCCTTTCGCGTTGTGCGGCGGCTTCTAAAGAAACGTCTTTTGGATCAACAAACCCTCCAATAAATCGCCATTTATCTGCACCCTTCTTTCGTCCAAGTAACATACCTCTTGTAACACGATTAAAAATAAAAGCATCCGTAGTTTGAAATGAAGTAGGATAATCCATAAAAATAAATTATATTATACTTGTTAAGTTGTCAAACCTTTTCTTATATCACTCGAACTAATAGTTTTGGTTGGCTCATTAATTTTATCATGTTGAATTAACAAATTTTTACCACAAGAAATTTCCTTTTCAACAAATCCACCTCTTTTGAATTTAATAAACCTAACGTTTTGATTCGTAAAAAACTGTTCAAGAAAATGTAATTCAAATCCATATTTGGGATTCCAAATACGTTCCCAAGTGTCCGAACCAACAACGAAAATTAAATTAGCTTTTGGGGCATATTTTTTAATCGTATCTACTTTATCTTTCATAGTGCGAGCATTAGTTAAAATAAATTCATATCCAGCTAAATTATTGATACGATTTTCTAATTCAATAAAGTCTAGAAAACCTTTATCAGCATTATTTATAGTTAATTCTAAAAATACTGGTTGATTAGTAATTTTTTGTGCCGCCTCGACAATCTCTTTATGGGCATTATGAATAGGGTTAAATGAACCACTAAATATTACAAGTTCTTTAGTTTCAGCTAAATTGACAGTACTAATTAAATCAGTTTCGCCATTAATAAGATAACCTAAATTTTTATCTCTTTCTTCTGTAATTTTGAAACTTTCCCCATTTTCTTCATCAATATAAAACGGTTTAATATTAATGGGTTTTGCCAGAGTAACATACGCTAATACTTCAAACAACAAATTGGACACTAATTCATCTTCGCTACTACGGTTACGACGATGTTGATTTAGAATAATCTCAATAACCAATGTAAACGTATAGCAATGGGCAGCAATATACACTTTATGTTTTCTATTTTCTCTTTCATTAAATTTCGCAAGGGAGCAGGTTGCCGCTAACCCTACGGCATTTTGACGCGGGATATTAGCATTTAAACATTCCATAAACGATGATACAGCAAGCTTTCTCGCCGCCTCGGAGCTAACATAATGGTCTGGACTCCTGCCCCCTAAAAATTTATTAAAAATATTTTGATTATAAGGAATAATGGCACCAATAAAATTATTAGATGCCCCTTCTATTTTGCAAAAATCGCCCAAAAAACCTTGTCCTCCACCACTAATAGCCGCAAAAAACTTAAAAGGTGTTTCGTGAATTTTTTGAACCATTTCCCTATTCATAATTTGAAATTATCACAATTTTAATTATTGTCAAGCACTTGTTTTTATATTAATCTATATTTTGAAATTTATTGAAAGAGTTTAATAAATTAAAAATATTTTCGCGACCAACAACATTAAGTGAGTGAATATAATACTTTGGCAATTCTAAATTTTTTGACATACAATATTCAAATAAAAACTTCGCGCAATCATAGCCATTTTTTTCTTTAAAATCTTTTGTCTTTTTTTCGTCCTCGTAAGAAAGATCATGATCGAAGGATATTAGCGATGGAAGACCTTTTTGTTTGATGACTTGAACAAATTGATTATAACTACGCACAATAACCCACTCGACTAATGGTAATTTTACCCAAGTTACGTTTTTTGGCATCCTCTCGTCATCGAGAAACAAATTATACATATAAATCTATTATATTGGAATTTTATAGAATGTCAAGTATTAAGCATGGTTTATACGCTCGTTATTTGCGACTCGAAATGTATATAGAAAATAGCCGACGTTTTGTTAATTTCAATCTAACATTTATCTCATTATTTCTAATGGCCATGTACTAATAATGGCTGCTTCAACCTGTCGTCAACGGGAAACATTACCCTCGGACGTTTAGAATTAGAGCTACCTTGTGGTCAATAACGGATTTTATTCCTGCCACGGCTGTTTAGCTCCGTCGAACTTCCTCTATATTAGGGTTTTACCTAATACAGCGTTAGATTATTCTATTTGTATATTTTAGATCAAATTTTCTGAAATGTCAAGACTTTTTTATCCCTGCCCGTGACTACCAAAAGTATCTGCTAAACATTGAGAATTTATATTATTTTCTATATTTTCATCTATATCCCGTTGATTTTTAGCTAAACATTTCAATTCGCCATACACTCGTTTAGAAGCACTACTATAATTATCTTCAGTAATAGGTCCATGATCATTAATGGCGCTTATAATCGCGCCATTAATTATTTTAGTAATTTTACTTCGATTTTGTATATCAATTTTCATGTCCTTTAAAATTATATTTATATCCATAACCCTTTTCGTGTTTTCTCATTTCTGTAATAAGTCTATATTTGTCATCCTTTTGTAATTCCAAAATATGCAATTCACCATTATGAGGATTTTTCCACATTTCAAATTCTTCAATAGAAATATGTAACCAACGCATCAAAAAGACTCTATTTGTCATTCCATGACCAAAAAGTAAAATATTATTTGGATAATTTTCTTTTACAAAATCTCTATGTAGAGAACCAATAAAATCACTTACACGATCATAAACATCAGCCGCTGATTCTCCACCATGTAAACGATAAAAGAATTTTCCAAAAGATTCTCTTTCCTTTTCATTTAAAAGTTTGCCATCACGTAGTTTTCCAGAATATTCTTGCTCTCTAATTCTCGGTTCCTCTCGAAAAAATGCTAATTTTAAAGGGTTTAATTCATCTAATGTTATATCCATTGTTTGTCGCGCCCTAAAATAAGGTGAAAAATAAGCACAATAAGATTCGTTATTTATAATATGTTTTATTTTTTGTCCAGCTTCTTGAGCTTGTTTCTTACCCTTTTCAGTTAGATAAATAGCGTAATCTGGAATTTCGGAATAAATTTCTTTATTAACATTGCCTTGACTTTCGCCATGTCTGACTAATATAATCTTGTTAGGTTTCACGATTTTAAAAAAAACATATATTAAATTTTATACTTTGTCAATTAAATTCTAATTTTAACATTTCGTATTGACGTTGACGCTCTAATTTAGAATAATCCTCTTTATTAAATTTTTCTCCATGATGGTCAATAGATTTCCAAACTTTTTTGGACATTATTTTAGACACTTCATCAAAAGAAATTGGTGAAAAATTATGACAATCTACTCCTACGTCAAAACTCAAACTATGCGGATCATCTGGAAGATTTCCATGACTATGTCCGAACAAATTCCATGCTCCATGATGCGAATGATTCCAAATTTTCATAGCATAATGACACAGAGTAATATCTTGCTCGTTTATCTTTATTTCGGCATAATCACCTAAAATTTCGATTCTCTTTTTTAATTCTGGATAATTATTTATACCTTTTAAAAATTGTTTTAAAGTAGAATCATGATTGCCCCAAATTATTTTAATTTTTCCTTTTAATTTAAAAAAAAGGTCTTTGGTTTGCGCACTGTTTCCAAAAATAAAATCACCAAGAAAATAAACGATGTCATCTTCATTCACTACTTTATTCCAATTATTTACGATAGTTTCGTTCATTTCTTCGATATTAGAAAATGGACGACTAGAATATTTGATAATATTTTTATGAAAAAAATGAGCTAAGTATCCGACGTAAACCAGAATCTACTTTGATTCTGTTGTCGGACATTTTCCCTTTCTATAATGTTTTCTGCTTGCATTTTTTCCTTTATTTGTATTTGTTTGACTATGACAATTAGGACATAAAATTATCAAATTGTCAAGTCTATTTAACTTATTCTATTTATTATTTTGATAAAAAGTCCTATTAAGCATAAGGATTTTCCCAAGCATATTTTGATGTATTTTATCCTTACACCGCTCGCATATACAATAACCGTAAAAATTATCATGCCAATGATTTGTTTCTTCCAAATAACGATTGCCAGTATCAATTAACTTTTGGCGCAAATCTTTATTAAACAAAAATTTACTTACTACAATGTCAAACATAACATCATATTTGCGTTTATCCCAGTCGTCTTTGCTAATATCTATTGGAGGTAAATCTTTCCAAATCTTTTTTGATTCAGAAGGGGAACAGAAAAAAAACCTTTTTCTATGTTCTGGTGACACTTTGGCGGCCTGATAAGCATTTTCAGAATAAAGATAAATATCGCCTTCATAACAACACTTACCTTTAGAAAAGTTACTTAACCAACGATAATCAAAGAAAAATCCCTTTATTTGAGCTTCATCATGAACAAGATAACTTTTTATCTTTTCTTTCCAATCTGGAAAATCATTATACATAACGTCACTCATATTATAATATCAAAAAGGGTCAATTTCAGGCAATTTACATATATATGCTTTAATATTTTCATCATTAAAAACTGATTCAATCATACACAAAACAACTGGCCACGATCCTCCCGCATTGTGACAAGACATTTTATACGGCAATCCCAAAGTTTTACAACCATTTTTGATACAAAAATCTTTAGATAATTCAAGACAACGATAAAATGATTCATAATTTACTTGTCTTTTATTTCTTCCAAATTTATATTGATTATAGTTTAATAAACAATAATAAGGAGCAACGGAGGTTACTAATTTAACTGGTAAAATAGTCCCTAATTTATTCGCATCGCCTCTTTTAGTAAGACTATCTTGGGTAAAAACTTCTGGATATTTTTCACGGATAGCTTTTGCAATTCCCGTGCCTTGAGTACAAAAACAATTATTACTTTGAATTATAACATCAACACTAACTTCTAACAAATCTTGATTAAGAAAATCAACCATAATCAATAATAGGTTAGTTTTATTTATTTGTCAAGTAATCTTTTAAAAGATGACAGCCGTCTTCTATGCCCATAGATAGAACTAAAATCATTCCACCAAACAAGCATAACGCCCATATCCATAACAAAGCATTACTACATTCTACTTTTACACAACTCATATTTATTATTTATCTAGTTTTGAAATTTCCAACATTTATTTACACTGTCCCAATACCAATAACCAATTTCAGGTTGTTTTGGCTTATTATGGGCCAATTCTAACCATTCTTTATACCAAGGGCTATCTTCCCATGGTTCTTTCATATTAAATGAATTTATTATTATTAAATTTATTACACTTTTATTTTAATGTCAATAAATAAAAAACCCCATACCATCTTTCGATGATACGGGGTAGTCCGCCGATTATATTACCGTTCTAACAATTGAGCCAAGCATACCATTGCAGGTATCACGTCTATTTACGAAATAGAACTAGGTTCTTACGCAAGGCAAATTTTCAATAATAATTTCTTTAAGAGGTTCTTGTTGGGCATTGTTTTCGTATCCTGTTCCCAAACAGTCTCTACATTGTACTTGTTCAGCTTCCCAAGGTAAATTAGAATGAACCAATTGACCATACCAACCAAGACCATCACAAATTTTACATTTTTCCATAAATGGAGCCAAGTGTAAGTGCTGCCCTTACGTTTTATCATTACCGATGATACGTTTTTCTGTTAAACTAACAAGGCATACAATCTATCTTCTATTAACTATTTTGGTTGCTCTATTAGGATTTGCACCCAAGATATTTGATTCAGAGTCAAACGTGTTCCTACTACACCATAGAGCATGGAGTTCGCAGAGGGATTTGCACCCACCTTATCTATCTACGGTATCAGGCTTAGGAAGCTAGACCGATATACGAACAAATAATAAATTATTTAGAAGCTGGCGTCCCAACTTTAGGAGAATTAGCTTGTTCTCTTACTTTTGGATTAAAGTTTTTCCAATTACCTAAATGTCCTATATGTAAATGACATTCTTTGTCCATTAATTCACATAATGTAATTAAATTTGTTGGGTCTAATTCTTTTGCAGGATCAATATGAAACGGTTCGCAATGATGTACTTGTAAACCTTCTGTCCCACCACAAAATTTACACCAACCTTCTTTTTCTAAATGATGTTTTCTAACTGTTGGCCATTTGTCAGAACGTTTTGGCTCGCTAATTTTTTTAGTTAACTTGTGATAATAGTGTTTGATTAAGGAAATCATACACTAATTATTACACATTCACGCTAATAGCGTGAAACCAACATTAAAGTTGTCTCGTTATTTAAGTTTTTCCAGTTCCTTTACAATCTTTAATAAAGCATTTTTTTCTTTTTGTGTCATGTTACAAATGGTAGGCATATCAGGAATTGCACCCGAATCTCGCTCCTTAGAAGGGAGGACTCTATCTATTTGAGTTATATGCCCATTATCATTTCAAAATAAAAATAGACCAACCAATTAAAATTGTTGCTATTATTATGAAAGTAATTATTGCGGGCCAATCCATCAATAATACTTACACTATTCAATTTAATAAAATCGTACTTAAAATGGAGGTATCGCTTGGATTTGCACCAAGGAATAACGGGTTTGCAATCCGCTGTCTTAGCTACTCGACCACGACACCATTAATCAAAATCATCATCAAAATTACAAGAACATTCCCAAACTTTCCCACATATATTACAAGTGCGTTCATCTTTTGCTCCCCCATCGCATTTGGTAACTCGCGAATTCTCGAAACAAGAATGTGGTTTAACTTCTATTTTTTTAGTACCAGAATTTCCACCAATAGAACGAGACGATTTACATTCATTACAATCGCATGGAACTGTTTTATAAAATTTCTTTTTCATATTTTAATTATCTCCAAAATCATTTATATCAAAACCCATTTCTTCGTCACTATAACCATTTTCAAAATCCGCATCACCATCTCGCGGATCATAATTTTCCCAAATAGAATAACGTCTACTATTACTAAATCTTTTAGTAACCTGCGAGCGACTGAATTTTGGTATATTATTTACCCACGTCGCCTTGCTTCCCTTGTTTATACTATATCCTTCGTTTGACCACTCTCGAAAAGTTTTATAATACTTAAGTATTTTAAATTTTTTTTCTTTCATACTCTTCGTTTTTTTGCCAACAATCAAAACATCTTATTATACCAAAATCACACATTATCATCCACATCATAGGATATTTTTCATGACAATCATTGCATTCTTCCTCGTTTCCCTGCCAATAATAATCACCATTTTCTAAAAGCATAGGTCATATTTATATACTATTTAAAGTTTTTGGGATTGTCAAGCCATTCCTTTATTATTTCACAATGACATTTTTGTGGCACGCAAAAACAGCCCAAAGTTCTACCATTAAGTTTTAATAATTCGTTTACAAAAAATTTATCTTTTAATAAGAAATTAAACCAAATTTTATAACGTTCTATGACTTGTTCTCTTGTTCCATCTTTCCCTATTTCATATGGATTTCCAAATATACTGCCTCGTCCACAATAAACATCATATTTATTACCATTCTTAATATTCACTACGGTTGTCATAATTTTTTAATTTATAAAGACTTGCCCCATAATTTTATTTTATATTTTCCCAAGTCATAAATCCATCCAGCGCCATCTTTATAGAACCAAAAATCATTCTCATTAAAAAATAAAGCTTTGTGAATTTTACCGTCTATTTCAACTAAATCACCTTCATAAATCATTTTTCCATTACAATCTTTAATTGGAATTTTTTTCATTATTATCAAGCCGTTCAAGTCTTATCTCTTATTTCCATTAATATCTTTCCAAGATGATTTTCGCCTTTACGCGTTTTAATATCTTTACCCCACCAAACATCATGCCAATTATTCCACTCTATTATTTCCCAATTTTCAGTTAATTTTAACTTTCTATACCAATCTGTACCTTTTTTAAATTTATAGTCTAAAGCATAACGCATAACTTTCATAGATAATTCTTTATTCCAATCTACGCGCCAAGGATATTTAATACTATCTCTAATAGCTGTTTTAGAAGCAAATTATTATTTGTCAAGTTTTAAATAAATCCCATCAACTTTTTTAATTCTATTAAAGGAGTTTTCTCCCCATGCTATCAAACAACTTGGGCAATTTCCATTTCCCTTTTCTATCCCTTCGTGAGTTAAAAATTTAATTCTTTTATTTATTAAATTAATACCCGTGGCATTTTTAATATTTTGTTGCCAAGCACGAGTCTCTGATCTGACAAAACACAAAACTATAATTTCGCATCCTTTATTTGATTCTATTTTACATTTTTCAAGCCATTCATAACTTTGTGAATAAGGAAAATTAACAAAAACACTTTTATATTTTGACCAATCTTGTATTAATCCATTATCTTTTTCTGTAAAATAATTGTAAGCGGTTTGAATTATAGGGGTTCCATTTGGCAACCATCCGCAAGGATCAAGGTCAGATACGCCAATTTTATCTATAATCCATTGAGGAGTAATCCAAACATCTGTCATAGTATTATTTGGGCCTTGAGGGGTAGCAGATTGAAAAGACATATAAATGGTAGCCAAAGAGAGATTTCCACTCTCACGTCTTTCGACACTAAATTTTGAGTTTAGCGCGGCTTGTAATTACGCCATTTGGCTATTTGGAGGGGTTATTGGTATTTGCAACCAAATTCAAAGTTCGAGAAACTCTAGTCCTATCTAATTAGACGATAACCCCAATATTTATTCTAAATCTTTAAAATCTTTTTCCCAACATTCTTTGCAAATGGTGCTTATAGCAAGACTTGCACTTGCAAACCCCTTACGGGTGTAACGCTCTCGACGTTATGCGTTTTCTATTTCGCCATATAAGCATTTATTTTGGCAATTTATTAGGGTCATAACCCTCTGTCAGTAAATCATATTTGGGGACTTTTACATTTTTATTGGGTTTACAAATTTCTTTTTGTTCTTCTAGCGATGGATTATAACCAAATAATCTATCTATCGCCCAAGCCACATGTCTAACATCATAATCTTTTAATAAAGAATAACTTGCTATAATATCACACGAAAAGCTTAACAGAAAATTTATATCTTTTTGTCTTTCTATATAATCATTCATGGGAATTTTAATTTCTTTCATAATACAAATATACAATTTATCATTGTTGACAATAACCAATAGTAGCGTGCAACGGCCAATATAATTCTTTTGGCAAACCAAATTCTCCTCTTATTTGCCCAACAATATCTGTTTGGATTCTCAACCAAAAATAGCGCCCCATAAAAAACCAATCATTATCAGTATATATTTTAGACTCATATATTACTTTTACTTTTTCTCCTTGATGTTTTTTCCACGCTGAATGTTTGCGAAAATCTCCGTTGTGTTTTGCTGGTAAAATGGTGCAATGACAACCGTATAGCGGAGTAGAAACACCTTTCCAAATAAATCTCTTAACCCACCAAGAATAATAATTAGATAAAGATTGGGGAAGGGTCATAGTTATCCAACCATCTTTATCAGAATAATTTACTATTCCAATACATTCATAATATTTTTCCATTATTCTCCTTTCTTGGCTTTCGCCAGTTAAGTAAACTTATCTACCATCGTAATAAAAAGAATCTTTTTTCACAACTCTTTTATTTTTTTAATCCAATCTTGTTCTTTCCAATCTAAAGTAATCCAATAAGTCTCCTTTTCGTGTTTGGCTATTATTTTAATAATTTCTTTTTTACAGGCATTCCAACCATCTTGCGCCGTTGCCACCCTGTTAGTTTCATCAAAATTGAAATACCATTGATCAAAATTCATAAATTATTTATTAATAATCAAATGTAAAATAGGTTTTAAAATTTGTCAAGTTTTAATCTGTAAAAAATTTCATGTGGCGCTTTATCGTCAGCTACAACTGAATAATAATCCAAATTATAATAATTTAACATTTGAAGTATATTTTCTCTGATTTTTTTAGATTCCTCTTCTGTTTGATTTCTGCCAATTTGTTTATAAGGTTTTGATCGAGTTAAAAGAATATTTACATTCTCATATGAATTAAATAATTGAAATACTAAATCATCAAAATATGATACACAATCATCTTGTCTATAAACTAAGCCCAATAACAATGGAGAATCAGTAATGGCATAATCATATTTATTATTTAATAAAAATAGTTTGTGATTTTGTTTTGCAGTAATATACAACTGATCATTAAAAGTTTTTGTACGTTCTTCATGTACTAAATCTTTAGCATATTCAGTTGCTAATTCAACATGGTAGCCCGCACACTTCATTAAGAAAAATAGACCAGCAGCAGTAGTAGATTTACCCGCTCCCGCTTCTGCGAAAAGATTAATTACCTTCATAAAATATCTCCATTTTCTTTAATTTTTTCATTTTCTAGTTCGGCCAATTGCCGTCTATAAAATTCCTGTTTAACGCATTCCAAAACGCCCATTAAATCATTACCAGTTTTATATCTACGTTTATTTTTAAATAACTTCCAAATAACAGAAGAGATAACGTAGTTAATTTCTCCTACGTCAGCTTCGCAACCATCATTAGTCAACAAATTAACTAAATTATTGATTGAACTTGTATATTTGTTTCTATTTTCTGGTTTAATGTAAGGCATAACAAATATTATGCTATCTTTAGAATATTGTCAAGAAGAAATTGGTTGCGCAAGAGGGACTTCCACCCACACGTTTTTCAACACCAGAGTTTGAAACTGGCGCGGCTTGTAATTACGCCATTGCGCAAGAAGGGTTACGGAGAATCGCACTCACGATAACTAATTCGAGAAATTAGCGAATTAACTATTATTCTATAACCCCATTATTTACATAGAAATTGCACACCGTTCTAACCAATATCAACGTACTTAAACGACTTACAATAATGGTAGGTAGCATCTTCGTTTGTCACTATGTAAAATACTGCCAATGGTCGGTTCTGCCCCGTCTCCCTAAATCTTATGAAGATTTGGTCGTTCTTAACGTCACTGGCAACAATGAGAAAAAGCGACAACCCTTGAGGATTATCGTTTATGTAATCGTCACCACCCTTTCGGATGGCTTAAATTTTAAAAGTGTTTTCCAGTTTCGACTACATTATGAACTGATAACATTATTTTATGAAATTCTTTGTTTAATTTATCAGCATGCGATGGAGTTAATGTATAATTATTTTGAGCTTCTAACGCATAACTATTTAAATCTCCACTATTTTGAGATAGCTGATGCATTCTACTTTCTAAATATGGTAATGTACCAGTAGTATATGACATATATACAATTACTTAGATGATGGGGATATTTGTTTAATAGGAATTAAAGCAACTACACTAGCAAGTTTACCAAACCAATTAATTTCGTGAGAAAATTTATCAGCAAGATGATAATTAGTATAATATTTACCTAACAAGTGTAGAACTAAAATTAGTAAGGTTGGATTAACGTTTATGTTAACAAAATGAAATGCGGCGCTAATAGCAGATGGAAAGTCGGTTACAATCACGGGCGTGATGTTATTTGTTTGTCCGAAAGCACAAACAGTTAACGCCATTAAAGATACCGTAGTAAATAGAGTTTTTTTCATAATTTTATAAAATGTTTATTTATCGCTTTTGGGTAAAGGGCAGCCATGAGATTTCATACGACTTAAAATTTTACTATGAAGTTCTTCGTGACTTAATTCACCTTTATATGTTCCAATTCTATGAAGTGCAGCGTTCAAATCAGTACATTCATGACCTGGTCTAATGGGAAAAGAACGACGCTTTTTGTCTAAAAAATGTTCCTCACCCAACTTACTTCTTTCATGAGTTGATATATAGGCCGCTTCGCTTAACTCAAACTCTTTTTTTTTAGGTAATCAGTCATATCTACTTCTATATTACCTTGATAATCAACAACATTCGCCTTAGACATCTTAGACATCTTAGCTTTAGCTTTGGCGCGCTTATTTAGATTGGAAGCCATACAACTTTCATCACAAAAATGAAATGTTTTTTTAGAACTAAGAGATTTTTCTGGGTTATGGTAAGCAGTTTCGCTATCACCAGCATGATGTTTACCCATATCACTCAATTGTACAGAGATATTATTATGGTCATTAGGATAAAGTTCACCAAGACTAGCCCCGCATTCATCACAAGCTACGCAATGTTTAGCATTTGAAGTATTCATAAATTATTATAAAAGTAATTACACAAAAAAATAGATATTTTTATAATTTTATTCGATAGACATATCTAATTCAATAATACTGGCTTTAGATTTTTTCTTTTTACTTCTTCCGTTTAACATTTGACGAAGACACTCCTCGCTGCAAAGATCATATTGCTTATTTTTTTGTGTTGAATGGTCGTTTAGTGTAGCCTTAATCATTTCCCCTTTATCTTCTTTAGCATCAAGAACGCATTTACAATTATCACAAGTTTTTGTTGTTTTTGCTTGAGTTTCCATATTTTCTTTATCCTTAAGTTGTTTTAATTTATCAAAAACTGGTTTTTGGCTGGCGTCTTCTTCTGGCGTAGCTAAACCTACTTGACTTCTTAAATCCCCCTTATTTCCATCATTTTTTGCGCCTTTTTTGTCATAGGTTTGATTGACTATTTTTCTATCTTCCGTTATATCATTAACTACTTTTTTATTTTGAAGAGCATTAAAACCTCTTCTATCCAATTCTTGTTTTGTTATATTAGTATATTTAAAAGGTTCGCGCAAAAGATCAACAATACCAGTCCCAGAAGGCGTACCATCTAATTTGGCTACAGATTGACCTTGACCTTGAAGATAACTTGAAAGACATTTGGCGCTACAAAATGCGGCCATTTCACTAGCCCAACTAGGTAAAGCTTTAGAAATATCCTCTCTACTATTTTGATTATCGGTAGGAGTCAATTCCTGATGCCAATAATTTACATGAGCATTAAGTTTCGCTTTACATTGACGACATTGAGCCATGTAGATTATTACACTTACGTTCTTTGATTAACACTTTATCTTTTAAATTAAATTTGATTTTGATAATCATATTTCATTTTTGTTTATTGGCGGAAGATGTCGGTGCCGCCCCGACAGTCCCCTTTCGGGAACGGAAATTTAGCAAATTTCTACGAAAACCTAACTATTCGTGTATCTTCCAATCTGGTGACTACTTCGTGTAACGCTCACGACTTTCAATTTTTTCAGAATTGCACTTTCACTTGATTAGTTTAGTAGTCATTTAAATTTATCGCAAATATTTTTAAAATTTTCAAATCCATTTAGTTCATTCTTAAAAATTAAATTTGGAGTTACCATATCTAAACTACAAGAAATATATTTAATACCCCATTTAGTTTTAATTTTTATAACTAAACTATCATTTTCTCTTTTTATTTCTCTTATTAATAGCCAATTACAACTTCCACCAGAATATCTATTCGGACCAATTGCTTTAACATAAAATTTCATATTTCTTCCGTTGGCTCAATATTATTCGGAACCATTTCCAAATGATATTTACCGCCAGATTGTGTATCAACGTATTCATTTATCGCCATTAATAAAAAATTGAATTCTTTTTCATTAGGTATATTAAATTTTACCCAACCTTCATCTTGACATCTTCCAAATAAAAAAAATGACGCACCAAATTTCTTTGAAAAATCTACTATGGCATTTGATTCCATTGTTTCAATAAATTGAGATTTCAAATCTGCCAATTTAACAGTATCTACAGTCTCTCCATTGATAGTTTTAATTTTCATGATTTTTCCATTAACTCAATCATTTCTGCGTTAATATAGTTTTCTTTATGAGTATCAATAATTAAATTGTCTATTGTTTTTATTTCCATAAAATTACTTCGCCTCCTTGCGACACCACAAGTATTATTTTTTCTTGACCAAGCGCGATAGCTGGTGAGGTTACTAAATTAGATTGGTGCGCCACCACGGTAATACGCCGTGTTCTAAAGGGTAAGAACCTTTTGCATCATTTTAATGCTTGTAGCGCAAATTAAAAACTTTTAACAAAATGGTGCGCTCGGTGGGACTTGCGCCCACACTATTTCGGTTAAAAGCCGAATGCTTTGGCTATTTTAGCTACGAACGCTTAAATTATTATTCTTCTATCTTCATGTTTGCATATTAAACTAATTTATTATTACTTATCAATACTCTCACGGGATTTTTAGTCTTCAAATTAACATTTTTATCTTTAATAAACTTACGCTTTAAGCTTTGAATTGCCGCGCCAAGTGTATCAATTGTAAATTTTTTACGTTTTGCTGCTGCCATTTGTTCTCGTATAGATTCCGAAATTTTGCCCAAAACTAAACCATGGTCATCACCCTGCGGAATTTGGTAAACAACTGCTGAAAAATCTTTTCCAGATATTACTCCATCTACATCAAATAAAATAACACCATATTCATTTTTTTGAGTCGGAAGCTTTTCAGCGTCCTTTTGAGCTTGTTCTTCTTGAGCAACCTTTTCCAAATAATTCAATGTTACTCCAACTTCTTTGGCTGCTACTCCCGCCCGCTTCAAACCCTCCAAAACAGCTTCAATAGATACTTTAGTCATATTTAAAGATTAACAAATATTTAAAATTGTGTCAAGTATTATTTGAAAATTAATTGTTTTTTTAAAACTAAAAAAATTGGAGCTTCGTGCCAGTAACGCTCTGGCTTATCTTGGATACAAATCAAGTGCATCACTTTTTATGCTTACGAAGCAAATATTTCCAAGGACAGGTGTAGTTATTTTGTCTTTAAAACCGAAACATTGTAACTTAGCTATTTCTAGTCTGGCAACGCCAGAAACGATTCCGTCTTGGAAATTGGAGCATATGGAGAATTTTGAAATCTCGACCTTTGCATTGGAAGTGCAATACTCTGCCTCTGAGTTACATATGCATAAATGGTATTGCCGACAGGACTCGCACCTGCTAGGAGTAGTTTGAAGGACTACTTACTCGTCTCTTTGTATTCGGCAACATTAAATTATTTTCCCAATAAATCTTGGGCGTATTCGTATCCTTCCCAATTATCTACTCCTGCGGCTTCTAATGCACGCATGAATTTAGCATCTTCTAAAAGTTCCTCATATTCTTCTTTGGAAATAGTAATCGTTTCGTCCATATTAAAAATATTTAATGGTAGCCTCGAAGGGACTTGCACCCCCAACATTTCACTAATCAGGTGAACACTCTGCTAATTGAGTTACGAGGCCATTAAAACCATTAGTAGCTTCATACGGAATTGCACCGTCCAGAACGGCAATCTGCCGATTATAGGGATTATAAGTCCCCCCATGCACTTTACATCTTGAAGCCGTATCAACTCATTATAAAAATACAATGAGAAATTATTTTACCGTTTCTTAGAATACCCAATCCTTTTCTGGAAGCCATTGGATAACTATAATCAAACCAAACTAATGTATCGTTTTCTTTTTTATCTTTTAAAAAAGATTGATACTGTTCCCATCCTCTAATACTACTAGCTGTTGAATGAATAATTTTTGCTGATTCATTTTCTGCTTCCTCATTATTCTCAAAAATATGAGTAATATACTTTTCAAACATACATGGTCGGAATGGTGAGATTCGGACTCACGATCTTCTGCTCCCAAAGCAGACGCGTTACCAGCCTACGCTACATTCCGATATAACTATATTAGTGGATTCTTATTGTAATGTCAAGATTAAAATGGTAGCCCGTGCAAGTGCTGCCCTTGCTCGATTCTCCGTGTAAAGGAGGCAAACATGCTGTTGTTACTACGGGCCATTAAATTCTTTTTTTAGAACCGAAGGTTTGTGTTTGACTATGGCAGTTGGGACATAAAAATCTAAGATTTTCTAGTCTATTGTCGTTACGAATACCATTAATATGATCTAATCTAATGGTGCGCCTAGAGGGACTTGCACCCCCACGGATTTCTCCACTGCGGTCTAAACGCAGCTTGGCTTCTATTACAACATAAGCGCATTAAAATTTTTCTTATAAGAAAATGGAGAAAGAGATTTATAATCTATTTGGTATAATTGACACCATTTACGAATTGAATTGGAACTTTTTAATCCAAAACTTCTTGTAATTTCTAACATAGATTTTGTTTTTATCAATCCAATTTTCTAAGTTATTTAGAAATAATCAATAAAAATGGTAGCCTCGAAAGGACTTGCACCTTCAAAACCACGGGGTTTAAATCCGTATGATGTTCTATTCTCAAATAGGTCACGAGGCCAAAATTGGGGTATATAACGAAACTTGCATTCGTTTTGGCGGCTTCACAGGCCGCGCTCTTACTACATAGAGGATATATACCATTAAATAAATTTAAAGGGCGACGGTTTCCCGCCGCCTCCACCATTCAATTTTGTTTATGAATTGAAAAACAAAGGCAATAAAGCCTTGGTGGACGTAGAAAGATTTGCACTTTCAACTTTCAGCTTCGCAAGCTGATACTCTATCTAATTGAGTTATACGTCCATATATTTAAATTGGCGGGATATACGGAACTCGCATCCGTTAGATTTCTTTCGTGACAGGAAAGTACCTCGACTACTTCGGACTATATCCCAACTTATGTTGACAAATTTTTAATGCTAAATAAATCTTTTGGCTCCCGTTGATGGTAACGCTCCACCTTCTTACGCTCCAAAGGCGCAGGTAATGCTTCTATACGAAACGGGAATTAAAAATTTGATAAGGGACACAAAAGTATCTCTCTTTTGGTTTTAACAGGCTTCTCGCCGTTTCCAGCTTCGGACTTTATCATCTTACGAAGTAGTCCACGCGTCAAATCTTATCAAAAATGGTGGAGGTGACAGGTATCGCTCCTGCATAAAACACGTTGCAAACGTGGTGCCTTGCTTGTCGAGCCACACCCCCAATAAATTAATGGCTATTTTTCAAGGACTTCCTAAATAATTGGAAGGATTCTGACTATCTAAATAGCCTAAACCTATGATGTTTTTACCCCTTTATTTACCGCCTGTCAGAAATTATTTTTTCTTCTTTGTTTTTCTAATGCTACAACTTCATAGCAATTTGGATTTTCACAAACTAACCAAGGATAAGTATTTTCTGTGCCACAATAATCACATGCAACAGATTCGTCAATTTTTTCTGGTTTTCTACTATATTTACAAAGGTTTTTATGATTAGTAAACCATTGATTTTCTTCTTTTAATGTCATAAATGGCGGAAGTGTGAGGTTCTGCCCCCCATGCCCGTAGGCACATACGCATTTCAAGTGCGTCGTATCAACTCTGATACTTACGACTTCCATTAGATAAATTAGGCAAAAGATTTTACTGATTGTTATAATATTTTTAATTACATGGTAGTCAGTGATGGTAACGCTCCATTGACCTAACTTCTCATTTTTGTTGTAAGGACGAATTTTACAGATTCGCAATGAGGACACCGACCATTTTCTAAATTAATCACCAAACAGCCGCATCCCGAACCATCGGATGAACCTCTAAGTGGTTCTCTTAGAACTGCTTTTCGGAGTTTGGTAAAATGGAATACGCAAGACGAGTTTAACGTCTAGGCTAATTTAACATTTAAGTTAAAAGGTTCAAACGAACTTAGCGCATATAAATTAATGGCACACCCACAGGGTAACGCTCCTTGATTTTTCGTTTTGGAGACGAAATTGTTTACTTAAACATGGGTGTGTTTTTTAATTCTTGCCGTTGCCGATTTTTCTATAAGTTATTAAGGCACAAGGATTATCTAAATGGTTGCTGAACGGCGGGTCTTTATCCACTTATACGCATTTTCAGTATTCGCCTTATGAGGGCGACAAGGCTATTTTCCTTCACGCAGCATAGTGAACAATACAGAAATTAATCTATATTATCCATTTTAATCCCACTCAAGCATCACCTATTTTGTTTCTCGTTTTCGAGTAATCTTATAAATAAGAGGGATAACTATCTTTATGATTTGGCTGTAAGGGCAGGTTCCGCCCCTGCATAATTTTGCTTAACAGGCAAATTCATTACTGTTATGATACCTTACAATGAAAAGATGTCTCTCCATCATGTCAAGCTTTCTAGGTAGCTTTCCCTGCACTTTTCGTAAATAGGACATTTGCCTATCTCGTCTAAAGATAAATTAAATCGGGGCGATTCCTTTCTACGCCCAAGCATTACATCTTTTCAATTTTATTTCAGTCACTCGCCGCCGTCGCAGCAAAAAGCTATCCGTTATGTTCTATAAGTAATAGCTTACATCATAGACTTCGATTGGCCAATCTAAGTTTCTGACTACCTTATTTACTAAGATTTCATGGCAACTTAAACAGATTCTTCACCTGCTTAAAACTTTAACGATAACAGTATCGTTTTAATTCAGTCACGAAAATGGAGCGGTATGTCGGTAATGCTCCGACTTATCTTGCTTGGCAAGCAAATGCACTACTTTTGTGCTAATACCGCAAAAAAGTGGTTTTTAATAGACTTCAAGGCCACTGAAACTTTTGTAACTTACGTTACACGTCGCACAGACTCGCACAATGATGTCTTGCACGCTGTACTCAGCATGATGTTTAATGGTACATCTACGGGTCTAAACCAATCTAACATTAAAATTCTTTCAACAACACTAATCTAACATCTACTTTTTTCTTTGTCAACTACTTTTTTACTTAAAACCAAGTCTAAAACAAAAAACCCACCATTTTTTGGTGGGTTACTTATGAAACTTTAACTTTTCCCACCTTATATACTATCTAAAATTGCAACTCTATTACCTTTTGTAAAGAGACTAGGGCGCATAGTAGCGCATTCCCATTTTTGGGAAATCAATTGCGAAACTATATAATTTACTTTCATTTTCTTTACTTACATCTAATTATAGACGTTGTGAAATTATTTTCTAAATTATTTTCAACAAATTCTAATTCAATTGTTAATTTATTTTTTTTATTAGTAAAATCAACGCTGGCTTTGCTGCCTATTTTAATATCAGATTGTTTATTTAATTCAAGAAAGGTATTAAAAATCTGTTCAATGCCATATATAAATTGTTTATCATATTCATCCATAAATCATTAATTTTTTTTAAAAACCTTATATGAATTTTTATACCAATATAGCGTATACCCACAACTTTTATTAGCTGTTATAGCATAATCTCGACATTCCTCGTTAGTCCCCTGATATACCACACGATCCGTCTTATTAATATCGCATACATAATATAAAGGCACCATATCAGTACGATTTCTTGGAATAATTTTTCTTGATTTCATTTTATTAAATATGCAATGAAGCATTACCAATAAATTAATACAGGAAATGCTCTTCTGGTTTTCCCCAATTAAGCAGCAAACTTGACAATGCGCGCTGGTTGCTTTCTATCCCACGCGGCAATTTCAGTAAAAGCCGCCAAATGCCTCTCCATAGGAGAATTCTTGGGCTGTCCACTCAATTGCTTTACCTGTGTCTTCGTAAAGATACTCATATTTGATGGAGTCGTCCATCGACCATGATTCTTGTATGAAACACCGTAAACCACTCGTTTATTACTATTTGTTTTATTCATATTTAAAGTATGCCATTTATTTATTTGTTTGTCAAGATAAAATTGAATTTATCTTTAGGCGATTTGACAAATACCACTGACCGCCTTGACTTTTTGGTCTCTTAAACTCTTTAAAATCAAGAATTTCCACTTCACACCATACTCTACCATTTTTACTTAAATGAGGGGCAGATTTCTTTTTCATTGAATGCCAGCCCTTGCGAACTTGAAACCCTTTAGTTGGATGATTATGGGCCAACATCCATTGTCCAATTGGTAATTCTATGCTTTTATTGATAAAAAGCGAAGTAATTGCCTCATTTTTCTTTAATCTGAATAATTTATAAGCTTTCATGTAATTTTATAAAACAAATTAAGCCATATAAACAATAACCAACTATTCCAATCCCTATAGTAATCATTAAAATAACCAGCCATTTAGGAATATCTGGCATTTCGCCATAATCAAAATCATCATCTTCATCTTCTCCATCACTGTAATCATAAATTGGTACACCATCTATTATTCCTAGTAATTTCATATTAATTTTTTAAAAATAAAATCTGCTACACAATAGTTTTTGTGGAGAAACTTTCTTATCTCTTAAAATAACTTGCCTTGACTTCATACTTAAATTAGGTTATTTTTATTTTTGGCATAATACACCATTAATGCCCCAACTACATATTTGTTTGGGTGCGAGACTTTCCAGAAGTTCTCTTTTAAATCGTAACCATGCATTAAATGTAAAAATAGACAAACCGCCGCACTCCTCGAAATACCAGCAGCGCAATGTACAATGAAATTTTTACCCTTATGTTCTTCAATAAATTTCAAAAGCCAATACGCTTGTTCTTCTGGAATTGGATGATAAGTCGTTCCATTCATATATTTATCATCTTGAATATCGGCAAATTGCAAAGTTAGCACCTTTGGGGATTTTCTATCTAAAAGTAATGGAAATAATTGTTCGTGTTCATTATTAATAGAAACCATAACTGTATCTGGCGCAAGCTGTATGATGTCGCCCGCTTGATAGGCATTAATATTGATTGCTTTTGGCATATTATTTTTTAAATCTACTTTCATCTGCTCTCCATGCTTTTTCATTATCATTTAATCTATTATCTAATTCTTCTTGAGTTTCTGGATGTAAATGCATGTCATGGCACAACCTATTGTACGTTTTATTCCACCAATTACGAATACGTTCATTGGAATGATGATAACCTAAAATAGAAGAGGCATGAATTACATGTAAATAAAAATGTAAAGGTAAGGAGTCTTGAGATTTCATAAAATCTTTTACTACTACGTCCATCATATCTTCCCATTTGTATAAAGGATCATCTGTTAATTTTTTTTCAGTCAGATAACTTGGTCCAGTATAACTACCCCCTCCTTCTTCATATGGATTATCCAATACCCTTTTATCAAATGCTGATAATAAAACACACCTACGTAACCAACGCATTAAATTTTTCGATGGATGGTCTTTAATAACTCCATCTGCCCCACGAATTGACGAAATTAAAACTGACTGTTGCATGAAAGGTAATTCTAACACCCAATCTTGTAAAACACATTTACTCATAATTTTTTTCTCTTATATTTCATTACCAACAATATCCAAATAGTATTTGGCATAGCTAAAAACACAGCACCCCAAAATGAATAAGTTTGTCCTATGCTAAAATAATAATAAATATTCCAATATGCCCATATCAAAAAATATATACAGGCACAAAATGATATTCCTTTTACTTGTTTATCTATTGTTATTTCGACTATATTAAACCAAAAAATAAAACCAGCAGAAATTTCAAATAAACTATTTATAGTATCATAATAAATCATAATGATTTAAATTGTATCCCTCCTTCATTCAGTATGGCGTAATCTTTGTCCTTTAGCGCGCCAATTCCAATAAGTTTAGTAAAAATACCCTCAAATGTTTTTATAAAACTTTTATGATTATGACCAACTAAAACCCCGATACAATTACTACATACCACAGAATAACTATCTAAGAATTTTTCCTTAGTAATGTTATCGCTAAAACCCCATAAATCATTAGGAAAATTATGAAATGCTAAATAATAATTGCCATTAAGAAAATCTAACTTAAAACCAATAGGTAAAGACGACAAAAAATCAATGTGATATTTTTCTAAATTGTATTTTTGTAAATTTTTATTTGTTACATTACTAATAATATTCCTATCATTTTTATCCACCGCTAAAATAAAATCCTCATGGTTTCCCAATAGAGTACAAATTTTACTATTAATAAAAAAATCTATTGAAAATTTATTAAATTCTTCTCTCTGTTTCCATAAAGTAGTAATGTCTCCCAATGAGATAATCTCATTTTTTGGATATAATTCTTGTAATTTTCTTATATTTTCTAAATTACAATGACTATCAGTAATAATAATTAAAGGAAATTGCTCTACTTTTATTGTTTGTATATTCATTTACAAAAAAACAATATATTTTATTTATACTTTTGTCAAGTATTTTTTTCATCATCTGATTCTTGTGATTCAGAATCCTTCTGAGTATCAATAACTATTAATCTCCCCCCGCTAGTTTTATTAATCCATTCTGAAAGATAGGTAATAAGTTTGGTATATTCTCTAGCTCGCACTTCATCATTTTCATCTGGAATATGTAACATACTTAGTCCATTTTCTTCTTGTAGAATTAGTTTCGCGAAACCAGTAACGTTATATTTTTTACAAACATCATAGAAGTTTATGATGGATTCATATATCGCCGCATCTTTATCGTTGAGTTTATCAGTGTCAACTTCACCATTAATTAAAGGTAACTTCATATCTAATTATAAGATTTATTTATATTCTTGTCAAGTATTAATAATACCATTCTGGCAAATTTCTTTTCGTATAAATCATTAAATGACGTTTTGCCAAGCGATAATATTTTCTATAATCTTGTATGGCATCATTAGTTATTTCAATATCTTCTTTCCAATAACCAAAACATCTTGGCCAATCACTTTGTTTATCATCAGATAAATTATTTATTGGAATATTATGAGAAATCCAATCTAAATATTGGAAACATTTATGCGGTTTTCCAAAACGATATTCAAATTCACTACAAAGAGCATAAGCATGTTCTAGTGTCCAAGAAAAATTATGACGATTTTCTCTTACCCAATACGACATTGGATGATTTACAAATTTTGATTTAGATACCCAAGGCCAAGGGGCAAAATCTCCATCATCATAAGCGCAACCCATCATTTCGGTAGCTTCCAAAATAATTTTTCTAACATGACTGTCACAATTATACTGGGCAGCCTTATCTGGCATTCTATCCAATACAAAAAGATTCATATTTTCATGGGATATTTTTCTGGATTATTTCTTTGACATTCGCGCCACATAATGATTTGTTGACACTTATGTATTCCATCGCAAAAATCTGGTCCATGGCAAGGGTGCGTTTGTTCTAATTGGCAAAAAAGTTCCCAAGCATTCATTAAATGATCAGTAACTTCTTTCTCTTGTAAAAGTATTTTATTTACCATTCTATTAATTCCTTTTTTAATTTCTTAAGTTTTTTAATAATTTTTTTTACTTCATTAACTATTAAATTTAATTCTATATCATTATCTGTATGTAATTTACCAGATACAACATCTTTAATTTTATTTTGTGCTTCTAAAATAAGATTGTCAATTTTCGCCTCTAATTGTTCAATATTATGTTTCATGTGATTTCAATCCATTTGACTTTTTTAAATGAATCTAAATTTTTCCCACCCGCATACGAAATTGATGACTGAATCGCTTCTTTTATCTCTTGAAGACGTTCGGCAAAAGTAATATCAGCTTCTAAATCAATAGTTTTACCCTCGATATGTTTATTGTGTTTTTTAACCGCAAATGACGTGGAACCACGATATTGTTTCTTCCCATCAAGTATTTGGGCTGGAGAGTCAATACATGAAGCAAATAGTTTTCCACTCATAACCATCTTGGCCCCTGCCACCAAAGCTTTAGATATATCACCTATAGTTTGTATTCCGCCATCAGCAATAATAGGGAGAACATTAAAATCACAACAATTACATTCTTGAATACAACTAAACATAGGCATAGAAAAACCAGTTTGAAAACGTGTCGTACAAATTGAACCTTGCCCAACGCCAATCTTTAAAACATCTGCCCCCCATTCTTTTAAATCAATACAAGCTTGAGAAGTCATTACATTTCCAGCTATGATTTTAGTATTTGGTAAATTCTCTCTAATCCATTTTATTTGCTGTTTTACTTTAATATGATGAGCATGAGCAACGTCAATAGTAATAAAATCAACACGTAACCTTAAAGCTTTAATAGTCATTAACTCTTTCAAAGAATCTTGGTTAATACCAGTAGAAATACTAATTAATGACCATTTCTCTTTGTTGGCAATTTTAACAAAATAAACAGTATTCAAATTATCTGTTAGATTAACATCAAAACCTTTTCCAAATCTATGATAAATATAAAAATATCCATTATTTGATAAATATTTTGCTAACAATGGATTTATTACATCTAACATATTCGATGGAACTATTGGAAGTTTAAACTTAAATCCACATAATTCTACAGAAGCATCAGCGTTATCCCTAGTCTCTAATTCTGAATAATTAGCCACTAATAATACATCTTGATATGATAAATATTTCATCTTTTTAATCCTAAAATCATTAATTTATAATTTATCCATTCCGCATCAGTAAACTTTTTGCCCATAGCTTCCTCAATTTTATCTCTTTTCTTTTTATCGACACCCAATGGGTCTTCGGGTAATTCATGTAGCTTTTTTATTTTATAAATTTTATTCATTCCATGACCAAGTTAGTAACTTAAATAATCCAACAACCAAATATTGTAAAGACATTAAAATCCATAAAGGAATAAAAAATATAGCCTTAAGTATAAAATAATATGGAATATAAATGTTTTTATAAAACCAAGAATTTTTAAACTTTAGTTTTTTCTTAAAACTATTTTGAAAATTTTGTATATTTTTATTATATTCAACCTTATCTAATGATTGTAATTCAGCTAATTTAATTTCTAATATTTCTCCTTTAACAAAGGTAATAGAAAAAGTAATAGCATAATGTGATGTTCCAAAATCTATATTATCCATTAAAAGAACACTAGCATAAATAGTACCAGTTATTTCTTCTCTAACAACTTTCTGGGTGCCATCAGCTAATTCATCTAAATATAGTAGTTTTCCCACAATAGAATATTTACCTAAATGAACTGGCAAACCAAATGATTGCCAAGTAGTAGATTTCCAATCTATAGACTCTACTAAAAGTCTTAGATGTTCTGGAAAAGGAACCCCAATAGGTTCATCCCAAGATAGCAAGTTCGATGTTAATACTCTTTGAATATTCATTGATAATTTTTTGCGCTTCTAACTTCGCATAATGTAATCTACTCATAATTGATCCTAACGGAATTTTCAAAATATCTGAAGCTTCTTTATAGGATTTTTCTTGAACTAAAATTAATTCAATAATTTCCTTATGATTTTTTTTAAGTTTAGTCATCATATAATGAATAACCCTTTTATATTCTTCAATATCCTCTTTCTTTTCAAGAAAAGTTTTGGCCGTATCATTTAATATTTGGTCTAACACCGTAAGATGGTAAATGTTATCATTTTTACAGAAATCAATTTCCTCCGAAAAAGTTAAATCAGATATTTCATTTTTTTCTATTTCATTTTTATGAACAAGAAATCTAATTGTCTCATTTTTAAATATTGAAAAAAACCAATTATAAGGTTCATTAATTTTTTTAAGATTTCTTATAGATTTCCAAGCTTTTAAGCTAGTTATTTGTATAATATCTTCTAAGTCGTGATAAGATAATCTATATTGTTTCTGAATAATACATTTAGATTTTTTAAAGTTTTCTTCTAAAAATTCTTGAAATGCCTGAATATCACCGTTTTTGATTTTGTCAATCAATAAACTATTATTAGTATTTTCCATATTATCTATATTCTGTTTTTAGAAGATGCCATCTATCACTATCTATTTCTTTTGCTCCAGAATGAATATTGTTTATAACTTCTAAAATTTCATCAACATTATTGTAAATGTATTTGTGAGGTATCATACCCATAATCCATATTGGACATTTGTTTTTGCCACCTTCTATAAAAATAAAAACAGGTTTTTTTTGTCTATTAATCGTTGTCAATTCTTCTGCTGAACCCCATGAAGCTACCTGTGGATTAATTTGAACTATAAAAAAATCACTTAAATCGCATAGTCTAAGATCATCGGCACGAATCATACGCATAAATTTAGCCATTTTATCGTATTGCTCCTCTTGCATCCAGTTTTTGAAATCTTTCCTCGCTTCATCATCTTCTTCAATAGAAGAGATAAATGGCTTATGATAAGGATCGAAAAAAATTATTCCAGTCTCTTTTAAGTGTTCTTTAACATAATTTCTCCATGGTTGGCCGTTTGAGAATTCCATAGAACCAACCAAGTAACATCTTGTTCTATTTAGTGTACCTAACATATAAGAAGTATAAATTACTCTTATATAAATGTCAAGATTTTATTGAATGAACCTATATTTAGGCCAAGAAGAATCATTAGAATCAATACAAGCAATAATACGAGAAATTGCGTCGCATGATTCTACGCCAAACATTGAAGTTGGCCCCTCTATTAATTCACGCCAAATATAGTTGCCATTATAATAAATAGTCAAAAATCCATCTGGAGTTACTTTAACATCAAGATTATATTTTATATTAAACGTCACACTTACGATTTTTTTAATGTAAAGTGAAATAAAAAATAATTCTTTAATCAAGCTCAAAGTAATCATATGTATTATTTCAAATTATACTCTTTATCAATAAGTTCTTTAAGTTGTATTAAATGAAATAAAGTAAAAGATTGACCACTTAAATTAACGTTATTTTTCTTTTCCTCTTGATCTTTATGATATTCAAAAGCGATAAGAACATTCAATAATTCATTTATTTTATTTATATTATCCATGTCAAGTGTCTTAGTTGAACTACCACAAATACATGAAGCATTTATATTATTTTTACTCATTTTATTATAAAATCTATTTTAGTTTCTTTTTTCAGCTTTTCTTTATATTTTTTAGCTTGAAGCAAACCCTCTTTGTTTCTTTCAAAAGCTCCATAAATATGTCTGGTAATTTTACTTAGGATTGTGTAGAATTTTTTCTTTTTCATCTTTAATTAGCTTTCTATATTTTATCATATAATTATCCATATTTTCTTCCTCTTTATGGAGTTTTAATAATAAGGTTTCTATTTCTAATTCAACATTTTTTAATACCTCAAAATCACTAATTTCCATAGCCTTATCAAATAAAATTATTTTTTTATCTATTTGATTTTCTAACCAATCTATACTATCAAGTATTAAATTAGCCTCTCTTAACATTTCCTTTTGTAAGTCAGATTCGGGCATACTTTTATTCTATTGGAGTAGTAAATAAATACCTAAATGGGAGCCATTTTGGACTAATAAAATCAATTGGTACTGACATAACAAAAAATAACCATTCTGGAATATATTTTCGTTTAATTGCTATTAATTTATATTGCTCGCCCATAATATATAGACACAAAAAAACCCAATCTTATTCAAAAAGAATGGGTTTATTATAATCCCTAGCCTTACAATGGTGGAGATGCCGTCATTGAAGACGGGTCTTAATAACATATCAATTTAGCTCTACACGCTTGTTTATTTTTTAATTCTTATTGTATTCTAAAAATAACAAAATTAAATACAATTATATTAATTGAATTCTAAACCCCAATTAATCTAAGGTTTTTTGCTCGCATAGTTCATCTTCCAAAATATCGAGCATCTTTTGGTTGATGGAGTAGTCTTAATTAGGCTACTGCTAGTTCAGCTTGAGGCGCAAGCTTTAGGAAGCTCTTGCTAACAAGTGATTTAAGTGCTGATTTAGCATTTAATGTTTTTACTGATGTTTTAACTGGCCAACAGTAATCCAGTGCGTGCTACTTAGTCTCAATACTATTAATCGAAACCTTTCATCCCCGATATTTAAGTATTACACAAATTTACTTATTTGTCAAGAATTATATAGTTACAATACTACATTTATCTCCAGCGCAAACTATTTCTTGGCTTGGAGCAGTATTATCATCGGTTTCTTTAAGTTGCTTGTAATCAACGCTATGGAAATTATTTATAATATTTTTCCAATTTAATTCATCTTTTTCATCTACAATAGCTTCCATTGGAGCCTGTTGGTAAACTTTGTCACTACCATCTGGTAAAAATGAAATGGCGGCAAAATAATTTTTATTATTAAATATATATTTGATTACATCATTCCATTCATTATCTTTAACAATAATAGTACAACTTACATTATGTTCAATTGGTTTTTGATTAGCTTTGGTTACGCCAGATAAGACCCAATTCTCTTGAGTAGACTTAATATAATCTAAATGCTTAATAGCGCTCAAATCCTTTTTAATCATAGCTCTTGGCGAAACTTCAATTGGGAAACAGATTACATCATCAGTTTTATTAGCGGACCATACAGAGGGTTCAGATAAATGTTGATTAAATTTCTTAAAATATTTATAAATGGTTTCTAGCTTATTTACTTGTACTCGTCTAAAATATTTACGAGCGTGATGCGCGTGAATACCAGAACCAGTACCCAAAATAAGACTAGATGTTCCTTCTGGTTTAACACAAGTAATTCTGGCCGCTTGATTTATTTGAAGTTTTTGGCTCCAAATTTTATTAACTTCTATAGATAATTCGGCCATTTCTTTTTGATATTCTGGATTTAATAAAATATCAGGATTGTCCATCATGCCAGTTATGCTAACTCCTAAAAGGGATTCTTCTTTCGTTAAATCTTCCGAAACCTTAGAAAGATATGGAAAATGAGTATATCCAGCTTGTAAAGTTCCAATAATCGTGGCAGATATAACAGATTTCTTAAATTCTTCTTTAGAAGTAATTTTTCTACCATTTTGTGAGGTTAAATTACAAAATTGCACACCACAAATTCCATCTTTGGTAACTGGAATAAAACCAATCTCAAAACATGGATTAAAAAGTTGCCAAGGATGATTTCCCCATACAAAACCTGGCTCTCCAAACTGTTTAGTCCTTTCAATAATTTTCGCAAATTCCTCTTGCGTAGTTTTGTCCCTTAATAATAAAACGCTATTATTTGATCTTGCTCTTTGTGGAAATAAATGATTCCAACTTACCAAATTATTTTTTAAATCTTCAAGTTCATATTCCTTAATTTGAATTTCATATCTTGAACCTTCAAAATTAATTTTGCCCTCGTAAATTTTATTAGTAAACCCTCCAACAGTTTCCTCACCAATATGACTAAAATGAAAAACCTTATCGACCTTAAATTTAGCCTTAGCATTAATCATATCTTCATCATTTTTATCAAATATAACACTAGTAGCAGAACGTCTTACTCCGCCACTTAATGTAGCATCAGCACAATGCATGATAATATCATAAGCATCAATTGTTTTAAGTCTTGATTGATGTTTATATTCAATAACATGATCTAATAATTCCTTTATTTTTTTATGACATTGTTTCAAACCTTTATATCCAGGTGCTTTACCTCCGCTAGTTTTAAGTGATTCTCCTTCGGCGCGAATTTTACTATAATCAAATACTACTTTTCGTCCTGTTAATGGAGTATTTTTAAAAAAGGACATTAATAATACTTCAACTGAATCAGACCATCCTTCTATACTATCTGTAACTGTATAAGTTAAAATAGAACCAGTTTTATCTTTTTCATTTGCCAAAAAAGAAAGTCTGTTTAAAAAATACTTTGAAATACCTAATCCAACACCACAACCACATAATAGTAAATAAAGAACCTCCGCGAACGAACGAATAGAATCAATATGTCTTACGCAACAATTATAAATTTTTTCATTTTTAGCTTCAATAGCTTTACCACCAAATTGTAATGAACGCATTGATGGAACTACCATCTTACTTCTAACTAAATCAAAAGATTGATTAATTTCTTGTTTATCCTTATCAGATAAGAAGTAATACTTTTTCAAATGCATGTTTTCTACCCTAGAAACTGCCTCATTCCAAGATTCACGTCTTCCTAATTTTTCGTTATATCTACTATATTTACTTAAAAATATAAAATTTGATATTTCTTCCAAATAATCTACCCCAACCTTTTCAACCTCTTTATTTATTGTCATATGATAAAATTATATTACATTAGTTTTACTTAAAACGCAAGGAAAAAATCATTTATTTATAAATGAACTTTTTATGTGTATTATGGATAATGTAGAAAATTACCAAATAAAACAGATTCAGTTTTACATGCTTGTAATACTGATGATACTAAATTAGTTTTAGCGTTATTAGCCCAAAAAATCTTAAAATAATTATGCGCCGCTTCAATTCTTTGAGTTCTCTTACAAGCGCAACCAACATTAATTAAATCTCTTGCTTGTACTAAAGTTTTTAGTGCTTCATTTTGCTTTTCTAAAAAAAGACTTTCTTTTCCTAAATACCATTCTACAAAATGAAATAAGTCTGGAAATTCTTGAATATTTTTCTTTTCAATAATAGAATTATTTACTTGTTCTACTTGAAATAAATGTTCTAATTCGTTTTGTAATTTTTCAGGACTAATTGGTTCAATAATTGGTTTATTTGTTACAATTTTAGGTTTAGAAATTGAATTGTGTTTTTGTTGTTCCTGTATCCTGTTAAATATAATACTATTCATATAACTTCTTAATTATCCTTCTCAATAATGGATAAGTTACCCAAACTATGAGTATTTCATATCCTATCGTTTTCCAATTAAGATTACACAAAAAATTAAATAAAAATACTAACCAAGGAATTAAACAAGTAGAACAAGATAGCAATTTGAGAAAAAAATTATTAGGAAACAAAGATGATAACCATTCAAGATAACTCAAAGGAATTGAACCTATTTGTTTAAATTTATTATAATCATTTATTTTAAACCAATTTTTATCAATTAATCCAAGATATTCTGGTATAGCATCCGTGTCAAATAAAACATAAAGTATAACTATAATAAAACTTAAAAATTCTAATTCGTTCATATATAAATAGACAGTTATAGAAAAAAAATATTCAATGAGTTTGAATAAAAAGATGTATTTTTGTGTCTTAATAAATATGACGATTCAACAAATTGCTCGTAGATATATAAAATCGGCCACTTGTTGAGTAATAGTCCGAAAATTGGTTAGAAACGGACATCAGTTAGACGGAATCAAGTTGGTGAGAGCCAGATATTACGCATATTACTTGCGTGCCGAACTGAATAAACAACAAACTGATAAAGCATTGAATGGAACATAAAACGTTAATTCAAATTAGTCTTTTCATGTCAAAAACATGGGGTCACGTTAGTACCTTAAACTGGAAGTGACGACCGTTGGATAGTTATAAAATACATAAGATGATAGGCCAACCAGCATCTTGAACCAATACATATTTTATAAAAACCTTTTCAGGGGAGAAACTGCGTCAACACACTGTTATATATTACATATTATTAAATAATGAAAGGTGGTTTAAGAAAATCCTGAAAGGATTAATTTTTATCCGATAAAAATTGAATAAACATGTACTTTTTAATGTCTATAATATATGACTACTAAAATAACTCCTGTAATTAAAGATTCTGGTAAGAGACAAGAATTTAATACAGGTTCGAGAAGAGACACTAGAGATGGTAAAGGAAGATTTGATTTACTACCAATGTTTGCGGAAGAAGAGATAGCAAAGCATTTTGAAGGTGGAGCGATTAAGTACGGCGAAAGAAATTGGGAAAAAGGCCAACCTCTTTCAAGATATGCGGATTCAGCTAAACGTCATCTAAATAAAGCTTTGAGGGGTCAAAATGATGAACCTCATTTAACTGCGGCGGCTTGGAATTTACTCTGTTTAATTGATACAAAGAAAAGAATTGAAATAGGGCTACTTCCAAAAGAATTAGATGATTTACCTAAAGATTTACCTATAGAAGTTATTAAAAAACTTTGTAATGAAAAACAATAAACTACCAGAACAAAAAACTGATTTACAATTAATTAATTCAGTTAAGAAATACGGTGACAATGATTCATTTAATGAGATTTGTAAAAGATATGAAAATATTTTTTATAAAATATGTCAAAAGTATAATTTAGCACTCTTACTTAGTGGTATTAATATTAAAGATATTTTTGATGAAAAAAATTACGTTATTTACCGTTGTATTCTTTCTTTTAAGTCTAAAAAGAATGCTAAATTATCAACTTGGATAGGGAATTGTACTAGATATTTATGTCTGAATACAATGAATTCTGATAAATTAGTTCTTCCAATGGATAGCGACGAAATTAAAACTCGTATAGAAGAAAAACAAGCAACCACTGACTACTCTAATAATAATAAAAATTATATAGAAAATTATCATTATATATTTAATATACTAAATCAATTAAAAGATGATAGAATATGTAATATTTTTAAATATAGATATTGCGGAGATAAAAAAATGATTTGGAGTAAAGTAGCTAAAAAAATGAATTTAAGTACGCAAACTGTAGTAAATTTACATGACAAGGGCGTTAAATTAGTGAAAAGTAAAATCAATAGTAAAAATATTTCAGATATAGTTTGAATAAATACTTAAATTTAAGGTCTATTATAATATAACAAATTATGCCTACAAATACAAATACTAAAACCGATTGGAAAACTAACCGTCTCGGTGGTCTATGGAAAAACAAGTCACAAAAGGGTGATGCTTACTTAAAGGGTGGATTAAAATTCCCATTTGATGTAAAAGCTGGTCAACAGGTTGACATTATCGCCTTTTCTAATAAGGATAAGAAAACTGATTCCCAGCCAGATATTAATGTTTATTTCGCTGAATCAAGGGAAGCTACTAAACAAGTAGTTACTCAATCAGTAGAAACTAAAACTAAGGTTGTTCCTACCGAACAAACAGATAATAGTGAAGTATTCTGATATTTAGAATAGTCAAAACTGTAAGTAAAGATGGAATATTCTTTATTTACAGTCATAATAATGAATAAATTAGCCTTACATCTTCCAATTAATAGCGTTTCACTAGGCCAAGTATCCACTCTTATTTTAAAAACTCTCTTTGAAAGAGAAAAGAATGGAACAAGTGACATTGATTTATATCTTTTTGCTATTGCTAATATAGACCTTTCTTCTCAAAAAATAGAAGAAGATTTTAAAGCTTGGCTTCAATCAAAATTAGTTAAAACATTAGAAAACTATACTAAAGATATTCCAGTGTTCAAATTATGGCATCTTAATCAAAGTCTTGAATCTTATGGTTATAAACAATCATTATTAAGTTTTTATGAACTAGATAGTCCAACTAAAATTGAACTTAATATAGCTAAAAATAATAATTTAATTCTTAGTAGTGAATACGCTTGTACTGTCTTTAAATTATTTGGAGTTAATTGTAGTTATGTTCCTCTTGCTTTTGACTCTTATAATTTTACAAAATTAAATAAACAATATCATCAAGATGGTAGAATTGTATTTAATCTTTGCGGAAAATTAGAAAAAAGAAAGCATCACGCAAAAGTAATTCAATCTTGGATTAAAGCCTTTGGCAACGATAGACGTTATCATTTACAATGCGCTATTTTTAATCATTTTTTGTCTCCCGAACAAAATCACGAATTTATTAAACAAATTTTAGGAGGGGATAAACCATTTAATGTAAACTTCTTTCCTAATTTTAAAGAAAATTATATTTATAATGATTTTCTTAATAGTGGAGATATTGTTTTGGGAGTTTCTGGAGGTGAGGGGTGGGGACTTCCAGAATTCCAATCAGTAGCTATTGGAAAACATGCTGTTATTTTAGATGCTCATGCTTATAAAGGTTGGGCTAATAGTAATAACTCTGTTCTAATTAATCCTAGTGGGAAAATAGATTCTGTTGATAACATATTTTTCCGTAAAGGTGATATGTTTAATCAAGGTAATATTTTTGACTGGAATGAAGAAGAGTTTATATTTGCTTGCCGTAAAGCAATTACTAGAGTAGAAAAAGATCGAGTTAATAAATTTGGATTAGAACTTCAAACTAAATTTAATAAAGAAGATTTTGTTAATAGAATAATCGAAACCTCTATTAGATAATATATTTATTTATGACTCCCGTAATACATATTCGTAGTTTTTCAGACGATCAATATTGGTTAGATAAGATATTTAATACTAATTCGTATCGTGTTAGAGGATTTAAAAAGGAAGAAGAACGTCCTATAGTCGTAGATATTGGGGCGCATTGTGGTTATTTTACTATTACTTCATTAGCTTTGGGCGCAAAAAGAGTTTATTCTTTTGAACCATATTTAGATAATTTTAAGATGTTAATAAAAAATTTATCTGAAAATCCATTTGCTATTCCTCACCTTATATCTATTTCTAAAGATAATTCTGGATTAAAAATAGGACATCCAAAATCAGAAAAATCATTTATTAATTATTCAAATCTTCAACCAGTTGCCCCATCCAACGAAACACTTGGATATTTTTGCCCAAGTGATACTCTTTCAAAAATTTTAGACGTATATTGCGGTAAAGAAACTAGTATTGATATATTAAAAATTAATATAGGATACCAAGAAAGAGACATCCTAAAAGAAGCTAACCTAAGTAAAGTACAAAGCATTTGCGGCGAAACGGTTCTTGAACCAGAACATATCCCCACTTTCAAATCTGAAATGTTAAATAAAGGATTCATTAATTCTCATATTATATCAGTTCAAGAAGAAGATAATAAAATTTTCTTTATTTTTAGTAAAAGTGAAATAGAAAAATATTATAATATATGAAATTAACTACTTGTCTTTTTTTATGCGAAGATGATTTTGATATTAGAAAAAATCCAGTTGATATTGGTCATTTTCTTATTGATGGAACAGAAGAGCAAATTATGTGGAAATTACAAAGACAATTAGCGGCAGTTTTCGCCAAACAAAAACACCCAGATAATCATGATGATTTTACTAAAGAATTAGAAAGACAAAAAGAAAAATATAAACTCACTAATTCTTATCCGAAATAACATTATGCCACTTTATCTTTTCCAGCATCCAAAAACAGAAGAAATTAAAGAAATATTTCAAGGTATGAATGATCTTCATGAATATTCCGAAAATGGAACAAAATGGCTTCGTATTTTTACTAAACCTACAGCTTCTATAGATACTAAAATTAATCCTAATTCCGCTAATGATTTTGTCAATCACACTAAAAATAAAAACTATTCTATAGGCGACATGTGGGATATAAGTTCTGAATTAAGCGATAAAAGGGCAAAAGTATCTGGCCAAGACCCAGTAAAACAAAAAGTAATTGACGACTACGAGAAAAAGACAAAGAAACTTCATCCATCTAAAACTAGTGGTGAAGTAATAGAAATTTAATATTGACATATAAATAAAACTAATATATAATACTATTATGAAAATACAAATAAATGCTGAATTGGATGCTTCTGAAGTTTTGGGAACTGTTGCAGAACTGTTTCAAAAACAAGGAATCGCCGCAAAAACAGAAGATATTAAGGTGATTGTTTGGTCCGAGAAAACTCAAAAGTTTATTGATTTCAAGTCCGAACAGGTAAAATTTATATTTAATAAGTAATTATTAAAATATATGATTAATCTATTAGTTAGTGAATCATATGCTTTTGATTATTTATCTATATTAGAAATTAAAAAAGATAAGTTTCAGGAACAGGAAAAACATTATAAAGAATGTTACCTGTTCTTGTCTAAACAAATTGGGCACGTAAAATTTTCTTCTATTTTAAAATCTCAAGAATATCTTTCTTTAAAAGAAACTAATTTATTAATTTTTAATGGAGTGGATAAAGCTAAATTTAATTTAATTACAGCGAAGGAATTAGATAATTATAATATATTAAGATATAGGGCTAAACAAGTTTTACAAAAAAAATTCTTTCATAATTCAATTTCCGAATTTAAGACGTGAATATAAAATATAAACAAACATGTAGAATTTGTGGAAATCCTAATTTAACTGATGTAATTGATTTAGGAGAACAGTATTTTCAAGGTTCCTTTATAAAGGATGGAATTCCAAATCCACCACTCAGAAAAACTCCAAATTTAGTAGTTAGATGCGATACATCTAAATATGAAGATGCGTGTGGATTAATCCAAACGAAACATACTATTCCGCCAAGAATTCTTTATACAAATTATTGGTATCAATCTGGTATAAGTTTTACAATGAGAGAACATCTTAAATCTATTGTAAATAATGCGTTAAAGTTAACTCAATTAGAACTTGGATCAGTATTAGATATAGCTTCTAACGACAATACATTATTAAGAAATTATCCAAAAAACTTTATTAAATATGGAGTTGATCCGTCTGACATATCAGCAAAACAAACAGATGAAGATATAATTGTAATAAATGATTTGTTTCCAACTAATAAATTATGTGGAAAACAGTTTGATATTATTACATCTATTGCGTGCTATTATGATGTTGAAAATCCAACAAAATTTGCGGAAGAAATAAAAAAGATATTAACAGATAAAGGAATATGGATATTTGAAGTGGCATATTGGCCTTCTATGTTAAATAATTTGGCGTATGATAGTATAGTAAATGAACATATTATTCATTATCATTTAGCCCCATTAGAGATAATGTTAAATTCTATTGGGTTAAAAATTTTTAATGCCCAAAAGACTGATACAAATGGTGGTAGTTTAATGGTATTTGTATCTCATAAATCGTGTTTTGATTATAACAATAATGAATTTGAGAAAAACTTATCAAATATAAGAATGGAAGAATTTTGTGCGTCGCTAGATGATGAAGATACCTATAAGAAATTTAGAATGTCAGTATTAGAGCAAAAATTTACTCTAGTATCATTAATAAATAACATTAAAAAATCAGGAAAAACAATTCATATTTATGGTTCGTCTACTAAACTTAATACTATTTTAGGTTATTGTAAAATAGGACCAGAACTAATTGAATATGCAGCAGAAAGAAGTCCAGAAAAATTTGGTGCTAAAACTATTAGTGGTATTAAACTAATCTCAGAAGAAGAAAGCAGAAAAATGAAACCAGACTATTATTTAGTTGGTCCATATCATTTTAAAAAAGAAATATTAGAAAGAGAAAAGGAAACAATAAAAAATGGAACTAAGTTTATTTTCCCATTACCTATTGTAGAAATTATATAAAAAATGGAAAGTATAAATAAAACTATAGGAATTAGAGCTGAAGGTGGGGCGGGTGATATTTTATTATTTAATCGTTTTATACCAGCTATTAAAGAAAAATATCCAGATTATGACATTTATCTTTATGTCGATAGCGAAGGGAAAACTTTTCAAAAAGAATTAATTGAAATTTTATATCCTTCTTTTTATAAAGAAGTTATTGTTATACCTCATAAAAAATATAAAGAATGTTATATTTCTTCTCAATTTGGAGAAGAAAAGAGTATGGGTGTTTATGAAAATGTTCCAGATGAATGGCGCGCAAAAATTGAATCTCATGATATTTGGTATGATGGTCATATAGACTCTTTAAAATGGGTAGATTATGATTTTGATTGGTTAAGATATTATAGATTTTTTCCCAAGCCAGATTTACAAAAATTAGATACAAAAGAGGAATATGTGGCATTTCATCTTATGTCTAATACAAAAAATGACCACGGTTTAGAACGTTGGTATATAGAACGTATAGTAGAAGAAGTTAGCAAATTTATAAAATGTAAACTTATTTGTACAAATGATATAAGAAATATTTATTCTAAATTTGAAAATTATCCAAACGTTGAAATTTTAGCAGTTGGATTAAAAGAGGCTTGTTTGGCTATTTCAGCCGCAAAATTAATGTTTTCAATAGATAGTGGGTTACGTGTGATTGGATATTCCTATGGAATCCCTACCCTTTGTTTAAGTCGCCAAGTATCAGCGCCATTCCAACCTTTTCCAAGTCATCAATTAAGATGGATGCCATTTCCTGAAACATGCTTTCCTTTAAATTATGATTGTATATATATGGCTAATTTTGTTAAAAAGGTATTATCTAATAAAGCTTATATTTTAGTACCACAATTAACCCATTTTGATAATCAGGCTATTAGAAGAAATTATACAGTTTTACCTAAATCTATACTATTATAAATATAGTGAAAAAAAATAAAATTACCATAAAAACCTATCTTTTCGGTCCTAAGAAAAGTTGTGTAAATACATATCCTATTGATTGGAGAGAATGGGTAAAGAAACATCTAAAAACCAGCATACTTGATTCATTACCTTCACAATATTCAATTATTAAATCAAATTCTAAATATAATGAAGTCGTTAATAAAGATAAACAAGATATTTTAGCATCTGATTATATTTTAATTAATTTTTCTAAATGGTCTTGTAGGTCAGCTATGGTAGCCGCTTATGGTTCATTTAATAATAAGAAGGTTATTATGGTTGTACCTCGAAGTTTGGATATTGATATATGGCTGTATAACCATTGTTATTATATATGTTTTTCTTTTCAAGAAGCGATAGATTATATATATAACGATATTATAAGGAAAAATATTTATGAAACCTAAAATTTACGATTGTATTCAATTTTTTAATGAATTAGATTTATTAGAAGCTAGATTAGAATACCTTTCTCCGTATATCGACAAGTTCGTTATTGTAGAATCTACAATCAATCATTGTTCAGTTCCAAAACCACTATATTTTAGTGATAATAAAAATCGTTTTTCTACTTATCTTGATAAAATAATTCATGTAGTTGTAACGGATTGTCCCCCTTTAAATGGTGACGTTTTTACTATTGATAATTACTTACGCAATTCTATAGTTAAGGGATTAAATAATGTATATGAAAATGATATTGTATTAATTTCTGATTTGGATGAAATTCCTCACCATCAATGGTTTGAGTACTTATTAAGTAATCATTTTAAACATGGAAATGCTTTAGCTTTTTCACACGTTCACCATGTTTATTGGATGAATATAGTTTCATTATTTCATACTTTTCCTGGTACAATAGCTGTAAAAAAAAGTACATTAAATCAATTTAATCCACAATTTTTTAGAACTAGGAAAGACCAATTACCTAGATTAACTATGGGTGGTTGGCATTTAAGTTACATGGGTGGTGTAGAATCTATTAGACATAAGTTTTTAAATGCAGGAGAAACGTTAAATAAATCCGAAATTCCTAATGAAGAAGTTTTAAGGGAAGTATTAAAAAAACGTCTAAAAGAAGGGCAATTTAATATACGCCATAATACCGACCATCCTGTAACTTTTATCACTAACCCATATTTACCTACCAGTATTACTAAAGAAAAATATCCTCAGTTTTTTATTAATAGTTTGGATAATATTTAAATTATGAATATCTTACAAAATCTAACACAACCCGTAAAAACTAAAGATAAATTAATACGCGTAGGACATAAGCGTGATGGTGGTTATATCATTAACCTAGAAACTATTAATCAATGTAAAAGATGTTATAGTTATGGAATAGATAATGAAATTTCTTTTGAACGACATTTAAAGAGATTAAATCCACATGTTAAAATACATGGTTATGACCATACTATTCAATTATCTAATCAAATAAATACTTTTCAATTTCATCAAGAAGGATTATCTGGTCAGCAAGGGCGTTGTACAAATACTTTTTTTAATCATATAAAACAGAACAAAGATAATAAACTTTTATCAAACACTATTCTTAAAATTGATGCAGAGGGAGCGGAGTATGATTTTTTTTATCATAGTAAACAAATTCAACTTTTAGAATTAAGATGTATGATTGTAGAATTTCATAATATTAATACTCGATTAAATGAATTTTTAAGCATTTTGAAAGAATTAAGAAAAATATTTGATATTATTCATGTCCATGGTAATACTTCAAGATTTTCTTTAGATTATAATGGCTTTGAATTCCCTGATACTCCAGAAATAACTTTTTTAAATAGAACCTACACAGTAGGACATTCTCCGTTGAAAATTAAGTATCCTATAAATGGATTAGATTTTCCTAATGAACCGCAAGATACATTAATTAAAATAGACTATTTATAGTAAACATATACAATAAAGTATAATATATTAATTATGAACATCATTTATTACGACCAAAGACCTAGATTACATGTAGCTCAAGAATTGTCAGAGGGTGAAGATAAACTAGCTAGATTAATGCAAGAAAAATTTGGAGTTAAAACTATTTTTTCAGTAGGAGCACAAAAAGATTTTGACTTTTGTAAAATTTTCAAAGACCAAGATGTTCATCTATTTGAACCTAATAAATTTGCTTTTAAGGAACTTATTAATAACGATGACTTAATTAATAATCCAAATATCCATTTAAATTTCTTTGGGATTAATGATAAAGAAGGATATTTTACTTATTATTATAATGGAGAATCCATTTATAATCACGATGGAAAAGACCAAAAAGACGTTATATTTTTAACTACTCTTAAGAAGTATATGGATTCAAGAAATATATCTAATATTGATTTTATTAAAATTGATGTAGAAGGTCTTGAATATGAAGTAATTAAAAGTTCAGAAGATTATTTAGATAAAATAGAATTTATACAATTTGAATATGGAGAAAGGTATCCTTTAGCTGGTAAAACTTTAGGAAATATGTATGATTTGTTACAGGGGAGATATATATATAATGTTGAAAAAGATGTATTAAGATATGCTGAATATCCAGTAGAACATTTTCACCATAGTAACTATTTAGCATCAAAAATTAAACTTTAATATGAAATTAGATGAAATTAAAAATTATATAAGAAATTTACCATATCAAAGCAGAGCAGAATCCTTTCTTAAATTATTCGATAATATTTATAAAAGATTTGGAGATAAACCTATTATAATGTTAGAAACTGGTACAACTAGGGGTAAAAATATTAATGATATTAATGGTGGAGGGGGTAGTACAATAGTTTTTGGAAAATGGTGCGAATTAACTAATTCAAAATTAATTACAGTTGATATTAACTCTGAAAGTATAAATGATTGTAAAAACTCTACAAAACAATTTTCTAATCATATAGAATACATAGAGCAAGATTCCGTAGCGTATCTTCGTAATTTTGAAAAACCTGTAGATTTTTTATATTTGGATAGTATGGATACTTCTGATTATAATAAAAATATAATAGAAGAAGCATGTAGACATCAATTAAAAGAAATTCAAAATATCATTTTTAATTTACATGAAAATTCATTAATTTTATTAGATGATATTAAAAATTCAGAATTTAAAGGAGGTAAAAGCGAATATAGTATACCCTTTTTATTAGCTTGCGGATATAAACCTATTTATTATCATCCAACATGTTGTCAGTTATTATTAGGTAAATAAAATGGATACAACAATAGTTATTCAAGGACCAACAAATTATTATAAAGAAGTTTTAAAAAATCTCTCTAGTAATCAACAATATGTTTGGTCAACATGGGATAACGAACCAGATGAAAATTTAAATCAGATTAGTAAAGAAATACCATTAATTATTACGTCTAAACCTAATAACGTTGGGACTTCTAATATAAATTTACAATGTACCTCTTCTTTTAATGGGATTAAACAATCTAATACGCAATTTATTTTTAAAACACGAAGTGATATGGTATTTGATAATATTGATAAATTATTAGAAATAATTAGTAAAAATAACAAAACTTTATCTTTTATACATTATGGTATGTATATGAATTACCGTCAAGTATGCGATTGGTTTTCTTTTGGAAATTTAGAAAATTCAAAAATATTTTGGAATTATAAATCAAAAGATAATCATTATCCTCCACCAGAAACTAGACTGACTAATAATTATATAGAAAAATCCAAAGAAACTTTTGAAAATTTTAATTTCTTTAATCATTTAACTAAAGAATTTGATATATATTGGATTAAAAAGAATTTACAATTATCTAATTTTTATAAAAATGGAGCTGGTTCAGATGTTCGACCAAAAATTTATGAATAAAATTAATATAGTAATACCTATGGCTGGAATTGGGAAAAGATTTTCCGATTGTGGTTATACATTACCCAAACCCCTTCTTTCATTAGGAAAATATTCAATGATTGAATGCGTTATAAAAAATTTATTTGACAAGCAAATGGGGTTTAATAAGTCGTTCTATTTTACCTTTATCGTTAATATTAAACAATTAAATGAAAATGACATTTTCAAAGTAATTAATAAACAATTACCAAGAGATTTTTTTCAAATAATACCTATAGATTACCTTCCTCAAGGACCAGCAGATTCAGCATTAATTGGTGCTATAAAAACAGATATTGAATCTCCCCTTATAATAACAAATTGTGATCAAATTATAGAAGATTGGAATTATGATATTTTTGAACATTTTTGCGAAACTAATAATGCTGATGGAGTATTAGGCACTTTTCATTCTTGTAGCCCAAAAAATAGTTATATTAAATTAAGCGATAATAATGAAATAATAGATATTAAAGAAAAACGAGTTATCAGTAATATTGCTACAAATGGTTTTCATTGGTGGAAAAAAGGGTTATATTTTATTGAATCATTTAATCAAATGAAAAGAAACGAAGATACAGTAAATGGAGAATATTATGTAGCGCCATCTTATAATTATATGATCCAAAGGGGTATGAAAGTATTGCCATTTTCATTTAACATGCATTATCCTATTGGAACACCAATTGATTATGAATATTACAAAAAACTTAGAAATCTATAATGAAAATTTTTAGACAAAAAAAATGGAAGGGTGGTTGGTTTTGTGGTTCTTTTAAAAAAACCGCATTTCATTCTAATGATTTTGAAGTTTGCTTTAAGAAACATAAAAAAGGTGAAATTTGGCCAAAACACTATCATAAAATAGCTACAGAGGTTAATTATTTAATAAAGGGAAAAATGATAATACAAAATCAGACTCTAAATTCTGGTGACGTGTTTATTTTAAAACCTTTAGATATAGCTGACCCTATATTTTTGAAAGATTGCGAACTTATAGTTATTAAGACTCCTAGTATTAAAAATGACAAATATGAAGTATGATAAACATATTCTATCAAAATGTAAATCTAAATGTTCTTAAAAATTATTATGTAGTTTGGTATTATTTAGAAAGTAAAACTACATTAAAAGATGCTGCTTGGAATTTAGCTATTGGTCAATCAGTAGGCAATCCACATAATCGTTCTGAATTTGAAACTGATGAATTATTTAAGGATCATTCTTGTTTAATATTAGAAGACCCTGATAAATTAAGCGAACTTAAAAAAGGTAATGTTTTTATAGCGTTTCCAGAAAAAAATATTAACTTTAGAGAAGACGGAATATCTTCACTTCTTGTTCAAATTATGGGTGGCCAATGTGATATTGATGTAATTACAAAATGCGTAGTTAAACAGGTCATATTTACTCCATCTATGTTATTAGAATTAAAACGTCCATATTTTGGTATAGATGGTATGAGAAAATTTTGTAATGTAGCAAAAGATAAAGTTTTATTTGGTGGTATTGTGAAACCTAAAGTTGGACTTTCTCCAGAAAAACATTTAGATTTAGTCAAACAATTTATTGATAATGGTTGTAATTTTATTAAAGAAGATGAAATTTTATCTAATCAAGCATTTTGTCCAATTGAAAAGAGAATACCTTTAGTAGCTAATTATATCAGAAATACAAATGCTAAAGTTTTTTATTGTGCTTCACTTCAAGCAGATGCTCATAAAATATTAAATTATTCTAAAAAAGTCTCTGAATTAGGTGGAAACGGTATCCATGTCAATTTTCATTGCGGTATGGGAATTTATAAATCTATAAGAGAAATGAATTTACCACTTTTAATGCATTTTCAAAAAAGTGGAGATAAAATTCTTAATTGTTCAGATCATAGGTATCATATAGAACCTTCTGTTTTATTTCAATTAGCTGCTTTAAGTGGTTGTGATACTTTACATGTTGGTATGATTGGTGGTTATATGGATAACGATACTCAAGAACTTAAAACGATTATTAAAAATTTGAATGAAATTGGTAGTGTTCCAGCATTAAGTTGCGGAATGCACCCAGGTTTAATAGATTATATTACAAATATTCTTGGTCATTGTGATTGGATGGCAAATGTAGGAGGAGCTATTACATCGCATCCTATGGGGACATCAGCTGGAGTAAAAGCAATGGCTCAAGCAATTAATAAAAATTATGATAAAGAATACGAGTCAGCTATTGAAAAATGGGGTAAATTAATATGATTAACTTATCTGAAATTTGTAATAATATAAAATTTACTCCTAAACACGTTATTGAAGTTGGAGTAGCAGAACCTTGGAATTCTCATGTGAAAGAATTTTTCTTTTCCTGCCCTAAAATACAAATGTTTGAGCCTAATCCTAAATATTATAAAATGTTAGTAGAATGGTATTCTGGATTATCAAATCTTACAATTCATAATTTAGCTGTAGCTAATACTAATGATAAAATAGGGTTTTATACTGATGCTACAAGTATTAAAGATGTTCCATATAATACTGCTGATAAAATGGTACCAAATTATTCAAGAAGTCAAGATAATTTAATAGAAGTACAAGCATGTACTATTGATAATTTTGATGACAATAATATTGATATAATTGCAATAGATACTGAAGGTTCAGAATGGTTCACATTAAAACATATGATAAGTCGTCCTAAAATTGTATGTGTTGAAACTCATGGAACTAATTATATAAATCCATTTATTACTGAAATATTGAATTGGATGAAAGAAAATAATTATCAAAAATATAGTCAAGATAATAGCGATACAGTTTTTATTAAAATATGATACTAATAAGCCATAGAGGTAATTTATATGGACCAAATCCTAAAATGGAAAATTTTCCATTACAGATTTTAAAAGTATTATATTTAGGATTAGAATGTGAAATTGACATATGGTATATAAATAACAAATATTACTTGGGACATGATTTTCCTAATTATTCAATAGAAGAAAAATTTTTAGAACATAATAAATTGTGGTGTCATGCTAAAAATATACAAGCACTTCAAAAAATGATAAAAAATAATAAAATACACTGTTTTTGGCACGAAAATGACAAAGTAACTTTAACAAGTAAAAGTTATATTTGGAGTTTTCCATCTAACAAAGTTATTAAAGATAGTATTGCAGTTTTACCAGAGCTATATAATACTAATATAAGTGAATGTACTGGAATATGTAGTGATTTTTGTTATAATTATGTATAATTAATAACATAGAAAATAATTTATAATAAAATGAATAATATCGCTTTAATTACTGGAGCCAATGGCATGGACGCGAAGACTTTATCTCACTTTCTATTGAGCAAAAACTATAAAGTTATTTTAACATATAGAAGAAATTCTTTTTGGGATGAACAAAAAATTAAAGAATTATTTCAAGATGATTTAATTAAATACCCCTTTTCTGAATTATATTTAGAAGTATGCGATATTTCTTGTCAAAATAGCGTGAATGAATGTATTAAATCGGTTATTAAAAGACATAGTAGAATTGATGAATTATATTTATTAGCCGCTAATAGTCACGTCGGAGAATCATTTAAGAATAAAGAACTTCCAATTATTGTTAATGGTCAAAGTGTTTATTACTTTTTAGAATGTTTAAAAAATTATAGTCCAAAAACTAGAACTTATTTTGCCGCTACAAGTGAGTTAGTAGGAGGAATTGATAGTGGTATGTTTAATGAAGATTTCGTTTGGAATCCTCGTTCTCCTTATGCTATAGGTAAAGCATTGGGTGCAAGATGGATAAATTTTTATAGAGATTCATTAGATAGCGGTATGTATTGTTGTTTTGGTATTTTATTTAATCATTCTAATACTTATCGTTCCAAAGACTTTGTATCAAGAAAAATTACTAATACAGCCGCTAAAATTGCTTTGGGTAAAGAACACGAATTAAAATTAGGACATTTAGAGTGGGCTAGAGATGAACATTTTAGTGATTTTGGTTGCGAAATGATGTGGACCCTATTACAAAGAGAAAAACCAGATAATTTTGTTATAGGAAATGGAGTTACTCATTGGGGAGAGGAATTTGTAAATGAGGCATTTAATTATTTTAATCTTGATTGGAAAAAATATGTTAAATTTGATGATTCATTAAAACGTCCTAATGAAGTTGTGCGCCTTATTGCTGATTCAACAAAGGCTCAAAAGGAACTTGGATGGCGTCCAAATCGTATGCCATTTAAAGATCATATTAAACTTATGTGTAAATTTGACCTAGAACTTGAAAGTGGAAAAATTCCAGTAAGACCTGACGTTTTCAAATTATATCCTTAATATTCCTACTTGACAAAATCATAAATATAAATTATACTAATTTGAGTGAGAAAAATTAGTGATAATCAAAAGATCATTGAAAAATTTATATCTCCATCAGACGTAAAAGATAAGTATTTTTTTGGTAGAGAATGTACTTTAGCTAAACGTCTAATACAAGAATATGGTATAGATTTTTTATTATGGGTTCCTTTGCCAGATCAAAGGAAAATAAGTAGTCTGCTTTGGTTATCGGATGACCTTGGAAAAAGATATTTATCTTCTTATTTATTACAATATAAAATAGAAAAAACTGATTTATCTCCCAAAATAGAACAAATTGCTCTTTTTACAGAAAAAATTGGAAAAGATGTAATAATAAAAAAAGAGCCAAAAACTCTAATAGATTTTATAAATTTATATGTCAAAAAATAAAGAACAAGATAATGGGGAAGCTACCAAAGGAACTCTCGATGCTCTCCTAAATAAATATAAGGATGATCATTTCAATTTTATTGAAAATCACCCAGTTAAAGTATCAACTGGTTCTCTTAACTTAGATCAAGAGATAGTTTTAACTGAAGGAATTCATAGATTCGTTGGATATAGTGGTGCTGGAAAATCATCCGAAGCTCTTCTAATCATGAAGAACTTTTTAGATATTAAAAATGAAAAACGTAAAGCTATTTTAGTAAAGGCAGAGGGTAGATTATCAGACAATATTAAAGCAAGGTCGGGCGTTAAATTTTGTTTCGATGCTAAACAATGGAATTATGGAACATGTTTTGTTCTTGAATCCAATTTAATGGAATTTATTTGCGAAACACTTGAAACTATAGTCAAACAATCTTATACGGAAGGGGAAAGGTTACTCGTCGTTATTGATAGCGTAGATGGTCTTAGACTAAAAGCCGATGAAAAAAAAGGGTTTGGAGAAGAGAAAGTTGCTGGCGCTCCAGGACTTATGAAAAGATTTTTGTCTAAAATGTCATTACCTCTTCAAAAATATGGGGTTGTTTGTATATGTCTATCTCAAGTATCTAGTAATATCAAAATTGATCCATATTCAAAAGAAGCTCCAAAGATGACTTCTGGTGGGGGAGGTTGGGCATTAGTTCATTTTGCTAATTATATTCTTGAATTTGAAGCTCGTTATAATGGTGATAACATATTGGAAGACCCAAAAGCTAAATATGATCCTGAAAAAAATAAAATCGTAGGTCATTGGGCGACTGTCACGATTAAAAAAAGTGATAAAGAAAATGAATTTACTAAGGTTAAGTATCCTATTAAGCATGGTCGTTTAGGTGGTAATTCTATTTGGATTGAATATGAAATTATTGATATTTTATTAGGTTGGAGTCTTCTTAAGAAAGCTGGAGCTTGGCTTAATTTTTCGCCCACTCTTATTGAAGAAGCTAAATCTTCTGGTATTACAATTGAACCTCAACATCAAGGTATTGATAATCTTCGCAAATATTTAGAAGATAATCAAAATATTACTGAATATTTATTTAATAGATTTAAAGAAGTGTTAGGAAAGTAATGAGATTATATAATGTAAATGGAAGGTTAGTAAATAAAAACGTCTCTAGTTATGTAATTAATTGGGATGGTAAATCTCGTTCCAATATTCAATTTCAAGTTAAACAATTTTTGAAACCTTATTGGCATAACATGATAATGTATGAAGAATTTCCAGTTTATGGGTCCTTATTAAAGGTAGACCTGTTAAATGCTACATTAAAAATTGCTATTGAAGTTCACGGTCCCCAACACGAACAACTTCATTTCTTTCATAATGGTAAAAAAGCTAATTTTATAGCTTCAATTAAAAACGACTTCAAAAAACAAGATTGGTTGGAAAAAAATAATTTTCAACTTGTAGAAATTTATGATTATGAAATAAGTTCTATATGTTGTGATTTTTTTAAGAATAAATTCAATATTACATTATAATATAAGTGTAAATAACTATATATGGATCAAGAATCCAATAATGGTAGGATGCCTATAGAGGTGTTAAATCAACTTAATGAGTATACTGTTGGGGGTTTTATTCTATTTTATTTTAATTCTAAAGAGGGTTCCCCAGAACATGTTATGAGTTTTGATACAACAGTTCATTCATTAGCAATGCAAAACTATTTAAATAACTGTGTTGATGCTTTACGCCAACTAAATATAGAAAACGCTAAAAATCAATTAAATTCCTATCAAAATCCACCTGACGAATCTGATGAATCAAATGAAGAAGAATAATAACTTGACAAAATATTAAGCATATCTTATCATAAGATATGTCATTAAAATCTATTCAGGTGGAAAAACATGTGTTAGGGGGATTAATTCAAAATCCACAAGTTTTTTCTGATATTGAAAGGTTTGTATCTGAATATGATTTTACCGCTGAACCTCATAATGTTATTTTCTCTTGTATCAAATCCTTTTCGTTAAAAAATAAAAAAATAGATAAAGTATTACTAGCTCAAGAGATTAAAAATTTAGGTATATCATTTAAAGATGATATTAATATTTTTGATTATATTGATTCTATTTCTTTTACCCCAATTACTTCCGATGCCACCATTCAAGCTTGTCAAGAATTAGTCAAACTTAGAGTTTTAAGAGATATTGATTTAGTTTGTCAAGATATTCAAAATCACGTTAAAAAATCAGTTCCTCAAGACCTTTCTAAAACAATTACAGAAATTGATGGTATTTATGCGAATAAGTTAAATAACTACTCAATTGATATAGGAGAGCAGCATCTTTTCTCTGGTTTATCTGATTTGGCAGAAGAACTTGGTAATAACCCTATTGAGGAAGTTGGTATCTCAACCCAATTTCCAGAGTTTAATCGCCTTTATGGAGGTTTACGCCCCAAGAACCTTTATATTATTGCTTCACGCGCCAAGGCGGGCAAAAGTACTTTGTTGAGCGAAATTTCATCTGAAATGAGTCGTATTCATAAAATGCCAGTTCTAATCTTAGATACAGAAATGTCAACTAGAGAAATTCAGTTTAGAACTATTGCTGCGAAGAGTGGAGTTGGTTTATGGTATATTGAAACGGGTAATTGGAGAAAAAATAAAGAATTTACAGAAAAAGTTAGACAAGCACTTAAAACTATTGACCAAGAGTATAATGTTGACCATTATTTTATTGGTAATAAGAAAATTGAAGAAGTTATTGCCATTGCTAGACGTTGGTATCTAAAAAAAGTAAAGCGTGGTGGCAAATGCCTAATTTGCTTTGACTATATTAAAATGATGGATAAATTATCATATAATCAACAAGAATATCAGTTAATGGGTGACAAAGTTGATGCGCTTAAAAAATTAGCGGAAGAACTAGATTGCCCAATTTTAACCGCCGTTCAATCTAATAGAAGTGGTATTACCAATAATCGCGAAATATCAGAATTGGTTGATGACGAAAGCTCTATTGGTATTTCTGATCGTATTACATGGTATGCTTCTTATGTTGGTATTTTACGTCGAAAAGTATCAGAAGAAATTATTTTAGATACTCCTAGTAGCGGAACTCATAAATTAATTGAAGCTGTTTCTCGTTGGCAGGGCAGAGATGCTGCTGGCCATCAAGATTTAATTTTAAGAAAATTTCCAGATAAGAAAACTAAATATGTTAAAAATTATATTAATTTAAATTTTGATAATTTTAGAGTTGAAGAAAAGGGTAGCTTAAAGGATAGTATTATTAGACAAAACGCCCAATTTAAAATTATTGATGCCGACAAGGAAGAAGATACTATTTTAGAATAAAATGAATAACATACAAACAGTTTTAGAAAAACTTGGATATGTCCTTAAGGATATGGGAAACGAATGGAGAACAAAGCCATTATATAGAGAATCGGATAATAATAGTGTAGTTTCGATTCAAAAAAAAACAGGCTTATATTATGATTTCGCTGATAGAACTGGTGGAAACTTAAAAGATTTAGTTAAAAGAACTTTAAAGCTTACTTCATGTGAAGATGCGGAAAAAATTTTATTAGAAAACTCTATTGATTTAGAAAAAAAAGATACAAAATACGTTTCTTTTATTACAATGCAAACAACTTTTGACAAAAATATGTTGTTAAGATTAATAAAACAACATGATTATTGGATAAAGAGAGGAATATCATCAAATGTCCTTGAACAATTTAAGGGTGGTATCACTTTTAATGGATCAATGACTAATCGTTACGTTTTCCCTATCTTTAATTCTAAAGATGAATTAGTCGGATTTGCTGGAAGACTTCTCAAAGATAATCCAGATTTTCCTAAATGGAAGTTAATTGGGCAGAAATCTCATTGGTTATATCCATTACATATTAACAAACAAGATATTGTCAAGAAGAAAAGCGTTATATTAGTTGAATCTATTGGGGATATGCTTGCTCTTTTTGAATGTGGCGTTAGGAATGTGTTAGTTATATTTGGGGTTGATTTAAGCGAAAAAATGATTGAGTTTCTATTAAAAATGGATATGCAAAAGATTACGGTTGCCTTAAACGATGACCAAGGTAACGGTATGGTTGGAAACGACGCTGCCCTCGAAATTAAAGAGAAGCTATGTAATTATTTTGATGAGAATCAAATTGACATTACTACGCCAGAGCATAAAGACTTTAACGAATGGTTAAAGAATGATAGGGCTGGATTAGAAAACTTTTTACAAAAATTTAAATGAAAATGGAGCGTAAAAAGGTAAATTCAAGTGTAATTAAAGATATGGTAATATACAAAATAATCAATCAAATTAATAACAAGATTTATATCGGAAGAACCTCTGCAAAAAATCCATTAAGAAGATGGACTGAACACAAAAGCAAGGCGCGCAAAGGGCCACGAACCCCAATAGAGTATGCTATAAAAAAATATGGTAATAAAAATTTTTCTTTTATTATTATTGATGAAAATGTTACTAATTTAAATTGTGCCGAAAAGGAGTCGTTTTATATAAAAGAATATAAATGTATATCTCCAAATGGATATAATTTAGAATTATATCAACCATTCTTTGAAAGAAGCCCGAAATCTAAAAGAAAATCTTCCAAACACCAACAATTAACAAGAAGAAATTCAAACAAAAAATATATTGGCGTGTTTAAATCTAGGCAGAAAAGATACTATTCAGAAATATGTTGTATGGGAAAAAAATATACTAAAACATTTAATTCTGAAATTAAAGCAGCCATTATGTATGACAAATTAGCTTTATTTTTATTTGGAAATAGAGCGTTAATTAATTTTGAAATAAAAAGAAATAAATGGATACAAAATAAATTTTTATTTAAGAAAACTATAAATTCTTTATATAAGTTTGTCCCTGAATATGAGCGTAACATTTATTTTTGTAAGAAAAGGTTATCATGGAGAGTCCGACTTACTTTAAACAAAAAAACAATATATTTAGGACAATTCAAAACTCTTAAAGAGGCTATTAGTTATAAAAAACAATATTTAAATCAATATGGAAAATAAATCAATAGAACATATACCATTATCAGCTTCGCGCATAAAAACATTTGAAAATTGTTCATATATATATTATTCAAACTATATTTTAAAAGCGCCGCAGTCATCAAATAATGGCGCGAATAAGGGTAGTTGCGTCCACGATGTCCTTGAATTTCTATTAGAGCCAAAGAATAAAGATGAATATGATAAAATAATTGCCTCCAATTCTATTTCGTCTTCCGAGGTTATTAAAAAATTAATTGAAGAATCAATAGTTAAATTAAAATTACCAAATAAATTAAATGAATCATTTAATCATATAGATAAAATGGTTTTAGTTGCTTTAAAACACGACTTTTTTGTAGATGGAGGTAAATTAATTGGAATAGAACACGCATTTGATTATGTTAATGAAAATCCACCCTTTCGTCTTAAAGGATTTCTTGATAAAATTCATAAGAAAGGCAAAAATATTCTTATCCACGACTATAAATCATCAAAGAAAAAATACGAAGGAGAAGAAATTACGGCAAATATTCAGGCATTTTCTTATGCTTTAATAGCTACAAAACTATGGCCAAAATTAAAACCAATTGTTCGTTTTATTTTTTTACAATTTCCAGAAGACCCAATTATAGAAACCCCCTTTAATGAAAACATTGCAAGTGGATTTCAAGAATATTTGGGTTTTATTCAAAAAAAGATAAATTCTTTTACAAAAGAAGATGCTACGTCTAATATGGCGGCTGACAAAGCGTATGGAACTACTACTTTTAGCGGCAAACTAATCTGCGGAATGGGCAAATTTCCAAATCAATTAAAAAAAGATGGAACAAAAATGTATGCTTGTCCGTATCGCTGGCCATATGATTATTTTATTCTTATTAAAGACGGTATAGTTACAAAAACTGCTTTAACAAAAGAAGAATTACTACCTAAAGATGACGAGACAATTGAAATAAGACATTTTGATGGTTGTCCGCGCTACCGCCAACCACTACAAGATATGTTGCCAGAAGTTAAGAAGGAAGTTAAAAAAACTCCTATTTGGGATTTTTAAAATTATGAAAAATAGAGAAATAAAATTTAGAATATGGATGAAAGATTCTAACCGATTCTTTGGGCCAGAAAGATATGGATATATGGGTATGGCAGTCGGCACAAATGGAGAAATTATTCATTTAAGTGGGCAATATATCGCGCCAATTAATCAATACAACTATATTGTCCAGCAGTTTACGGGTCTTAAAGATAAGAATGGGAAAGAAATTTATGATGGAGATATAGTTAAACTTCATCATACATGGGAAACTAAAGAACCGCATATTTCAGAGGTTATGATTAGTTTTGATGGTATAGCCACTATAGAACCGCATCCAGAACACACAAATGGTAATAAAAGAGCTTTACAAAATTTTACTTGGGAAGAAGATTATTGTGTATCTCGTGGGTTTGCTACTTGTGAAATTATTGGTAATATATTTGAAAATCCAGAATTAATGATTGACAAAAAGTAAAACTTATAGTATTATTCTTATATGGATAAAGTCCTTGCTTTGTGGAAATCGCATTATTCAATTGGAAAATCAATTTTTAATTTAGATACCCCCTTTAATAAAGAAAAGAAACCTAATGAAAACTCTATTTTCTATATTTTACAAAAACATAATCAAAAAACCCTTACTCTTGTCGAAGATAATGTAAGTTCTTTGCTTGAAGCTAGTAAAAATGCCGCAAATAATAATATTAAATTAATTTTCGGTCTTCGTATCTCAATTACAGACGATGTCTTAATTAAGAACGATGATAGTGACGCAAAACAAGCTAAATATATTATTTTCGTCAAGAATACAAAAGGATATAAAGATTTAATTAAAATTTGGACATTTGCGGCACAAGATGGTTTTTATTATTATCCAATTATAGATTTCAAAAATTTAAAACGTTTATGGACAGCAAATCTTATGTTAACTGTGCCATTTTATGATTCTTTTTTACATCTTAATAATTTAGAAAGTCATAAACATATTCCAGATTTTACATTTACTAAACCTATATTTTTTAAGGAAACTAATGATATACCTTTTGATGATATTTTATTAGAAAAAGTAGAAGATTATTGCGCCAAAAATAATTTTGAAACTCTTGATACCCAAAGCGTCTATTATAATAAGCCCGAAGATTTTCCCGCTTATCTTACTTTTCGATGTATTCACGCAAGAGGTTCGGCAAAAAAATCTACATGTGAACGTCCTGAATTATCGCATCTATGTAGTGATACTTTTAATTTTGAAAAATTAATAAAATAATATGGAAAATATACATAATACAACACCAGTAACAAAACAAAATCCAGTCGAAATAACAATTAGTCAGTTTGATATAAAAGATAATAATAATCTTATCGTTAGTATAGTCAATGCTCCTATTGGCAAGATGGCTATACAATCATCATTTTGGACCATTAATCAAAATGGAGAAAAGGGTTCCTCAATTCCATTGGGTCATGCGGTTTTTACTGGTACCCCAGAACAAATAATTACTAATCTATTGAAAGCGTCGGCTACAGTTTTATCTAAGGGGCAATCTCAAAATCCAGACCAAGGTAAAAAACTTATTATTCCAGCTAAATAATTATGAATGGTAATTTACTTAGATATAACAAAGAAGTTAAGTTCTGCTTGTGCGACGTGGAGACATTTAATTTGAATCTTTCATTTAGATTTAATAGACCTTGGCAAGTAAGTATTCTTAATTTTCAAGGTAATAATACAAGTGAAAAAGATATTAGAATTGATTGGAGTAAAGTTGCACCTAATTTAAAAATAGGATTTGAAGCTGCGCGAATTACTCATTTTAATCAAGAAGAACATAAAAGAATCGCTATTCAACCCAAAGAAGCCTTTTCTATATTCTGGAATGATCTAAAAAATTGCGATTATATTATGGGGCATAATATTTTAAGATTTGATATATATTTATTAAAAGGTTATGCTGAATTTATGGGAGTTCCTTGGAAATGGATATTACCAAAAATCATTGATACTAAAGCTATTGCCCAAGGTATTAAAATGGGAGTTCCCTATAATTCAAAACAAGGAAGTTTTATTGATTATCAATATCGTTATAGTAATGCTGTTGTCAAAGGAATAAAAACTAGTTTATCAACTTTAGCTAAAGAATTTGGAATTGATTTAGACGAAAGCAAATTACATAATGCAACTTACGACCTTGAGATAAATAAGGCGGTATGGGATAAACTCAAGTTTCAGATTGAACTATGAAAAATAAAATTTTATATATTTGTATATTTTTAATTATATCTTTTGTTATATTAGGATGTGGGAATGAAAACCATTATACGGTTTGGCAACACCATTGGGGACAATTAATAACTTATCAATGCGACCACTATCAAGTTAATGGAAATAGATGGACTCTTTTCGATAAAAATAATCATATATTGAATGATTTTACAACAAGTAATTTTGTAGAAGTAAGAAATAACAAATAACATACGTCTCGGTCAAAATAAGTGTAATATAATATATGACACAACAAGAACTTAAAATTTTAGAAGAAGATTATAATAAAGGTCTATCTTTACAACAATTAGGGAAAAAATATGGATGGAATTCAGCATGGATTCATACTATGTTTCGACGTAATAATATATCAATTAGAGATTTATCAAAATCTCACATAGTTAAAGATTGTGACTATAGTTTTTTTTCTAAAATAGATAACGAGGCAAAGGCTTATTTTCTTGGATTTCTTTATGCAGATGGGTCAATTACTCATAATTCTATGAAATTAACTTTACATAAAAAAGATTTTCATATTTTAAAAGATTTTAAAAAAGCAATAGGTTCTGCCCATGCATTCGTAAATGATAGAGGTTATATGAGATTTTGTATCAATAACAAACAGTTATATAATGATTTATTAAAGCAGGGATGTGGGCATAAGAAAAGTCTAACATTAAAATTTCCAACTTTAGAACAGGTTCCAAAAAATTTATTGCCACATTTTATTAGGGGATTTTTTGATGGAGATGGTTCTATTAATTATAGTATAGATAAGAAATATGGTTATATAAAATGGAGAACTTCATTTATTAGCACCATACCGTTCAACCAATCTATCCAAAACATACTTGGGGAAAATATAGAATCATCAATTTCATTTTTAAAGTTATCTTTGGAGCAGGATAATAAAAAATTATGTTATTTAAGTATTGGAGGGAATAAGATTGACAAAATACAAAAGATATACTATTATCTTTATAATGACGCTTCGATTTTCCTTAAAAGAAAAAAAGGTAAATTTGAAGAAATTTTTAGATTATTAAAAGCAAATGAAACCAACTGAATTTATTGAGCAATTTGAGTCAATTAAAATACCTATTCTTGGGGTTAGACTACCAGAATTTATTGTCACCGAGGAATATAAAAAACAATTCTCTATTGAAAAAGACATGTCTAATTTTGATTTTTTAAGACATTTATGTTTAATTGGTTTTAAGAAATTAAATTTACAAAAGAATTCAAATGAATATAAAGAATATTCAGAGAGAGTAAAATATGAATTGGAAATTATTAAAGAATTAGGATTTACTGATTATCTTCTCTTGGTTTGGGATATTATTAATTTTTGTAGTAAAAACAATATACCAACTGGACTTGGGAGAGGGTCTGCCGCTGGTAGTTTAGTTGTATTTTTTATAGGCATAACAAAAATCAATCCTATAAAATATGGATTATATTTTGAGAGATTTATATCTAAAATTAGAGCAAGAAAAACAACCATTAATGGAGTAGATTATCTTGATGGTTCACTCTGCCCCGACATCGACTGCGACGTGGATTACTATCGCCGTCAAGAAGTTCTAAAATACATCAACGACAAATACCAAGGTAAGACCGCTAAAATTCTTACATTTAATACTTTATCTTCTAAGTTAGTTATTAAAGAAGTCGGCAAAATCTTTGGCGCAAAACCAGAAGAAGAAATGACTCATGTTACGAGCATGATTCCAAAAATACACGGACAAATTGAAGACCTAGACAAAGCTTATGCGAGTGTTAGTGAATTTAGAGATTGGTGTAATGCGAATAAAGAAACTTATGATATAGCCATGAAGTTAAAAGACCTTATTAAAAATAAGGGAGTACATCCTTCTGGTATTATGATTTCTTACGACAAACTAGAAGATATTTGTCCAGTAGAATTATCGTCTGATAAAGACTTGGTTTCTTCATATGACATGAACCAAGTGTCTTTATTTTCTCTTAAAGTAGATATTTTAGGACTTAGAGGAGTATCTGTAGTAGATGATGTGTGTAAGATGTTAAAAATCAATGTCGAAGATATTGATGTAGCTGATAAATCAACGTATGAACATTTACAAAATCTTAAATATCCTCATGGATTATTCCAAATTGAAGCTGATCTCGGTTTCAAAACTACTCAAAAAGTCAAACCACATAATTTTAATGAACTAAGTGCTATTCTGGCCTTAGCTCGCCCTGGAAGTATGGCATTTATTGACGATTATGCACATTATACTAATAGTGGAGAAGTGCCTAATTTTGATATAGAAAGCGATAAATTAAAGAAAATTATGGCTGAAACTGGTGGTATTATTTTGTATCAAGAGACACTGATGCAAATCGCCAAAGAAGTTTTTGAATTAACGCTGGATGATGCCGAACAAATTCGTCGTGCTTGCGGTAAAAAGAAAATTGATGATATGAATAAATATAAGGATATTATTTATAATCAAGGGCAAAAATTAGGAATACCAAAATCTGCAAAATTTTATTGGGATGCTCTTATAGCCAGCGCGGACTATTCTTTTAATAAATGTTTGCATCCAGACACTATTATTACTACTCGACATGGATATAAACCACTGTCTTTAATCAATATTGGAGATAATATTACTTCATTTGATGCTATTAACCAATGTAATATACAAGTAGAAGTTAAAGACAAAATATACGGAGAACAAGAGTTATTTCAGATTATTTTATCAGATGATAGAGAAATTATTTGTTCACTTAAACACAAATTTCTTACTAATAATGTGGAAATGAAATCTATTCAAGAAATTTTAGATAATAATTTAGAAATTGTCACCGATGAAAAACAGGAAATATTCAGAGGCGTTCTAGGTTTTGAGGGATTATACAAAATATCTAATCTAGGAACTATTATTAGTTTACCTAGAAAATGTGGTAATAATAGATTTTACGGGGGTAAGACTTTAACTCCGTATTTAGATAAAGATGGATATTTAAGGGTAGAAATAAAACACAAACAAAATATTAAAAAATATTTTATTCATAGATTAGTCGCTCAAGCATTTTTACCAAATCCACAAAATTTACCTTGTATTAATCATAAAAATGGAATTAAAACAGACAATAGAATAGATAATTTAGAATGGGTAACTATTAAACAAAATAATATACATGCAGTAAAAACTGGATTAAGTCATCCATCACTGAACCTAAAAGTTTATTATGGTTCAGAACATTACGCTTCCAAATTTCAAGATAATGAAATTATTGATATTAGACAAAGAAGTAAAAGTGGAGATAGTTTTACAAATATAGCTAAATTTTATAATGTTAGTATCTCAACTATTGCTAGAATTTGTAAAAATCAAACATACAAAATCTCTTGACAGTAAACTAATGATGTGATATTATTCTATAGGAATTGAATTTAATATGAGTAAAAAATATAATATAATTTATGCAGACCCACCTTGGTCATATTATAACGATATGACTGTTATTCCAGAAAAGAATCATTTTGGACTAGGTTTGATGCGTAAAGTGCCATATCCCGTAATGTCTAGTGAAGATATTAAAGCGTTGCCAGTTAAGAATATTGCTGACGATGATTGTATCCTATTTATCTAGACAACTGATTACCATTTATCTAGGTGTTGCGAGGTTATCAAAGAATGGGGATTTGATTACAAAACCGTTGGATTCGTTTGGCAAAAGCTAAACAAGAAAAATCAGCCAGTATGTTTTATGGGAACTTATACTCTTAAATCTGGAGTAGAGTTATGTTTGTTGGCTACTAAAGGTAAAAACGCTACCAAACTTGTCAAAAATCGTAAAGTTAGAGCTTTAATTCAAAGCCCAAGAGAACAACATAGTAAAAAACCAGATGAAGTAAGAAATAGAATTGTTGAACTTTGTGGTAATATTCCAAGGGTGGAGCTTTTCGCACGTCAACAAACAAATGGATGGGATGTATTTGGAAATCAAGTAGAAAATTCTATTAAATTATAATATGCAACTTTTAAAAATAAAATCAATTAAATCTTTAGGTATAAAACCTACTATAGATTTAGAAGTTAATCATCCAGACCACAACTTTTATGCGGAGGGTATGGTTACATCTAATAGCCATAGTTTTTCTTATAGTGCGTTAAGTGCTATTTCTGTATTTTTAAAATTTAACCATCCTAAAGAATTTTATCTTTCATTATTGAGGATGACAAGACACGAACCAGACCCAATTGGCGAAATATCTAAAATTCATAAAGAAATGCAGTATTTTAATATTGAATTATTACCACCAAGTTTAACTCTTTCTGAAATGGATTTCACTATTGAAGGAAAAAATATTAGATTCGGTTTATCATCTATTAAAGGTATTAGTGAAAAAACTATTGAAAAACTTAATAATTTTAAAAGAAAACATGCTAATAAATTTGAATTATTTGAATCAGCTAAACAAGCTGGACTAACTATAGGTGTAGTTTCCGCATTAATTCAAGCGGGCACATTAGAACAATTTGGTAAAAATAGAGTATTTTTAGTTTATGAAGCCCAATTATGGAACGTATTAACTGAAAAAGAAAAAAGATTAGCCATGTCATATGCTGAAAAATATGAATATAAGTTACCTATTTTAGTTAATGCTATGGTTAAAGAATTAAAAGATGAAAAAAGTAAATTTTTAATTAAAGAATCGCGTTTTGAAACTATAAAGAAAAAGATGGAAAAATACAAAGAAATCTATGAAAAAAATAAAATTTGTCAAGATTTTGCTAATTGGTGGTATGAGAAAACCTTATTAGGATATTCTACGAAAACTAAACTTATTGATATATTTATTAATGATGTTCCTTCTTTAATTTCAGTAAATGATTTAAGTGGAGAATTAGATAAAACTAATTGTATTTTTGTTGGTATAGTTGATGATAATCCAAAACTTGGATTATCAAAAAATAAGAGCGAAAAAAATCCTAATGGAAGTCAATATGCTAAGTATTCAATTTCTGACGAAACAGGTACTATGAACGTGATGATATTTAATGACAGTTTACAAGAATGTAAAGAGATTAATGGTACTCTTCCTAAAGCTAATGATATTGTTATTATAAAGGGACAAAAAAAAGAAGATAATACCGTATTTGCCAAAAGTATATCTATACAACAAAATAAGATATATGTATCTTTAGCTCAGCTTAAAGATTCTGGAAATGAATAAAAAATATTACTTAAGTAATTCCGTTCTTAATCATGGTTAAGGATGTTCCCAATGGGGCTAAAAGTCCAGATAAGTCTTGACTTTGTTGAATACGAACTTTTACTCCACGAAGTTGTGTAATACATTTACCACTGTTAATAAGAGCATCGGTAGCTATACTATCGTAAAGTTGGTACGCCCCTGATACATCATAAATTTGATCTATAATAGGATTATTTTTTCCATTGGGTAATGGTTGTCCTTGAGATGCGCTAAATTGCAAAGACGATTTAACAAATGAAATTGGATCATCTGGTAATTGTGCCTCTAAAGTCTCTCCAGGATTTAAAGTTTCTAAATCACTATATGCTTGCCAATCATATTTATTATAATCATATGGTGGATAATTCAATAATTTATTATAACTTTGACCGCCAGAAATCATAGGAACGTTTTGCCTCTGAATCATTGTAGATGGAGCGGGCAAAACAGGAATAATAGCATTTCCAGAAATACCAGTTAAAAATGGTAATCTAGTTAATATATCAGAAAAATAAGAAGGATTATAGGTATTTATTCCATCAGGAATAGGAGGAGTATTATCTTGTATAATTACTCCAGCAGAAAAAATAGAAGCTTCTGCTTGACATACATACCCCATTTCTCCAGTAACAATACAATTTCCAGACGGATTATAAAGACTATGTATTTGATATGGCATTTGATCATATTCCACTTCAATATCTGAAAATTGAAATGACATTCTACTTCCCTCTCTCCACCCAGATACTATAATTGTTTGATTATTTTTAATGGCATAATTTTTCCAATATTGTTCTACCGTGGCTGTAGATGGATAAATAAAATTTCCGTATTGATCAACATTTGCTAATCCAGTAAAATCTAAATTTGGAATTGGAAAAAGTTGTCCTGATTGACTATAAGTTGTAAATGTAAAAATTTGAGATGTTAAATCTTCAAATTGACTTGTATTAAAAGAAAATTTTTGTTCCATTCCATTGTTAATAAAACATCTTGGATTAATCCATCCCTCTTCTCCATAATGAATATTAGGATCATATAAAGATAAATTAATTAACTTTCTTGGTCTTAAAGATACTGAAGAATAATTAAGTTGAATTCCACTAACTCCAGTTACATTACCAAATCCAATTTGACCACTATTTAAACCAGATAAATTAAACGTAGCATAACCACCTTTAGGAATAACAGCAAAAATTGTAAAATTAGCATCTCTACCATTTTTATTTGGAATTATACCACTATTCAATGCTCCTTGAGAATAAATTTGAGCATTAATATCACAACCCCCAAAACCACTTGGATCAGTTAATTGATTATTATTACAGTAAAGATTAGCATTAGTATATATTTGATTTGAACCAAGTACACCCAATTCCATATCTCTATCAAATGGACCTATAATAAGACCAGTTGGATCATAAAAATATGCCCCAGAAATATTTCTAATTGGCATATATGTTTTTAAATCAAAAGTAGCATAATCTCCAGAAAATTTTAAATTAAGAGGCCCACTATTATTATCTAAATTATAAGCATAAGTTTCAGAACCAATAAATTTATTAAATCCAGAAATTGGCATAATAAAAGGATTATATGACAATGCTCTTAAAAATAAATTAGTAGCAGTCGGATTAGAACTAATTAATACCAAACTATTATCATAATGCGCCCATCTTGTAATCGGACAACAAGGAGAAAATTGAGAACAACCCAACATACCATATCTTTGAAATGAAAAATTATTCCATAAATCACCAATGATACCCTCTGGATGATAACCACCTTCTTGTTGAACTAAATAACCCCCACTCCTTCCACCCATATATTGCAAAAATATAGGGTCAACTCCTTCTGGAATAAATCCAGTTATTCCATGAATATTTTGATAATATGCTCCCTCAACTACTGCGCAACCTCCATCATTAGAAACGTTACAGTTCATCGGTCCAGCATTTGTACTTTCATTAACCATTAATGAAAACGCTTCTTGGATAGCGTTATTTATATATCCCTGTCCAGAAGAAAGATCAAAATATGGTGGAGTATATAATAAATATCCAGTAATTTGAAGAGGTTTATAATAATGAAAAAGTCCATTACCCATTGGTATTTCTTGATAAAAATTAAATGAATTATTATTACCAGTCCCAGTAAACCAAACACTTTGTTTACCTCCATTACCAGTTAATCTTACCCCTTGATCAAAAGGATTATTTTCATTGTTATATATAATTGAATTTCTTCCAGAAGGAGTAAAATAATTTGTAGCTGAAAAATTTGTTTGATTAAATTGCTTAAATAAAGTTGGATTTCCTATATTTTGATAAAAATATCTACTAATATATGGACTCCAGTTATTGTCTACCATAGAAAGATCGGCAGTATATTGAAACGAATCATTATTGGTATCCATTCCAAAATTGTTAAAATTATATTGAAATGAATAATAAGAATTATCGGGAACAAAAATTGTTCTCATTGTAGGTAAAATATTGTTATCTATTTGCCCATTTGAATTTGGTCTAATAACATTAACATAATATGGTATATCAGATATTGAGCCATTAGATGTAATAAAAAATTTTGAATATAATTCTCTAACAGTTTCTTCTCTAATATTTAATACAAATTTAATTCTTAATGGAAAACCATTTATTTTACTTTTATATAATGAATCTGCTAAAGACGCGTTTGGATATAAAAATGTTTCTGTTTCTAAAGAGTATGCCCCAGAACTAAAACGTGGTAAATAATTCTCAACTATTTGAGTACCAGATATTCTATTATATTGAAGATTATTTTCAAATACGTCAGGCAATGGACAAAAAGAAACTAATTCATTTTCTGATACTTGTAAATCTAATGGTAAATTTCTATTATCAAGATAATAGTATGATATTAAATTTCCAGAATTATCTTGAGCATACATTTGCGTAATAACATATTGATTGCCATTACCATTAGAATATCCACTAATTAAATCAATATATTGATATTGACTTCCTAAAATTGGATAAGCTGTATCTGTATTATTGTTATATAAAATAATATTTTCTAATATTCCACTGCCACTTAATACGATTCCAGTATAAGCATATCCAGCATTATAATTTAATGTTTCAAGAATGGTAAATTGATTACCTAAATTATCACCCATACCAAAAAATTGTTTAGATATATCATCTGTATTACCAGAAGATGTAATAACTACACCAAATGGTAATACTTTGACTCCAGTAGAACCTATTGGCGGATTAATTGATGAAATACCAGAAAAAATCAAATTAGATGAAATTTCATAAGTTCTATCTGAACCAGTATTAGTACCGTTATAAGAAGTTCCTATAGCTGGATATATAGCTAAAGATGGTTCTACATTAAAGGTAGGACTACTAAAAGTTTGAAAAAATGCTATAGTAGGTAAGGCATTTTGTCCAGTTAATTGAGGATAACCTAAATATGGTTGATTAATAGATGAATTTACTGTTATTAAGTTATTATCCGTATTTGGCTCCGAAATATATGAATAAGGCAAAATATTCAAAGCCCTTGCCAACAGTCTATCAATAGATGTCGGTGGATTTGTTTTAACATAAGAATATTTTCTATACCAATTTTGATAGTCAAGTTCTAAAGTCGCGAATTTGAATCCAGTTAAATTAGTTTCTTCGCAATTAATACAATTACCATGTATATCTCGTTGACATCTAATTCTCTGCCAATTACTACCTATATGCATGGAACTATATACCTGAGAACATTCATAAGTCTCTGGTATATTAATATATTCCTGATCTAAATTATAAATACCATTAGCATCAGTATAAACATATGGAAATGCTACTGGAAGATAACCACTGTCACTACCAGTTAAAAATGAATATAAAATTTTAGCATTACTTTGATATTGATAACCAGATAAAACACTTTGATCAAATTCTATATATTGTTGTTGAACATCAGCCGTAAAATCACCAGATGAAAAAGGACCATCATTAAATTCTCTATAAAACGATACTCCTGTAACTGGCCCAATATATTGTGTTTGATCTACACAGGGTTGATTAAGAAAATATGTTGAATTAATTGTACCTGTTAATGTATTAATTGTTAAAGGTATTTCAATACAATTTGGTAAATTAGACTCATCTCCTTGATATATTAATTGACCAGAAATATAGTAATATTGATTTTCTATATCTTTCATTAATTGTAAATTGGGATTAGAAAAAATATTTTGAGTTTCGTACCAATTATAATTAACTACTTCAATGGGGGAATTTCTAGGTGCCCCTGACATATTTTCTATAACTTGTGTATAATTACTATTTAATAAAGTTTGAATAACTGAAGATGTAAATGGAGTAATTACATTTGAACTATTATTTACTCCGAAGATAGGACTATTATTAATAACAGTAGATACATAATACATTAACTGTCCCATAAGATTAACGAAATCAGATAAATTTATATTATTGTAAACATAATATCCAAATACTAAAGCATTGGCCGCTAATGCTAAATTCTTTTTGTTTTGTATTGATTCATTTGGAAAAGAAGTATTTAATATATTATAAAATTGTTGTTCTATAGAATCATAAGTACTTCCAATATTAAATCCTGGAGTATTTTGAATATTAGAATTATTCTTTACTTGTTGATAAATAGTAGCACCATAAGAACTAGAAAAATCAAATGCTTGTACAAATGAATTACATAATCCTTCTCTTATGGGTGATTGACCTAATACTGTAGCTCTTATATTAGCTACGGTGGTAGAAAATCCAAACAAATTACTAACAGACGTTATCATATTGTTATTTATTATATTGTTTATCCGCTATAGTTTCCAACAATTGACTCCATTAGATTAACTAATGCTAAAAATGATGTTGTTTGTCCTTGTAAAAAACTACTCGTTCCTAAGTGAACAGTGGGAGTAATATAATTACAATGATCACTTCCTCCGTCCTTGCAAGGACTTATTCCTACAATAGTATTTCCCAATATTCTCATAAGTTGAGCATGTGGTGTATTAACTGGACTTCTAAAAAAAGTAGATTTATCAATCTGTGATTGTTCATCATATAAAATAGGAGAATTACCAGCATTATTAGCTGTTGGAACTAATCTAATATTCTTATTAGAACCATACAAATTAAACATATTTTGAGACTTTCCTCCAGGAAAAAACCCTTGGGCATATCTTATGCTTAAACATGGGTCAAAACATTGTTTATTTTGAATCATTAATGGAGTACAGGCGTAATTTTCAAAATCTGGTTGGCCAGCTAATTCAGAAAAAGCACTATAATAATTACAAGCAGCTCCACCATTACTACAATCTCCTAGCCAAGTACTTCCATAAGTATTAGAAGTACCTTCATCATTAGTTGTTCCAAACCAATTTCCTCTTAATCCTATTTCCGTTAAATATCCAGCGGTATTTCTTAATTGAGTAATATTATTTATATTAGCCATAGATTGTGGAGAATCCATTACTTTAGAATAAAGTCCATAAATAGCGGGAGCATCATACATTTCTGAATATGGAGCTTCCCATCCCATAGAATAAAAACCTTGAGATATGCCATTACCATTACGATCTCTATTATGTTTTCTCACTCTCCATTGATAAGCATAGGGTCCATACATTGCTCTACGTTCAACATATGTATTATTAGGTTTGCCTAACCAAAAATATTGAATAGATGAATTACCTAATCTAATTCCAGGATTCATATAATTAAGGTCTTGAACGTTTTTTTTCTTTAGAGGATCACAATAAATATAGAATCTATCAAAAGCTTCAATATAAAAAATCATATTACGTCCTAAACCAAATGGTGTATAACCACAATTATATCCAGCTAAATCAGTTGATTTAATCCATTTCTGTTTAATTAAAGCTATTTGAGTATTATAACCAGCTTGATCATTAGAACTAGGAGAGCCATTACCGACTAACACAATATCATTAGTTTGATAAGTAGAATTATGTCCAAATCTTTTAATAGCACCAAAATTATTATACCATTGCCATTGTCCAATACCCAACGATTCATAATCCTGTCCAGCTTCATAATCAGATGGGGTTATTGGAGGATATAAAGCTCCAAAAGTATTAAGTTGTTCCCAAGGTACGCCAACCCAAGTTTGTTGATAAGACGCTACTGCTCTTTGACTTAAACTCCAATGTAAAATTTTATTTCCATTTAAAGTTGGAGAAATTTGAATACCAGCTTGTCCATTATTCATTTGATAATTATTACAAATTGGTAAATGACTATATCCATATAACCAATCCCCTTCGTTTTGAGATAAAATTTTATAAAATGGAACTAAAGTTCCATAATCTATAAATCTGCCCCAATCTTCTCTTAATCCTCTGGTATCTCGTACTGTTGAGGGTGTATAACTTCTTAATGCTCCTATATATTTAATTGGTCCAACTGGAGCTAAAGCTGATACATCTCCATAACCAGCATTTGGTGGTGGAATTTTTTGACTTGCTTGATTTTCTACTACGGCATATTCATCACGTTGATAACCATTATATGGAGGATAACTACTAGAAGTTGGAAAATTAATTTGTTGATTATTTCCTAATCCATCATTAATCATAAATGATATTGAAAGACTAGCATTGGCATTAATAGCATTTTTAAAAGATACATCAAATCTAGCCCAATTTTCGACAACTAACGAGCTTGCTTCACTCATTCTAATACCAAATCTTCCAGATACCATACAAAAGTAAAAATACGAATCATCAGTTCCATAAGTAATTCCTTTGACAAATGTATAATTGTCTGTCGAACCTAATGTTCCAGTTGGTAAAGATAGTAATGGATTGATTACAGTGCAATCTGGTCCATCTCCTTCTAAACATGCCCAATTTCCAGTAGAAGAACTAGGAGTAGCTAAAGCGAAATTACCTTGTTGAACCATAGTAGAATAATTTCCTTTTGGCACTCTATACCATTTATATTGTAATGGATAAAGATTATTAAAACTATTATCTACAATTTTTAATTTTTGTAACCAATAAACTAATTCTGTATAACGATAAGAAATTTTATCTTCTGGAATAGTATGATAATCTACGGCTAAAGACCTTAAAGTAGGAGCTTGTCCTATCTTACAATAAACTTGTTGTAATGGTTGTTGAATAAAAATAGGAGTAAAACAAGAAAAATTCTTATCTAATTGTCCAATTCCACCATATCCTAGCGCCAACCATCCACTTGGAGAAAATGATCTTAATTTTTCGTCTAATATAATTCCAGAATTAACAGATTCATATTTTAATGCTGGCATATCTTTATTAATATTAACATCATTAAAAAACCCAGGATAGAAATAACTTCCATTTACAAGAGATAATTGATTCATAGCTTGGATCACACCAGAAATATCACCACCATTTCCATAAGCTCCAACAAAATATCTTCTATTAATTTGCGGTATAGGAGAATTTAAACCAAATGAAGTAGTTAATCTATTCCAACCAGTACTTTCTAAATAGTCTTGAGCTTTATCATATGAAAATATAACTTGATTTAACGGAAATAAATCTATAGGATTTGCGGTTACTAAATTATTAAAATATCTAGTCAATAATCTGGCATCTCTACCAGTAATAAGATTTTCATAAAAGGATTCATTAACACTTCCTTGACCATTTGTTACATAATAGGCATAGGCATTTTCAATTTCATTCCAAAGATTATAATCTTGACCACTTAAAATATTTGGTAAATTTTGAATAAATGTATTATATACATTATTAGTAAGTAAGGTATCAGCTATCCAACTACTACTAATTATATTACCAGCGTTATTATTAATAAAATCTGGTTCAAATTTAGAATATCCAGTAATTCCACCGCTAAAAATATTTTGAAACGGGCTAATTAAACCACTATATAAATAAATAAAACCTGGATATTTTTGATTTAATTGATTAAATTGAGATGTTGTATTGATATATTGATTATTTGACCAAATAAAAAATCCCTTATTCAAGGCATACATATTTGAATAAGATGATTCAGCTTTAGCTATTGATAACAAATTATCATATTGAGTAAAATTTCCTTGACTACCAAAAGCGTCAATTCCTTCTGGTTCATTCTTACCAACACCAATAGGTTGTGGAGTAAAACTTTGTTGTACTTCCATTGCGTTTGGAACTCCACTATAAGGATAAGTTAAACTTAATCCAGCGCAATTATTCATAAACCTCATACCATAAAATCCAAACTTATTTATTGCTGCATAATAAGGTATATCGAAATGATATGAAGGGCACGCATAAATTGATGCGCCAAATGTCCAAGGTAGATAATCAACCGTAGATGGACATTGTCTATTTTGCCAATAATTATCTTCTACAGCTAATGTCGAATTAAATAAAGCCGTTCCTTCACTAGCTAATAATTGATGTACCCCACCCCCTTCCACACTAAATCCATCTGAAAATGGAAAAGAATCTGAATTTTCTTCAAAATTAAATTGCCACATGTTCCAAGGATCGGCAACGCCAATAAAACTAGCTTGACTTCCTACTGCCGAATTTCCAGCGTCAGGTACGAGTAATAATTGAAGACCATTAGTTCCAATACCAAAATCTGTTGAAGTTTCAATAATTTGAGCTTCACAAAGAGTATTATTTAATTTATTCTGTTGAGATGAAGGAAAATAAGAAGCTATTGGTTGTCCGCTACTATTATAATTTAGATAAGTTATTCCAGTTGAACCACCTCCAGATACAAATGTAGAATAACGACTTAATAATCTAATTTCATAATTATCTAACGATGTAGGTATTGGATTTCCATTAAAAAGATTATTAGCCCCTAATTCAGTGACAGTACCTTGAATTGGATATAGTGCCCATTCATCAAAAAAATCAGAAACAGCATCTTCTGGACAAGCCGCTTTTGGAGTAGATAAAAGCATTGAATTACCAGCTTGTAAATCATTAGAAGTTATATTAGCTTCACTAGAAACAAAAGAATTGATACCATATATTTCATTATATTCTGTTATATTTAAGTCTGAGCATACACCTTCTCCTAATACGCTTTCATCATCATTAGTATCATATTTAAGAATAGATATGTTTTCACCAAATGGTGGCGAAAAATAACCAGGTGCATAATGAGCATTATAGAAATTATAACCTTGATAATATGTTAAAGAATCTCCACTAAAACCATGACATACTCCATAAATTGTGGCATTATCACTATAATATAAAACTCCACTACGATTTGAGTCAAAACTAGGAGTAGTAGGATTTGGTATCTTTCTACCAACTGCTTGTAAAGAATTTTGGTTTCCTGTAAATATATTTAATTTAGCATCGTACGGGGCTTGAAAATTATTAATTAAATAGGTAGGGCTAGAAAAATCAAATAAATGTGGTTTAATACCCACAATAACATTTTCACTATAATAACCACTTAAAATGTTGTTTATTATAATATTGTTAGGTGTTCCAGTTAAATTCATACCTTTTGCCACTTATATTTACACTATTAATTGAATAAAAATTAATTGAGAAGTATCTATATATGTATATAATTATTATATGTCAAGTGTTCAATTTTACCATCCGAGTTCAAGGGGAAACGGCTTTGCTACTTCATTTTCTGATTCATTTAATAATGACTGTGTTTTTGCTACTATCATCAAACAGAGTGGTTGGGACGAAACTACTAAAACTGGTTCTTTTAAAGCAAGTCGAGAAGATGTAAATGCTAACGTAACTATTAAATTAAATGATTTAGAAGTCGCCGCTATTCTTGATGCTATTGAAAGAGGTAGACCTTTCAGTACCTATCATGATGGTGATGTACCTAAAAATATTCAATTCGTTCCTTGGTTTCCAAAAGTTCCAGAAGGAACAAAGGTAGAACAAAGAGGTTTTTCTTTTTCAATTACTATTGCAAGTAAAGATGAAAATGTTAAGGGAAATGCTTTTTATATTGGATTTTCATTTCCCGAAGCTCGTTTAATTCGTGAATTTTTGGCTAATTGTTTAAATTCTCATTTTGATATAGCCAGAGATTTAAGAAAAGATAACACTTCACTTAAAGAAAGAAAACAAGAAGTAATTTAATATGAGTAGGGAAATTAAATTCAGAGTTTGGGATACGGTGAAATTTACATATGATGGAAGAGTATCGTGGGGAGAAAGTGTTAATGAATCTGGTGATGTATTTTTAAGTTTAAATGGAAAATTACATGTAGCGATATATCCATGTGGTAATGGAGATAATTCTGCGGATTCAGTTTTCTCACCCATTGAAAATAGTCATTATATTATCCAACAATTTACTGGTTTAAAAGATAAAAATGGTAAAGATATTTTTGAGGGAGATATTGTAAAAAGTACATTATTGCCTTATATTTGGGTAGTAAAATTTGGAAAACATACAGCAACAGTTGGATATACAGCGCATTATGCGGAAGCTTTTGGATTTTATTTAGAGTCTATAGATGAATTTCAAAAAGGACATACAGATTCTATAAATCAAATAGCATGTAATGTAATTGGTAACATATTTGAGAATAAAGAATTATTAGAAAAATAATATGGAAGATATAAAACTTATTAATATGTCAGAAACATCAACTAATTTAACATCAAAAAAGAAAGTTTTAATAGTCACAGATAGCGTAATTGCTCATACTGGTTTTGGAAAAGCTGCGAAATTATATATAGAATATTTATGGAAATTAAATAAATATGAAATAGTTCATCTTGCGATAGGAACAAGTAATGCTAATCCTCTTGAAATGGATAGATTTCCATGGAAGACAATTCCTTCGGTTAATATACAACAAGTTGATACACTAAAACGTAATAATGACCCACGTAATCATGAAGGTATTGATAGAGCGGCTGGTTATGGAACTTTTGTATTAGACGAAGTAATTAAATCAGAACGTCCACAAGTAGTTATACTTACTCAAGATATTTGGGCTTTCGATTCTCATGTAAGTAAAAAATGGTTTGAAAAATTGAATCCAATAGTTTGGGTTACTTTGGATTCACTTCCTATTTTACCTAAAGCTATTGAGATAGCTCCAAAAGTAAAAAATTATTGGTCTTGGGCAAGTTTTGCTACTGAAGCCATGCATAAATTAGGTCATACGCATGTTAAGACAGTAAGAGGTCCAACCGATACCAAATCTTTTAAACGTTTAAATGATGAAAGAAAAAAACAATTAAGATTTGAAAATAATATTTCAGAAGATACTTTTGTTTCCATTTTCTTGGGGCGAAATCAATTAAGAAAAAGTTTCCCACAAATGTTACAAGGGTTTAAAATTTTTAAAAATGAACATCCAAATAGTAAGTTACTTTTTCATACCAATTGGTCTGAAGGTTGGGATTTACCTTCTTTAATTAAAGAATTTGGTTTGAATAATGATGATATTTTAACTACTTATATTTGTAAATTATGTAAAAATTATCAAGTTAAATCATTTGTAGGACATGATTTAAATTGTCCTCATTGCAAAGCGCAAAAAACTCAAGTAACTACTCACCCCACAATTGGAGTTAATGAAATACAACTAAACGAAATATATAATTTAGCTAATGCTAGTTTATCTATTTTTACTAGTGGAGGGCAAGAATTACATACAGTACAAAGTCTTTTGGTTGAATTACCTACATTAGTTACTAATTATAGTTGCGGAGAAGATAGTTGTCAAGACCCAGAATCTGGAGTATTCCCTGTTGATTGGGCAGAATATAGAGAACCTGGAACTCAATTTATTAAAGCTTCAAGTTATCCATCTTCTATTGCTAAACAACTTAATAAAATATTTAAATTATCTATCGGAGACAGAAAAGAAATAGGTAAAAAATCAAGACAATGGGCATTAAATAACTTTTCTATTGACAAAATAGGAAAAACTTTAGAGAATTTTATCGACGCCGCTCCAGTTATAGATTACACGATTGATTTAGATAAAGAAGAATCTAAAAATCCAACTTATGTAATGCCTAATATTGAAAATAATAATGAATGGGTATTACATTTATATCATAATATCCTAAATATGAAAGATTTAACTACCGATGATTCTGGTTATAAACATTGGATTGAAAAACTAAATCAAGGCATGCCACGAAATCAAATTGAAGAATACTTTCGTAAAGTAGCTTGGGAGCATAATCAAAAAAATAATATTGGAACCACAAGTTTTGATTCATTACTTAATAAAGATGATAAGGGTAGGGTTTTATTTGTTTGTAAAGAAAGTGCTGGAGATATTATATTATGTACTTCTTTGTTTAAGTCAATTAAAGATAGGTATCCTGATTGGTCATTATACGTGGCTACTAAACCAGAATATAAAGACATTATACAAGGAAATCCTAATGTTTATAAGTGGCTTGAATGGAATCCAATGTTAGAAAATCATATTTGGGCAGTGGGAAATAAAGACCACAATGGATTTTTTGATATATCATATCATCCAACAATAGGTACGCAAGATAAGTTAGACTATTTAAACAATGGAAAAGACATTATAGATTTAGATTTAAAAGAAAAAAATAATATGTATAAACAAGAAAATGGAGGTTTACTTTGCATCTAATTGAGCGATATTCGTTATCTACTGGGTCTAAAATTTCTAAACCATTTATCAATGAAGTTTATTTTCCAATTCCATTTGAAAAATATATTACATTTCAAGCCCAATCGAAATTTCCATCAAAAGATTATGACTATTGGCAAGATTGTTTAGATTTTATTTATCCTATTCTTGAAAAACTTGGAATTTATATTATTCAACTAGGTTCTCCTAATGAAAAGTCATATAAACGTATAGTCGATTTAAGGGGTCAAACTTCTATTAATCAGCTTGCCTATGTAATGAAAAACGCACTTCTTCATTTAGGTCCAGATTCTTTGGGTGTTCATTTGGCGTCTATGTATGATATTCCAATTGTAGGTCTTTATAGTATTACTCAAAGCACAATAGCTGGTCCATATTTTGGTTCTAAAGATAAACAAATTCTTTTTGAAGCATATAAAAATAATCCTAATGGTAAACCCTCTTATTCTGCTCAAGAAAATCCTAAATGTATTAATACCATTAAACCAGAAGAAATAGCTAATGCTGTTTTTAAGTTACTTAATATTGATGTTAAACTTCCATTGGAAACTGTATATATAGGTAGTAAATATTGTAAGGATTTTGTAAGAGAGTTAATTCCTAATTCTTTTAACATAATTAATAATCCAAATGATCAAATTGAAATAAGATGCGACTTATTTTTCGATGAAAAAATTTTAACACATCATTTATCTTATCTTAAAAAAGCCATTATAATAACTAATAAAAGATTACCTATTAATGTTATACGTCATTTCAAGCAAAACATAGCTGTTATTGTTTATAAAATAGAGGAAAATGATGATCCATCATTCATAAATGAAATAGCTTCATATGGTTTACCAGTGGTTTTATTAAGTTCTTTAACTGGAGAAACACTTACTAATAAAAAATTAAATTATTACGAATTTGGTAATATCAATCCTATTATTCAATCTAAACCTGAAATAATTCAACAATTACGCAAGGATGTCGATAAACTTTATTTTAAGTCTTGTAAACTTATTGCTAATGAAGACAAAATTTATGGAAGTCACGCTTCTATCAAACAAAATTCCCCATTATTAAAAGATAGTGAGTATCAACCAGTTATTGACACTGCTGAATTTTGGGAAGATTTGGAATTCTTTCATATTATAAAAACTATTAAAAAATAATTTAAATTTGGAAGCGTAAGCATGCCGTTTCTTATGTATGTCATAAGCATCATACTTCTTATGTTTCCATTTTTTAATTAAAAATCTTATATTTTTTTGAATATTTTAATAATTTTAAGTGTCTATTTATATATACAAAACGATATGATACTTCCAAATAAAATTGATACAAAAGATAAACAAATTATTGCTGTTGACTGGTCTTATAAAACAGTTCATGTATGTGAAGGTTTGAATAAACCAATTAAAACTTTTTGTTCTTTGTCTGAAATGGCTCCGCATTATAAAAATGCTATAATGGCTATTGAATCTACTGCCGATTCTTATGATTTAGACGACAGATTAAAAGACATTAAAGTTCTACAAGATAATAATATAGAGGTTCATTGCTCTAATCCAATTTATACAGCTAGACATCGTAAAGAAAATAATATTGAAAAAACCAATGAAAATGATAGTAGGTGTATTTATCAAATTTTTACAGAAAAAAAGTTAGTTTGGAATAAATTTAAACCACTTGTTGAAGTAGATAAATTGAGAAATGATATTAATAAGGTAATTAGAGATGATAGATGGAAAAATGATGGTGCAGAAATTTTAAAATTATCTCAACAATTGATTCCAGAATTTAACACTATTCCATTGGATTTCTTGCCATTTTTATATACTCAAACAGTTTTGAAGGTTAAAAAACCCAAAAAAGCTAGAGAATGTAGAAAAGTTATTGGTAGAATTTTACTATGTGCCATTAAAATAAGAAAGCTTGGAAAAGGACGTAAAGAATTTATTCGTCAGCTTGGAAATTATGGACAAGGATATGGATGTATGTTGCGTTCTGAATTTTACCAAACGGTAGATGATGTTTTAGAATCTCGTCTTAAAAAATTAGGTTTAGATGTTAAAGAGTGTAAACACAAAAGTTCAGAATCAAAAGCCATTAATAAAGAAATAATGAAAATGTCTAGTAAAATGGCTAAATGGTTGTGGAAATTGACTGAAAAGCTTTAATATAAGCAGTATCTTTCTTATTTTTATTTAAAATAAGCATCGCAGTCCTTATATTATTATAAATTTAGATGGGTAAACATCGCACTTCTCCTATTATTAGGAGCATAACGTTTTTTACTCATCTGAATTTTCTTGACAAAATTGAAAAACTAATATATTATAGTTTATATGACTGATAATGATATTGAAGCGCCAGAAGTAGTAATCCCAGTTGATACTCATATACCAAAAAAGTTAATTAAACGCAATGAATATGGATTGATTTGCGATAATTCTATTACTTACACTTATGATGATAATGGATTTATAGATTGGCGAAAAATTATCCCATCTAAGTATTTAGTCCCTAATCGTCAAATGTTTGAAAAAAATGGGAAACAAGTTCCATTATCAATTAATGGATTAGATGATAGGGAATTACTTATACTTTTGGGAGGAATAAAAGAATTGGCTCAAATTAGAGGATTTACAGATGTTACATATAAAGTAGAATGTCCATCTAACGATTATGTTATTGCCATTTGTAGAATCACATGGATTCCAAACTATGAAACAGAAGGTAATGAGGTTACTTTTAGTGCTATAGGAGATGCTAATTTATCTAATACAAGTAAATTTGGTAAATTGTATCTTGGTCCGATTGCTGAAAATAGAGCATTTGTAAGAGCAGTTCGTAATTTTCTTAAAATCAATATTGTAGGACAAGACGAAGTTCCACTTCCAATAGAGGGCGGCGCTAGTAATCCGAATACAAAATCATCTACTGCCGCATTAAAAGAAGTTATGAATATGAATAATATTTCTTTTGATATTATTAAACAAAAATTAATAGAAGAAAAGTTTCTTGATGATAATGGTCAAACAGCAGAAACGTATCAATGCGAAAATGATATTCCTACAGATAAACAATTTGAATTAATATCTCGTATTAAAAAAAGAGCGCAAAAAAAAGACAAGCAAACTGGGGAACAAAATGTCTAATAGAATAATTAAAGATTATTATCCCCCGACTAATACAGTTGGCGCATATGAAAACGTACTCGTAGAACGAACTTTTGGAACTGGAAATGTTTGTGGGGTTACTACCACTAATGGGATACAGGAATCCGAACTATCTCTTTGTTTGTTGCCTAATTGTCCATTATTCAAATCTACATAATTTACTGATGTAAATGAAACGTTTTCTGTATTATTAAATAAATATCCTCCATTAGCATTATAAACTTGAGATGTTCCATTCCAAGAACCATTAAAAATTTGCGTTAATGTTTGAGTAGTTGCGGCATTAGAAATGTTTTGTAACAATACGAAAGCTTCATATTGATATTTGTTTAACGTTGGATAATAATAAGTAGTTCCACCCGTATTACTAGCTAATGCAATAGTTTTTTGGGTTAAAGCTTGTTGGGCATTGTTTTGTTGAATATATGGCAAAAATGCGCCAGCATTATACCAAGAATTATAATATTGTTGATTAATGGGAAAAGTATTAAACATAGATTGAAAAATACTATTTTGCTGCTGATTATTTAATTGTAATGGTTGAGATAATTTTTTAATATTTATTATTTCACCGACCTGATAAGGTTGATTAATTCTTGAAATTGTATTTATAGCATAATTAGATGATAAACCTGTATTAGTATTTCCTTCATTGTCTGAACGTTGTTGATCAGTTGGATTAGCTTGTTGCTGTCCAACGACATTAATCCATAAATTTGTAGGACGCATAACAACCGCTAAAATACCACTCCATTTATCAATAGTAGGAATTCTATCAGTTGATTCAAGGGCTACGATTACAAATCTACTTAATATATCAAATTGGTAATCTTCATCTAACCCAGGATCACCATAATTAGCAATAATTTTCGCCGTTATAACTTCGTTTTTAGAGTTATCTGATGTTTTTCTTTTTTCTGTATAAATATCTGTAGACATATTCAAAAATTAAGGTCGCCAACATTTATTCCTGGACTAGCAGTAAAATTAGCATAATAATTATCCAAATCACTCTGACTACTAAGAAATGATAATTGTCCGCTAACTGGTACTAATAATAATTCAGGATTCAATTTTTTTTTTAGAAAATAAGGATCACCCGTATAATATTTGGTTCCAGTAATTAATTGTGTTATTCCAGAACCTAAAGATGGTTGTATTGTTAATTGACTTACTATTCCACTAGTATTATCTAATCCACTACATTGTAAAACAATAGAAAAAAATCTTTCATTAGCACTTAATATTCCAGATAGTCCAGAAACCAATGGAGATACACTTTGATTAGTCCATCCCGTATATATTGTCCAATAGTTATTAATATTATATAAACCAGTAGCTTTAAGTTGAAAAAATCCAGAGGCATTTGTAGTCATACTATCTCCAGAACTTCTTATAAATGTACAATAAGGAGTCCTAGAAGCATTATATCCATATCCTATATTAGTTACCTCAAGTCCCGTAACATAATAATTCCCCGTAACTCCTGTAGTAGTCAAAACAATACCAGTTAACCATTGAGCTTGTGGTGAGATAGCCCCAGATGTATTTATAGGTGTAAAAGAATATAAATTTGTTCCATAGTGAGTTGGAACATCATAACAATTACTATAGATACCTGTTTGTATAATGATATTAGGAATTCCAGTATAATTAGTTCCAGAACTGTACATTGATGTTCCTGTAACTATATTATATATAGCATTTCCTACCACATAAAGATTTGATAAGGTTACTGGTAAAACTTGGATTATACCAGAAGCGCCAGTTCCACCACCTCCAGTAGTATAAAATGGAATATTCCCGCTACACCCACTACTAAAAAGCATTGTGGCCCATTGTTGAGTCATTCCAGTAGTAAAATAATAATTATTAAACATTACTGTTGGAGGATTAACATAATTACCCGAATTAGTTAAAACAAATCCTGTAATATATTCACTATAATAAGTTTGATTATTTAATGGTAAATATGGTTGAAAATTAATAAATATATTTTGATTAGTTGAATAAATACCGCTAATATTCATTTCGCTAAATTCAAAATTTAAAGTTAAATACTCAGGAAAATCACTATAAATAAAAGTTTCCCCACTCCAAATTCCGTTAAATAATCCTGATATATTACTAGTGGTATTTAGTAATTCAAATGTATCTAAAATATTTTCTTCATTACCACTTCTATAAATATTACCAGTTAAGACTGAACTTCCAATATTAGTAGTAAGATAAGATTGCGATTTTACTTGATAATCTTGATAACTATTGTCTAAATCATTTATGTTTAAGATTAATGGCAATGTTGTTTTTACTGGGGCGATTATATTATCTATACTTAATAAAGATTGATATGAATTTATATAAGTAGTATTAGAACCTAAAATCCAATAATTTGTATTAGTAATTATATTCCCAGTAAAATTAGAAAAAGCTTCATAAGAAAATGGTAAATTTAAAGATGAATTTATTGTATTACAATACATTTGAGCATCTATATTTAATAAGTCTCCACTAGCTACATTAATATTTAATAAAAAAAGATTTGAAGGTAATAACTCTTGCCAAGAATTTATATGCAAATCTCTAACATAAAAATCCATAAAATAATATCCACTATTACCAGATAAATAAGTACCACTTAAACTAAAACTTTGTCCAGTATTATAAGACGATATACATTTATTAATTCCAGAACTTTTTAGATAAATATTTTGACCAGATAAAATAAATGATATACTAGTACCAGAAGCGTTAGCAAATGAAATAGATGAAACTCCAGTAGTTAATACAGATATAGAATTAAAAACAAAACCAAATGGATTTGCTTCTGGAATCTTTAATTGATTATTTCCTGATAATTGTAACATTATGGTGCTATTCTTGTAATAATTTTATTAAGTATACTTTCTTGTTTAGGTAGGATACGTGGTCTATCACTAAACGACAAAGAAGTAGTTACTCCATTATCGCCTACATTAATACTCATTTTATTTAATCCATAATTAGGAGATAAATATTGGCTAAAATTACCAAATGTATCAGGCGTTCCAGCCAAACTTAATTCGACTGACTTAAATGCTCCAGTTAATTGATAACTATTAAGTTGTGAAATAAAATTATAATATTGATCGGGTGTAGTAATCACATTTCCAGTTCCAGTAATTACAGTAAAATATGGTACAAATCTTTGTAAATATGGATCAAGTTGTGGTTGTAGATCAGGATCAATAACCTCATTAATAACTTTAATAGTGGCAGCTCTATTATTAGTAATATTAGTAGGGGTTCCAAGAATATTAATAATTTCTGGGATACGATTTTCAACATCTACTTGAGAAGTCAAAATTCCTCTATAGTTAGCTTGTGAACCAAATGAAACTGGATAAATAATATTCATACTAGCTTGGGCCTGAGTTGAGGTTAATAAATTTGAAGATACATCTGAATAATAAAAATCTCCATTAATATCAGCATTTTGGAATGTAGCTTGTAAAGCATCAATATTATTATTTCTTAAAGGATTTTTTATAATATTTACGTTAAGACCCCTAGAATTAGGAATGAGTAAATCAGTAAGTGGATAACCTTCTTCTAAGAAATTATATTTATTTTCATCAATAATACAACGATACCTTGGATCACCTGTTCCAGCGTGGTATATACCAGAAATAATATTATCGCACATTTCTTGTAATAAAGATATAGCGCAAATACTTAATGTTTCAGTTTGATCTCTTCTTAAAATAGCTTGTCTTTCTTTATCTACCCATTGAGTTAATACAATAGGATTAACAAATTCAGTGCCATATTTATTAAAATTCACTTGAATATTAGGATGATTTCTAGTATCAGTTAATACCATAATATGAAGTTTAGAACAAAAAGCATTTTGTTTGTATTTAAAATTATAATAAGTACCAACAGTTCTATCAATAATGCTACCAGTTACATTACCACCATTTGTATTATATACTGGTTGAATTTGCTTTAATTGAGGCTCGTAATAAGCATAAAATGAATCAATATCAGAAGTAACTTGTGGACGAAATAATTCTAATCTCCAATCTTGAAATCTGTTATAAGTATTTCCATTAACAATATTTGTATAACTTTGATCTTGTGAGAATTCAGATACACAAGGATCAGTTAAATTTAATGACATAACTCTATTGAATTCAGAAGGATCAGTACCCCATGAATTAGTTATTTCTCCAAAAAATAATCCACCAGGAAATACATCACCCGTAGGTAAAAATACTGGAATATTAACACCTAAATTATTTTGTGTTAATTGATTTCCATTAGGATCAGTAATAGCATTAACAGTGACATTATTTGTTGATACTTCTAAACCAGAAAAAAGAATTACGTCTTTAAATGGAGCATCTCTTAATTGATAATATTGTTGACATGAAGGTTCATACGAATGTTGAATTCTCAATAATGAAGTCCCACTTTCTCCATAAAAACCACCAGTAGGACTTTCATCAGTTAAAGAACTTTGAGGCATATATGGAAAATAATCTAATAAACCTTCCGAAACTATACCATATTGATACATTGTCTCTGCTGCTGTTTGTTCCCATTGGATAGTATCCTGTTTAAGTTCTGGATAATAATAACCAATATAAACTCTATAAAATCTTTTATCCACACAAATATTAGAAATTTCATCCTTAGCTGTTGGAATGAGTGACTCAATAGCAAATGACATTTCTTCGCCAGTGACTTCAATTAATGGCACCATACCCAATGCTCTAAAATTAGATGATCTAATTTCTTGAGTAGCTCCATATATAGCTTGATCTTGACAAAAAATATCTCTTAAATCAGCATTATATTTACCAAGAGCAATGGCCGTATCTACGTGATCAAATGTTCTATTGTCCAATAAGAAAAAAGTGTTATTAAGTGTAGGACTATTTGGTTCAAAAGAATAAGACCATCCAATATCAATAAAGGGAGCGCCTAAAGCATTAACTCTTAATACAGGCGATTGGTTACGAATATTAAAATCAATAGGATGTAATGGAAGAATACCAACATATCTTTTTGGTGTTTTGCTATCAGTTGTAGCATTTCTAACACGATTATTTTCACAAATAACCGATTGAGTAAAAGTATTATCTAACGTTGAATTAGATTTATAGGAAAGAATAGCTGTATTAGTTCCAAGCGAAAATTGTGAACCTAATGTTGTAGTTGGATCAGCAATTGAGGTAACAGCCGAAATATCTAATGGATATATTAAACTTATACCTACAAAATTTTTTCCATCACAATAATATGAATAACCTAAGTCCGAACACCATTGTTGTAATACTTCTCTTAAAGTACCATTATAGTTTTGTTTGTAAACAAAATCAGAATCAGTTTGACCATAAGGAAAAGCGCCGATAAAATTAAATCCTCTTAATCTTAAAGAAGCTAATAATTCATTAAAATTATACCCCACTTGAGCAAAATTACCACAACGTTCATCTGTAGCCTCTTCTGTTCCTATAATTAAATAACCACCATTTAAATCAAAAGTATTAGAAAATGGTTTTGTTTGTTGAGCAAAAAGATTACTCCATTGAGAAAATATATCTAAATTAGGATTTGAATTAATAAAATTATCATATACCTGTCCGTTTATACCAACATAGGAACAAAAAGCTATATCTCTGTTAGCATAACCTAATTGAGTAAATGTATCACCAGCTAGTACGCAATCAGAACATTTTATGTTAAAAACTAATTGAGAATTGGCTGTATGAGTAAATGTATTACCCTGTCTTTTTAGAAGCCCAATATAAATTTTATCTAAAATCACCGAATAATCTTTGAAAATAACGGTTAAAATTTTCGCATTATTTTCGATAGAAATTTCATATTCATATAAAATAAAATTGTTAAATAAAACCCCATTAATATTTAAATTATATAAACTTTCTTGACCTCCATTACCAGCATCAGCCCGAAGATCATCATCTGTAATATTAAAGAAGGCATATTGTTGAGATTTATTTACAACTTCAAGAACTATACCTAATTTAATTTCTGTGGGTTTTTCACTAAATCCTATTTCTACAGAAGATGAATATATCCAACCTCCAAATGCAAAACTTGTTGGCCAAGACCCATTTACTAATGACGAACTAAATCTTGATTGGTTACGAGAACCTAAAGGTGTTACTACTATTCCTTGTAAAAGTTGGTATCCGATAATTATACTTCTCCTTTCCAATTACGCTTTTTTATACAAAATCTTTTCATATTAATAACTTATATAATATCCACTACTAAAATCTCCAATTAAATTTCCACTATGATAACGTGTCTGAATACCATAAACTCCGTGAATTGGCACACCTATATTATAAGAAAATCCAGTTGATAACACATCAATATTATTTATTAAATTAAATAATCCACTATTATAGTTAGCCCAAATTTCTATAAATGATCCAGAAGGATAAATTCCACTAATAAAAATACCACTGTTTATGTTTGACCAAGAATAAAATCCACTTAAATTTCCATTACCAGTCTGTAAATATCCAGAATAATTTAAAATTATTGGAGGATAGTTAAAGTTCCATGCCACTTGATCATTATTATAAAATTTAAATGGTAAATTTATATTATTTAATCCACTTACCGTCGAACACGGATTATAAATAAAATAATCAATATTTCTTATTTGCCTAACACCATTAACCCATACTTGTTCAGAAAATCCAGCTATTCCAGTTACCGTTTGAGTAGTTTGAGTGACTCCACTCAAAAAATAAATAATATTATTAAATTGAGGTATAAATCCCAATTCAGCATTATCAATACCATTATTAGTAGGATTTAAAATTTCTACACCCGAAATATTAACACTAAATCCAGAAACTCCAGTTGTTTGTATACCATATTCATATCCTGAAATAAGTTTTTGCCCATTTAAGAAAATATCATATCCAAAACTAGGATAATAAGTATTACTATAACAAACACCACTTAAACCAGTTACATTTAATATTGAATTTACCCCAGAACTTCCAGTAAAAATATTGTTAAAAACACCGCTAAAATTAACTATTACTGATTGAGAATTTAAACTGTCAAAAGCTAAAACATCGTTAGAATAAAAACCACTTACTTGATTTCTAACAATGGTATAATCAACATTAAGAGTTTCATCAACACCATTTACTATTAACTGCATTATGCCACTATTAGCTGGTACTTCAAAACCAATTAATTGTGTTCCAATATTAGGTATTGGATAATAATATGTATAAATTTCAAGAGCGTCTCCTGATTGTAAAGAAGTTCCAAATGCTAATTCAAATTTATTATAAGTATTAACAATACCAGTATCTTGAAAAAATTGATAAGAAGGTTGACTAATGTTCAAACCCGTAGTTCCATATAATGCCGAAACTAATAAACCACTTGTTATTCCAGAAGTAGATGCTGTTCCAAATTCCAAATTAATAGTTCCACCATTTACTTTTGAAATAATACCAGAAGCGATTCCAGTAGTTTGATAACTAGTTTGAATACCAGAATAAAAAAATCCAGTAATTTGTGGCACATTTACAGTTTGGGTATTACTATTGATAATATAACCAGTAGTTAAATAACAATTAACACATATATTAAGATTAGATGGAGCCTGACAAAATAATACCGCATTATTAATAGTACCAAAGAATCCTGTAGAAGTAAAATTATTAAATTCGCCACCTATATAAACTATATCCGAATTAAGAATTGGCCCACCTAAATTAATTTGATTACTATAAAAATAATTATTAGCAACATTAAATACACCAAAAGTTAAATATTGATGTTGAGCCATGCTAAAATAAACTAAATCATGCTCCGTCAATTCTTGAGATACTGTTGAATAATATCCGCCACTTGTTTTTAAAGTTAATCTATTAGCATCATTAATGGTCAGTGTAAAATTTTTACCAGAATTATTAAGAGTATTTGAGGATAATAAACAATAATCAACTAAATTTTGTTTAGAACAACTATCATATTGAATATCTAACAATAAACCAAAGTCTCCTGAAGAAGTATATCCTATTCTAAAAAGTTGAGTACCACTAAAATATGAATTTGATATTGGTTGACCTACATTTATTAGTGGGTAACTAATAGTAGATACCAAACCACTATAATACATATTTCCAGTAGGATACAAATTATTATAAATAAGATTAGAATCTCCGCTAGAGAAGGTATAAACGCCTTGAATGGAATTTCCACTAACAATTCCATTAACATTCAGGCAAGTAAGAAAACTGTTTAAATTCATACCTTTTACCAAGATAGATTACACATATTCCCACTTAAAACCATAACTTATTATACATGTAAATAGATATAAAGGCGAATATAAATTGGGACTTAGTATCCGAATGAAAAACCCGATGATCTTACAAAGTTAAAGTTATTGCTACCAACCATCTTAATATTTAATAATCCTGTATTAAAATTATCTTGACCTATAAAATGAGATTCGCAAGACAAATCATTAATGCCTGTTTGATATTGCGATTCAATCATAAAACCACTTTTAAGATATATACCTGATAATTGACTTAAATATCCAGATAAAATTGGTAATCCACTAGCTGGAAATTGAGATACAGCAGATAAAGATATATTTATTTTACTTTGACTTTGCATCTGTAAATCTTGAACTATATAATGCCCTTCAATATTTGCGGCGGGCATCAATTCAAATTCCCATTTTCCAGGTTGCATTTGTATTTCATATCTTGAATTAGCTAAACTCGTAGGATCAGCTCCATCATCAACTGTTAAAGAAGCTTCAAAAGTTGCCATACCAGTATTTTCATTAATTGAGACTATTGCATTGTTAGATAATAAATTCCCACTTGTATGAAAACCAGTCCAAATTGGAGCGCCACTAATTAAACCTAATAACATATTTCTATAATTTCCACTACAAGTTTGTTTGAAAGCATTTAATTGTTGAAGTCTATAAATAATTGGCCCACGACAAGTATATTCACCCTTAACTTCCCAAGTTTCTTTTGGTATAATTAAATCCTTTTTCAATGTTACATTATAATCAAAAAATCCAGTTAAATCTGCTAACGTATAACCTGAATAATAAGAGTATTTAACTTCAATCGAAGCATCTCCACTATTTCTTATAATTTCCGATGTAATTTGAACCAATAATCCACTTGCCACTCCAAATCCAGAAATATCATTCATTTCATTAAAACCACTAGCAATAGCTAGATTCAAAGCTGAAATATTATTATAAACAGGCGAACCCTTAAATTTAACATTATAATCAATTAAAAGATAAGTTTGATCTAATGAGTCATTAATAGTTAAATCTGATATTTGAGTATATGGAGTAGAAAAACCAGTTGAATACTTATATTGTTCAGTAACCATATAAGCTCCATTTGCCCTATCAATTTTTTCATTTAAACTAATAAGAAGACCGCTCCCACTTGGAACAAATTGTGTAGCACAATTTTGAAAGGGTTGTTTTCCCGTAAATTGTTGTACAAAATTAACAGCATTATTTAATGCGCTTGTAGAATTTCTTATTCCTTTGGCTGATATTTGATGAGAAACATCTACTGTTCCATCTTCATTTTGTGTAAACGAATATTGATTTGAGGGATCGGTTACACCACTTGGAACATTAAAACTATGAGCCTTTATAACATATGGAATAGCAGTTGTTCCATAATAATGAGATTGAGGAAATGAAATTTCATTAATAATAACATTTGGCCAATTATAAATTAAAGTTCCAGATGCCCCGCTTAAAGGATTACCTTGATAAACCTGAAGATTACCAAATTGTGTGGCAAAAATATTGGTAATTTGGGCGACATTTCCAGTAGAATTAATTCCACTTAAAATACCATTAAGGGTAATTTCTAATACGTTACCCCAGCGATTACCATTATAATCAATAAATTTATAGTCTTGCGTTACAAATGGAACTGGATAAAGAACATTTCCGTTATATACTACTGAAATTTGATTACTCATAATTAAGCAAGATATTTTTTGTATGTATATGTAAATTGTACATTCATATTTAATGACCCATCATTATTCATATTATACTTAATATCTGATAGAAAATATGTAAAACTAATCGGTAATACATTACTAAATTGTTGCCAAAATAAAGTAATTGAATATTGATACAGGGCTAATAAATATGTAGCAATATCAGTTCTAAAACCAGTCACAAATTCATTAGTTTGACGACCAATACCAGCGTTTATATTAACAGTTATGGCTCCTTTTTCGCTTTGATACGCATAATTTAATACACTTAACTTATTTGGCCTATTTATTATCTTATATTCTTGAACAATATCAACTGGTACTAAATTAGTAATAGTATAATCCAAAGACTTGAATAAGACATTATTAATGGTTACATCAAAACGAGGATTATTAGAATAAGATAAATCAATAGTTGATTGATGTTTATTATATGGCCATGTTATATCCATTTTTATCATATTAATTGGCCAAGAGGGTTGATAAAAACAACTTTGTGCATAATATCCAGATATAGCCGAAGGAGATGTAGTAAATGCTCCAGTTAATAATGCATAAGCGCCTTGGAAATTAAGATTTCTTTTATTAAAAGTAAATGTGTATTTATCCGTAATTGTAACAATATTTTTTTCATCTACATTTAATTCAATAATTTCTTCTTCACTATCACCTCCATTCTGAAATTCTGGATCATTAGTATATGTAATTTCATAAGAAGCCGATAAACTTGGTATATTATAAGTTTGAACATATTTTCTGGGAGTAATAGATAATGGAGCAATGGAATTTGGTTCTCCAGGTTGGGCTATAGCAGAATTATACATATTATAAAAATCAGTACATCTTGATATTGAATTATTATATAATAAATTTAATCCTTGAGTTGCTTGTAAAAAACTTACTTTACCTTGTAAATCGCATTTTTCAGTAATATCAAATACTCCATTTGCTTGTAAACTCATGGAATGAATAAGATTATATGTAAATGTAGTTGCGTCACTGGGATAAAAATCTCTTTTTTTATTAAATGAATAACTATTTTTTATTAAATCATAACTTTCAGTATAATAATTTTGTACATTTGCTGGATTTGCTCCACTAATGCCACTAATAAACACCGATAAACCAAATGGAGTACGAAAATCATTTCCAAAAATACCAGAAATAATTTGCATTGCTGCCGTTTTCCCACCCGTAATTAAACCAAATGATACTGTATGATTAAATGATTGATGTCCATTTTCATTTTGATCAAAAGTAAAATCTTCCTTGAAATCTAATAAGTAAGTAGAATATCCTGAAAAAAAACTATAATTTAATCCTGAATAAGTTGAAGTGTTAAGTTCAGTATATCCAGTTAGATTAGATGGTACACGTCTAACTTCTACGGAAACATCAAATTTAGTTGTTCTAATATTATCAGATGGAAACTGAAATTCCGTAGGGATTCCAAAAATTTTACAATCAATATTTCCGCTATAAATACCAGTAAAATAATTGTAGATATTTGTTTGAATATTATATGGACTTAACCCAGAAATATCAGTCGAATAAAATTCAAAATTGAATGTTTCTACCTCTCTATAAGGAATAGAATCACTAAAAAATTCCTTCCTTAATGAATAACCCAATAATCCTGTACTTATACCTTCTAAGTTAAATGACATAAAATTTTAACTATTTACTTTAGCTGGGATGACTGTTCCATCCAATTTAGCAACTCTATCTTTCAAATCTTTAATTGACTGCTTTAATGTTTCTACCACCATATTAATAGAATTTTGTGTATCTTGTGGTAAATTCTTAAGATTAGAATTAACGTTTATATTAATAGGTAAAGTGGCAAAATCTACATGTTGCTCAAGAGTTTTACCTCCTTCTGCATTAATTGATGAATTAGTCAATTCTTTTAATAAATCAATCATTTGACTAAGTTGCCCATTTTGTTCTGTTTGTTGAGCATTAGCTACTGTTGTATTAGGATAAATATTAGAACTAGCTAATAATCTTTGATGTGTTTGACCATTACCATCAGTATATTTTCTATCATTTAAATAAGTGGGCAATGTTTTACCATAATATCCAGTAAGCTTACTTTCTGCTTCGCCAGTATTATTAGCAATCCAACTTTCAAAATCTTTATCGGTCCCCTTAAAACCTTTACTAAAAATAGCATTTCTTATCCCATGTAAAGTACTTAACTGAGTTCTATCTAAATTAAACCCCGCTCTTACTGGCGCTATAATTGAAGATAACACTTGTCTAGCTCTTCCTTGGGCGTGAGTAGGATCATTAGCTAATGATTCATAAATTCCTTGTTGATCTAATTCTTGAGCCTTATTAGCTGCTATAAGATTTTTACCAGCATCTCTTTGTTTCCATCTTTTTTGAGCATCTACTAATTTTCTCTGCATATCTAATACGCCCCCATATCCTTGTCCTTCTACACTTTGTAAATGATAATCAATTAATTTATTAACTCCACTACTAATTACTCTATTACCTATAGAACCAACCATACCAAGTGGTCCAGCAAATCCCAATAAATTATTAGCTAAATTACCTGTAGCTTGTGTATAACTTCCACCATTAGCAGCATTTTTATAATCTCCAATGGCTTGGTATCCAGAAGCAGCTAAACCAAGGGCACCTAATCCATGTATACCTTTTCCTAATATTCCAGCATTTTTGAAACCAGATAAACTTAATGGGTTAAATAAACTATTATTAAATGAAGAAGATTTGATTCCTTTCCAAGCCTGTTCCATTAATACACCAGATAATGTTGGAAGAATATTCATGGATTTACCAGTATTAGATAATATACCTTTAGTATCTTTTATAAATTCAGATATTCCATTAATAGACCTCGAAGGTAATTGAGAGAAACCAGAAGTATTTCTAACAGAAATCATATTATCATTTATATTATTTCCTTTAATACTATATTCTGGAATACCAGAATTATTGTTCGCTATCATCCTTTTCCAAGCTTCAAATTGTTTATTTTCTATACTCTTACGAAGTAAATCTTGTCTTAATAAATTAGCGGGTGTTCTGGCTTTTTCTGCCATAGAATTAGCAATGGCTGGTCCTCTAAAATCATTATGTAATTGTTCTATATATTGTTGTTCTCTTGCGTGAATAACAGAACCTTGTTGATAACTAAAGAAAGACGCTCTATTAGCTGAATTAGCTGTTGATATTTTATCAAAATTTATATTTTTAATATTTTGTTCAAATGCGGCTAGTTTATTTAATCTTTGTTTTGCATGCTCTAAAATATTTTTCGTAGCATTTTCTTTGAAAGAGTCAGAAGACATTCCCATATCCGAAAGTCTTTGTAAAATATTTGATTTACCAATCCCTTTCCAACCAGAAAAATTAACATCTTCTCCATTAATTTTAATTAAAGTATTTCTACCCAAATGTATATCTTGGGCTATTTTTTCTAAATTCAATTGATATTGTTTAGTTAAAATTTCAATTTCTCCTTGAGATTTTACTATATCATTTTGTATTAAATCTAAAGCTTTTTGTAAATTTCCTACTCTTAATAATTTTGGAATAGTAAGTTTTGGTGGATTAATAGAACTTAATTTAAAAATTTTTGGTAATTCACCCGCTGATCCTGAATTTATTGGTTGTCCCAAATCGCTTAATATAGTGGATGGTAAATTTGTTGGAATATGAATTCTCATTCTACCAGAAGCGAGAGTATTTTTCCAAGCCCCACTTGCTGAAGCAAAATCAGCAGATGTCCCCTCTCCACCAATTGAATAAGAACCGCCCCCACCTCCTCTTAAAACACTAGAAATTCCATTACCACTAGATTGAATAGCATTAACTATCTGTTGCTCTCCTTCGGTTACTGTACTCTTAGAAAGTTTACCAGTAAGAAGATTAAAACCAGTTTTAAATAACCCTCCTCCTCTATTAATAAAAGCTGTAGCTAAAGCCATTCCTACCCCAGATATAATACTTGGTAAAACATCTTTAACATATCCTAAAATATTTTGTTGTTTTCCTGGCTCTGGACTTTGTGAAGCTTCTTTATATTTGTCTTGAATAGACTGCATTAAATTTTCAAGTTGTTTATCAACTTGTTTCATGGTAGTATCATAAGATGCCTTTGCGTCTTGTATACCACTAGCAGCATTTTTCAAATCATTAATAGTAGATTGTATAGCTATTGGAAAATCGTATAGTGATTTTGTAGATGCTATTAATCCATCATCAAAAGGTTTTAAGTAAGCAGCGGAATCAATAAAGCCTCCATCACTAGTAGAAATACTTCCTTCTGGTTTAAATTCAGCTTGGAACATTTTAGAAACTGCCTCTTGTAAATTGATACCTAATGCTTGAGAAAGACCAACTGTTTCAGCACTTTCGGCTCCAGTTTTACTAGCTACATTATTAAGGATTTTATCTCTATATGAACCAAAAAGACTAGCTCCACTAGAAATACCCACACTAAACGCTTTGTTAATTAAAGGATTGCTCATGTCCATTGGAACATTCATTTTCTTTAATGCTTCTAATAAAGTTGTAGCTCCCATGGATTGAGTCATAGCAGAAGCGTTAGGATTAGACATCATATAAATACCTCTTTGAACATCTCGCATTGTTCCACGAAGGCTATTTCTATCTAATAAACTTTGTATTCCACCTAAATAAGAAATTTGTCTTTTAAAATCTGCTTCTTGAATAGCGGCAGTAAGTTTTTGTTGTTCCTCTACGCTTTTAACTTTGAAATCTTGTAAAATTTCATTTTGCTTAAGAGCGGATTGATTAAGAGTTTTTAGAATATCAATTGATTGTTGACTATTCAAATACTTTTCAACTTGAGCTTGTATAACTGGATTATTACTTCCTCCTTGAGCAGCAGATTTAGAAAATGCTTGAAAATTAAATTGTCCATTTGCGCCAGTAAATTTATTAATAATATCACCAGCGTTACCTTTAAGAACGCTAGTTAATCCAGTATTAATAGCTGTAATTAAATTTGCTCTATTTTCACTAATACCCAAATTCTTTTCTCCAGTAATATTTGGAAGATTACCAGATTTTGCGCTTTTGGCTAAATTTTCATCAAAATTTTGCGCCAAAGAACCTACTAAATTTCTATTAGTTTCAATATTAAGATTAGTTAAAGCGTTTCTGGTTTCAATAGCGTTTTTTTGTAAATTAATTCCATATTCTCTTTGGGCTACTGTTCTTTCCCCATGAGATTGAGCAAATAATGGACTATTAATTTCATATCCAGAAACTCTTGCCATTTCCTGATTATAAGCTCCTCTAACATTTGATTGACGCACATCTAATACATTTTGGATACCCAAAACCCCTTGATTCAAAAACAATCTTTGAATATATTGTTGATTTTTTACGGCATTATCAATGTTTAATTGTTGAGCTTCTAATTTGCCGCGAGAAGAACCTAATAAATTGGTTACTTGAGGATTTCTTTCTAATACAAGTTTTTCGGTCAATAGACTTCTAATTTCTTGAATAACTTTATTATAAGCCCCACTTCCTCCAGAACTTTTTATTTCTCCAAGATAACCTCTAATATCTTCTGCTCCACCACCATTAAATTTACTTAAAATATCAGTAAATTGAGATAGACTTTCGACGCTTCCAATAAGAGCGGTTTTGAAATCATCACCCATATTACTTATAGCAACAGAAGCATTTTCCACTAATTGTTGTTTAACGGAATCTTTTTCATAGTCATTAGAATAAACGTAACCCTCATTTGATTGAAGACCTGGGATATGATTCATCCCAAAAAAACTTCTTTTTCCGAATAGCTCTTGGGCATTAATTAAAGAAGCTGTAGTTTCAGCTCGTTTACTTTGTTGACCTAATAAATCTTGAATAACTCCTTGACGTGCGTCTGAACTTGGTGCCAAGGCAATTTTTCTTGCCATATCCGCCCCGCCAGAAAGTTGACTTAACGCCGCCAAAGTTTCAGAATATTTTTTAGTTTCGCGAGAAATGGTTTCTACAGAACTACCAGCATCATTATAAAGATTAGTTAAATTGCTAGATGTTTGAGAAAGTGTTTGTAAACTTTCATTAACATTTTTTAGTCTTCCTAGTTCTAAATCAGCGGCAGCTCTTTGATTTTCAAGTCCTTTTCCAAAAGTATCCAAAGCATTTAGTACACCACTAGCCGCTAAACCAACAGATAAAGCTTTACCAATTTTATTAGGAAAAGCTATTAATGCTTGGCCAGCAGCAGTTATACCAGCTTGTAAAACCTCAGCACTTGCTCCTGCCGTTGGTGATACATTACCTAAAGTTTGTGATAAAGCGGCACCACCGAAAGCAGACCAATTAGCAATCTTAAATCCAGTATTCCAAATATTTTTTCTATCAGTATCTTGTTTTCCTCCGAATTCTTTTACTTGCTGTCTAAAAACTTCAATTTCTTTTACAACCTCTGATTGAGAAACTTGCTGTAAATTAGAAAATTTATTTCCATAGAAAGTTTGAGGTTTCCCAGTAGTAAGTAAATCTTTTCCCATCTTATCGAATTCATCAACAAGTTTTCTTTTAGCATAGATTTCTTTTTCAGTAGCAGAAAATAATTGAGGAACCACATTAATAAATTTTTGAATATTATCAGTAGAATGTCCCATTTGAGCAAGGAAACCAAATGTACTTAATAAAACCGATAGGTCAATACCAGTTGCCAAATGAGGAACAGACATTCCATTTTTAATTTGTGTTGTTGTTTGCCCCAAAATTTTATGTTGCATAACAGCATCGGTAGCATTTTTTTGTGTTCTACTATCAATAGCTGCTAATCCAAATGGGTTATTAGACGAAACTAATAATGGACTATAACTTAATCTAGCATTTCCTCCAGTAAGAACATTTTCTTTATAAAGAGCATTCGCAACTGGATTAAATAAATTAGGTATTTCTGAAGTATTATTAATTGGAATTTTACCAACGGTTGAAGCCGCAGCACCAGCAGCCATTGTTCTTAATAAATTTTCTCTTTGCCCTCCCTGAACAGAAGCAGAAATAGTTGAACTAATAAGTTCATTTAAAGTTCTTTTGCCCGCTATAATTTCATCAACCTTTTCCTTTTCTCTCGAAAGGATTTCAAAATATTTTTGTTCAAGAGTTTCTCTTTCTTTTATTCCAGCATCAAGACCTAATAAATCTTTTCCTGATTTCATACTAAAATCTCTAAGTCTATCTAATAATTTTAGTATAATATTAACACCTACTTGAACACCTGGGCCAGCTAAAAAATTACCTAATCCTTTAATACCAGCTTGAATAGCTTGTGCTCCTGGAGCCTTATTATCTGGATTAGTATTTTCAATAGTTCCTTTAAGCATGTTATCGAAAAATCCAATACCATTTTTCATTGAATTACCAATTAAAGCATTACCAACATTTGATGAAGCTAATGCCAAATCATTCATAGTTCTAACAAGTCCAGAAGACAAAGTAGAATTCAAAACTTCCATACGTTTTGTCACGGCGCTTGTTGAATTATCAGCGGCAGTAACGGCGTTATCATAAATACTTACTCCAGAACTTAAGTCGCGCATAATACCTTTTAAGATATTAATTTGATAAACACCACCAACCGCTTCTGATACAAATGATTTTTGCGAAGCCGCTAAACTATTATAAGTACCAGCTAAATCTTTTAATACTTCAATTAAAGGTAAGGTTTTACCACTAAGATCACGAACTTTAATACCAGCCTCTTCCAAATCGCTTAAAACTTCTGGACGCTGTAAGCGAGTAAACATTGTTTTAAATGAGTTACCAATAACTGAACCTTCACGACCTGTAATTTGTCTTGCGGCAGTAATTAAACCAAGAGTTTGATTAAATGAAACATTAGCATCATTAGCTGACGCACCTACACGCTTTAAAGCTTCTGCCAAGTCACCAGCAGATACAGCGAATTGAGTATCAACAGATGTCATTCTATTAATAATATCTGTAGAATTAAGAGCTTCTTTAGAAAAACCGTTTAAGATAGAAGTAATAGATGAAACAGCTTCACCCATATCTAAACCAGAAATTTTATTAAGAATTAAAGCGGCGGAAGTTCTTTTTAGAGTTTCTTCTACATTCAAACCCTGACGAGCAAATTCTGTTGCGGCATCAGCAGCCATATTAAATGATTGACCAGTTTGATTAGCAACTTGAAATAATTGAGATGTAAATGTTCTAAGATTTCCTGCTCCTAGTCCAAAAATAGCATTAATACCCGTCATTACTTTTTGAACTTCAATAGTAGATTCGACTAGTTTATGAAAAGCTGCCCCCATCGCAAAAATTGGAGCTGTTGAAGCACCGAAAGCAATAACACGAGCATTAGCCGCCGCCATTGATTTTTCAAATTCATTAGCTTTACCTGTGATTCTGCCTAATGGTTGAACATAAGCATTAGCATTAATTCCTTGTATTAATCCTTTTTGCGTTCCTCTTTGACTACCTTTAGAAACAGCGTTTGCTACAGCAGCTTCAATTTGATTTAAGCTACTTTGTTCTGGTACCAAACCCACTGAGGCAATTATATCTGCTTGTGACATATAATATCTTTAACCTTTACTATGTAAATTACACCAAAAGACTTACTATAATAAAATTTAATATAATTATCATCCAACAACTACTCTATTTTGACTTGGGCGTGTAGTATGTCGTTTCCCTAGTAAAACTGAAAATTCCATATCATAAAAACTTACTAGTTTATCTAAATCACTTACTTCTAAAATTTCAGGTGGTTCTTTATCACAATTTTGAAGAACTCCAAGATTTCTACTGCCCAAACTTATTAACATAAATTGAAAATTAGTCAGTTCTATCATCGCCTTATTAAAGAAAAAAAATACATTTTCTTTAGTATAGGAAAACATATTAATAAAAAATGGCATGACAGCAATCTTTCGTATATTTTGTTCATCAAATTTTGCAACAGCTTCATCCATTTTTACAATATAAGTTTCCATTAGGTCGTCATCCAATTCAAGAAAATCATCAAATGATTCAAATAATGGTTTATTATTACTAGATTGAAGCGCCCTATAAGTCATATAGTTTATAGTATCTCTTTCGGAAAATTCTTCTGCTGTTGCCCCAAGAATACTACGTTTTTTTAAAAGAGCAGTGGTTAATTCTTTTTTTTTGTCTTTAATAATTTGTTTAAGATATTCTTGTTGCTCTGGAATAACCTTATTCATCATAGTCATTGTGGGAATATTTTTTTCATTATCAATAATGGCGCCTCTTAAGAAAATAATATTTTCTTCATCAGCTTTAGTCCATTCCCCTATTTCATTAAGCATTTTCATTCTTTCTTCATAGGATGGAATACCTTCTTTAATATATTGATTGTAGAACAGCTGTTTTTTATTAGCTATTTCAATATTTTCTAATTCACTAAAATGTTTTATATAAACATCTAGTTCTGGAATAAAAGTATGCCCACGAACAATTTCGTAATAAATTGTTTTAAGCTTTTCTACTTCTGTTTGTAATGAACCAACCACATTATGATACAGGTTCTAATGGGGCCACTTTATATGTACTTAATGTATCATCATAAAGCTTTTCCATAGTTTTGAAATCATTTTGTGATATAGGAGTTCTAGCTGTAAACCAAAAACTAATTAAATAAGAAAGTTTTTTAATAATTTCATTATAGAAAGGATTATTTTTATTTTCAAATTCTTCTAGTTTAGATACCTTTTGGGCATAATCATCCGACTTAGTAGGATCACCATCTCCAAAAAGAGGTTTATATCCCTTACCATCTTCATCGACATTAATTAAAAATAAAGCTAACCATTCAATAGTATCATGATGAGATTTCATTTCTGCTGTATTATCAAAAATATCAACATAAGAATTCTGAATACCAGAAGCTTCCGCATTATAAGAATTAATTTCTAATAAAAGGCTAGTTTTTTTTTGCGCTAATATTTGATCTTCTTCTGGTGTTTCTGGCTTATTAACTAGCGTTTCAAAAAATTCTTTTTCAAGTATTTTAAGTTTATCTTTAAGTTCTTGAAGTCTTTTAATTTCTGCTTCTGTAAGTGGTCCTCCATCATTAGCATATCTTTTGGCAACTAAAGAATATGGCATAAGCCCTTCTTTCAAATAATGAGCTAAACTTTTAGAATAGAATAATTCGGCACCTTTAGATAATTTACGATCTGGTTGTTGAATAGATACTTTAACAGTTTTTATTTTTTTAATTGGAGAAGTAGTTGTGATACTTTTACCATTTTCTTCCCGTGTTTCTATAATTTGTTCTTCTACTTCTTTATTAATTAAAGTCTCATACAAATATTTAATATTGCTCATATTTATTACTTATTATACTCGATTGGGTTACTTATTACAACTCTTTTTATTATCTTTTGTTTTTCGGTCGCCTGTTGTAATTTTTGTGGGTTAATTTGAAAATCAAAATAATCTAAAAAAGTCAATAATGTCCTTGAAGTATCATTGCCCTCATCAAGTATTTTCTTCCTAATATAATCATGATATTCTTTAGTAAAATAATTAATATCTTTTAAGTAATTTTCATCGACATTAACAGAAGCTTTCCTTAACATTGTTTCATGTTGTTGCTTGATATTTTCTAGTATTTCTAAAAAGTTCTTATAAAGAGAAGTAATTTCTTTTTGTGTTTGTAGCGTCACTAAATTATTTTCTGGACTATTATTCATAACTGCGCCTTTTACCAATAATACTTACACATAAATAAATAAAAAAGCCCATCTTTCGATGGGCTTGATATATATGAATAAACTGAAAATTAGTAAAGATAATTATTTGTTACGTCTGTAAATAAGCAGTTTACATCTTCTATTGTGTAATTGTAAGTAGCACCAACATTCCCTACTGCGTTATTGAACGAATAACTAGTTACAATAGCACTTGGTAATGTAATACCAAGTCCACCAATAATATATGTATTATTAGCAGCGCCAGTGCCGACTGGAATAGCTACTGAAGTTCCATCAACAGCTATAGTAGCCTTAAAGGGAGGTTTAGCTACCTTTAGAAAATAAGGAGCCACAGTTACTTGGGAACCAGTAATAGCCCCACCTAATGAGCTTAATTGATCCGTAGGAATATCTAAAGTAAATTTCAAAGAACTAGCTGTATTACCAGTAATTGCTTGAGTATTTGGATTATAAATACCAGAAACGTGAGATGAAATAACTGGAGTAAATGAACTAGGCATATTTCCTGGAACTGCATAGTTATTTCCAATAGGTTGTGCGGCGAAAAATGGTTGTCCTACACCTTCAAACCCGAAATCTGCCATAGCAAATCCACCATTAGAAATATCAACTGAAAATGATGATAAAATTCCTGAAAGTATAAATCCATTAGGAGAAACGTTAATAGTAGCAATGTTACCAGCTAAAGCATCACCAGTAAGAGCTTGAATGAAAGTAGCATCAATATAATTTTTATCAGGTGAAGCGCCACCAGTTACGTCACCAGCAAAACTAGTTCCAGTAGGAGGTAAAGGAACATAAGATTTAACTGTTGATTTACAGGTAGTTACTGATGTTTGATAACGGCCCAATGAACCGATTTGACCGAAAGAAAGAACGTCTTCTGCTGGTTGAGTAACATCACAACTAGCTGATTGAACTGGCAAATTACGGACATAACCACCGAAGGTAGTTATCGTCACAGATTGTCCGACATATAATATTCTTGAAGGCATATGGTTTAAAATTATTTATTCTTATTTATTATTACAGTATTTTTTTTTCATTGTGAAAGTAATTAATACTTGACAAAGATTAAAATTTATCTTACTATATTATTTACACGTTATGTTGTTAGATAAAAAAAGTAATTTAAAAAAAATTGTAGTTTATTGTTTTACTAATAAAAAAAATAATAAAAAATATATAGGGGGTACAAAAGTTCTTTATCAAAGATATATCTCCCATAAAAATGGACATAGTAATGCTCCAAGATTTACTAATGCTATACAAGAATATGGTTTTGATAATTTTGAATTTTCTATTTTAGAAGAATGTACGTTAGAAAATTTAAAGGAAAGAGAAGAATATTGGATTAAATTTTATAAAACAACTGATACTAATAATGGTTATAATATATGGGAGGGAGAAAAAGCTAAACGATTACCTAGGACACAAGAAGTTAAAGATAAAATTATACAAACATTAAATAAAAATTTTCCAGAGGGACGTATTGGAGAAAATAATGCTTCTTATGGCAAAAACCATTCAGAAGAAAGTAAGAAACTTATAGGAGAAAAATCTAAGGGTAGAATACCTGTTCATAGAAAACCCATATTAGCATTCAATCAAAATAATAATAAAAAATTTGATTGTATGACTCATGCAGCTAAAGAATTTAATATTAGTAGAGCATATATAAACAAACTTATTAAGGAAAATAAATCTTATAATGGATACTTTTTTAAATATATTTAATACGTATGTAACGCCAGTGTTTGCACCTGAAAATCTACAAAACTCATATTTTTAGGCATAGTTTTAAAATCCCCCTGTCTTGGAACATCAACGACTTGAGTTTTCATAATCCAAGGTAAATATGTATTATCATTACCTAAACTATTAAAATTATAAGGAATACCAGTATAATTTCCCATGGCATCAAATGGCAAACCCGTTTTAATATAAAAAGGAGAATACATCATATCTTTAAGAATACCACAAACAGCCATCCTTTGATATTCGGAATCAGCTATAATAATAGCACGAATTGTTTTCTTTTTATTTTCAATACCACCTAAAGAAAATGGAACAGGATTATCCATTTTAGTTCTTAGAAATATAATAGGAGATGTTTCGGCGTCTAAATCAATACCAGTTGGACTTTGATAATATTTTCCATTTGTAGTATAATCTGTCTCGAAAAGTAATTTATATTCTGGTTGATCTGATATTTTAATATTAAAATCTTTCACCGAATAATTTCCACTAATTATTGTATTTGTTGGTAATTTCGTATTAAAAAAAGCGGCTCCATTATAATGATTTATACTAACTAATCCAGATTGTCCAATATTAACATAATTTCCATTAAGATATAATCCACTTATTACATTGGCCCCACTAATTGATATATCATTCACTAATGACTTAAATGGACACGCATAAGCATATTCATTACTTATATATGAATTAATAGGATAAAATAAACTCGAATAATTAGTAAAAGCTTGACCTTGTGATAAAATTTTATTATCAATAAGCAGCATAAAAGAACTAGTTAATTTATTATCATAATGTGGTTGAATTCCCATGTTATACCTCAAATCTTTCTCGAAAATCTTCTAACATTTTTAATAAATATGGAGAGGTATGCATTGCGGCCCCAGGTCTATATTCTGGTGTAATTTGTAAACCCATAGTTGATCTTGATCTATTACTTTCGCCATATAAATAATGAGATAAATTTGTGATACCCTCTTCTTCTATTCCACTTACCCATGAATTTCCTTCTTCCCAAGGCATAGGAGTTTGCGCCTCAATTTCTTTTTTACTTGGGCAAGGAATACGAAAATACCAATAATTTTCTTTTCTAACCGTTTGTTGAAAATTATCTAAATAAGCATCTAAATAATCTCTTAAATTTTCAATGGGTTGTTCATCAACTGGAAAACCAATATAAGAAAATAAATTACCATATCCATCTAATAAACCGCTTTCATTTTCAGCATTTGGCCCCCTTTCTATTTCTTGAGTAATTTTACTATCATTAAATTCTTTAAATAACTCTTGTTTCGCATGCTGATAAGTTTCATCCATAATATCATAAGCATCTTTCTTAAATTTAGGAGAATCTAACATCTTGTTAAATTTTCTTCCGAAACTTTTAGCATTAATTTTAGCGGAAAAAGTAGCCATATTAATTTATCCTTTTAATTTCAAAATCTTCTAATATTTTTGGATTTTTTGTTTTATTATTTAAAATTTGTCCTATATACTGACTGGTAACATTAAAATAACTAGCAGCCTCTCTAATAGAATAAAATTTTATTAGTTAATTTGTAAATTCCAGATTTTTTTGAAATTATTTTTAAATTTATCATACTTATATGATACTACATTTTGCGTTCTAAATCAAATATATAATACATAGACTGAAAGAAATAATCAACTTTAAAATCAACATCGTCAAGTAAATATTCTTGATTATCTATCTGTATTTTTTGCGTTTTACCAACAATAATAAAATCTCTACAATCTTGTCTAACTTTAATAGAAACAGGACCATCAGATATATATTCATTAATTTCTGATTGTAATTGGTCACTTTTATCTTTACTCGCATATCTATCATTATATCTAATAAGTGCTGGAAATACACCAGTAATAGGAGTATAATTATATAATTCAGTTGATTGACTTGATCCAAATCCAAAAAGAGCAGAAGAATTTTGTGGTAATATTTGTTGTTTTATAGGTTCTTTAAATATAATAATTTGACGACTCCAAGAATCAAATATATTTTGAAATACTCCTGTAGAATTTAACATTTCTGTTGATGAAATTAAACTTGACATATTAAACGTCTCTTAGACTTGTATATCCTTCATTCCAATATGGTGCCGAGATAGTATCATCGCCATTCACAGCTAATGGTTTACCTCTATTAATCTTATACGCACCAACAAGTATATCAAAAGTTTTCATTTCATCTTTTCTTAAAGAAATAAGAGTTTGCGCCATAGAATTTTTATTTACTCTTGTATATTCTCCGCCACCAAAAGCATCTTTTACAGATAAAAGAGAATCACTAGCCAAAGCATTCATAAGATTATTAACCTGTTGTTGTAGATCATATAAACGATATAATTGTTTTATAATGGCTACAGCGTCAATACTAATTTCGCTTCCATCGCAATAATTAATTTCTAATGTACTTGAATTAATTTGAAAATCTTCACAAAGGAGACTATTAATAGTACCAATTTTTCCTCTAATCCAAAATGAAATTGCAGGAATAGAAGTATAAGTTGGCTCAAAACTTTCTTCGTATATTTCATTAGCAATATCTATAATCTTCATATATTTATATTACACTTTTTAATACAATCTTACCATATTGATAAAAGTCGAAGTTCCTGAAGGTATTCCAGGTGTCAAATTATTAGATGGAGCTGATTCAATAATTGGATTACCTGATGCACCAAAAGTAGTAGCGGAAGATAATACAATAGGAGTAGACCCTGCGACAGTTGTAATAATAGTATTAAGACTAATAGATGCCAATCCAGTTGTTGTAGCGGTCGTTCCGCTAAATGGTAAAGCAATTTCTTTAGATACAAATGCTCCAGAACCACTCCATAATTTAGTAGTAACTATACAATCAATACCGACACTTCTAGCTGTTAATGATGATAAAGTTAGCCAAGTTCCAGGACCAACATTTCCAGAAAGGATATTAAAATACGTATTAGAAGAAGTCAATATGGTATTTAATTGTAAACCAGTAATAAATTGCGAACCAAAATATGTATTAATTGTAGGATTTTGTTGCGTACCACCAATAATGATACCAGTAGATGATGTCAAAGATACTCCAGTAATATATCCTGATGGATTAGAATGGTAAGGATAATATATACCAGTAGAGCTTCCACTCCAAGTATTAAGGGCGTTTACAGCATTCTGCAAACTAGTTCCAGTAGTAAGTAAATTTGCTGCTGATGCAAAATTTCCAGTTTGACTTGGTAATATGAATCCGCTTGGATTTCCTGCATTTGGATAAAAAGCCCCAGTTTGGCTACTTGTAATAAATGTACCTGTTTGAGAAGATAATGCAAAATTTGAACCATCGAATCTTATAATAGAGCTACTTCCAGTACTTAGTAACATACCATTTATACCAGTAAAAGTTAAGTTACCAGAAATAGATAATCCAGTTATATTAATAGTCTGTACCCCCCCGATCTGAGAAGATGTAATATAATTATTTGGATTTGAAGCGGCATAAAAAGCGCCCGTCTGTGACGGTAATATGAATCCGCTTGGGTTTCCAGTTAATGGATAAAAAACACCAGTTAAATTTCCAGTAGGAGTTGATCCTCCACCAAATGCCCCAGTTTGATTAGTGGTAACAAATACACCAGTTTGACTAGGCAAAATAAATCCACTTGGGTTTCCAAAATTTGGATAGAAAGCTCCTGTTTGAGATGTAGTAATAAAGCTCCCCGTATTACTATTTAATGTATAAAGTCCAGAGTTAAAACCAGTCAAATATCCAGAAGGATTACTTGATAAAGGATAAAATGCTCCAGTTAAATTTCCAGTTGGTACAGAAGTTAAAAAGTTTCCTGTTTGACTTGGTAATATAAAACCACTAGGATTACCAAAATTAGGATAAAATACACCTGTTTGAGAATTTGTAATAAAATTACCCGTATTTAACCCAGTAATATATCCTGATGGATTATTAATAGAATAGAATTGCCCAGTTTGATTTATAGTAACTACTTGATTATTATTTTGATAAATATTTCCAAAAACATTTAATCCACTTGATGTATTGAAAATAACTTGTGGAATATAATTAAAAACACCAGAAATGCCAGTATTTAATGAATATGCGAAAATTAATTCAGAAGATAAAGTTCCTCCAGAAATTGGATTATTATATATAGCCCAAGTAGATACCTGACTTCCAGTTCCTCCTGCCCCACTCACCCATCCTTGACCACTAAATATTAATGAGGCTGAATTTTGTACTGGATTACCAGTAGTTGCTAAAGTATTATTGCCTATAAATAATATCCCAGAAATTCCTGTATTTATTCCAGTATATGTAAAATAATGTGTTCCACTTAAATAAAAAATTCCAGTAGTAAAATCCCCCGCTTTATTTAAGGGTATATATCCCAATGCTGATTGAAAGGCTCCTGTTTGATTTGTAGTTATAAAATTACCAGTATTACTGTTAAGTGTATATAGTCCACTGTTAAATCCAGTAATATAACCACTAGGATTTGTATTTAATGGATAATATAATCCTGTAGAATTTCCAGTCCAATTAGAAAGAGTATTACCAGTTAAACCTAAATTAATAATTGAAGCAAATGCGCCAGTTTGACTTGGTAATATGAATCCGCTTGGGTTTCCAACATTAGGATAAAAAGCACCAGTCTGAGACGGTAAAATAAAACCACTAGGATTACCCGTTAATGGATAAAAAATACCAGTATAATAACCAGTATTTACAGTCGAAATATAATTATTAGGATTTGAAGTTGAATAAAAAGCTCCAGTTTGTCCAGTAGTAATGAAAGCTCCAGTTGCACCAGTTACTACAAATATTCCTGTTTGGTTATTAGTAATAAAGTTTCCAGTTTGAGATGATAAAATAAATCCTGAAGGATTTCCAGTAAGAGGATAGAATGCTCCTGTTAGTTGGCCCGTATTAACTGAACCACCAAAAGCACCAGTTTGACCTGTTGTAACAAAAATACCTGTTTGAGAATTTGTTATAAAATTTCCTGTGTTAGAATTTAAGGTATATAAACCACTATTAAATCCAGTAATAAAACCTGAAGGATTAGTATTTAAATAATATGGGGTTAAACTTGCCGCCGTAATATAAGCGTTAGGATTTGATGAGGAATAAAATGCTCCAGTTTGCGATGGTATAATAAATCCAGATGGATTTCCTATATTTGGATAAAATTGTCCAGTTTGATTATTAGTAATAACTGAATTTCCATTAATAATAAAGTTGGTTCCACTAAAAATATAACCTGATACATTTCCAGAAATTATATCATTTCCAATACTAAATGAATTTCCACTATGATAGTTTGTACCCGTTAATAAAGAAAAACCTAATGGATTTGAGGCGGCATAAAATGCTCCAGTTTGCCCTGTAGTTATAAAAATTCCAGTAGAATTTTTATTTACATAAACTCCCGAATCATAACCAGAAAGTGTATTAATTAAACTAACCAAAGTCGAACCAGTAATTGCTAAATTAGAAATTGTACTAAAAGTATTATTACTATAACCAGATAAAGAATTAATACTAACTGATAATCCAGAACCAGTTAATAATAAATTATTTGTTGAGGCAAATTGTCCAGTTTGTCCTGTTGTTATAAATGTTCCAGTGCTAAATCCAGATAAAGAATTTATTAAACTAACTAAAGTACTTCCAGTAGACGCCAAATTAGTAATTGTCGCATAAGTATTAGAAATACTTACAGTAGTAGAATAATTAGATGTTAAAAATCCAGAAAGAGAAGTTATATTAGCTTGTAAACCACTTCCAGTTAAATTTAAGTTAGAACTAGTAGCGAAAATACCAGTTTGTCCAGTAGTAATGAAGTTTCCTGTATTACTATTTAATACATATAACCCAGAATTAAATCCAGTAATAAAACCAGATGGATTATTAATAGAATAAAATTGTCCTGTTTGACCTGTGGTTATAAAAATACCTGTTTGAGAATTTAAGGTATATAACCCAGAATTAAAACCAGTTAAATATCCAGCGGGATTACTAATTAAAGGATAAAAAATACCTGTTAATTGTCCAGTATTAGCTGATCCACCAAATGCCCCAGTTTGCGAGGGTAATATAAATCCACTTGGATTCCCAGTTAATGGATAAAATAAATTATTAACATCTTGTCCGCTTAAAATAAGTTGTGCGACACGAAAATTTTGAGGCATAAATTATTTAAGTTCCCAATGATACCAATAATATATATCCAGTATTTTTTAAATAATCAGAAAAATTAATTTGAAAACCACTATTTGTTATGTTCGATAAATTAAATATATAACTATAATTATCAATATTATTTTCTATATCACAATCGACGGATGCAGGAGCATTTTGTAAAATATTAGGATATGTTATAAATTGCGTATTAACTCCACTTAGTAAAGAAGTAGAAAAATAGAAATCTTGTCCAGTGATAGAAATTGGTGTAAACGGTAAACCTTCAGTAGCAAATACGCTTGGATAAGTGAATACTTTTCCATAAAGTACATTAGAAGTAGAAAAACCATTAGAAATACCTATACTATATCTTCCCATATTAATAGGTAAATTAATAGTTTGGGCCGCTGGAATATAAATATTGATTAAGCCACTAGCAGCATTAACAATACTTGGAGAAATATTTAATAAAAAACCCGTATCAGAAAAATAATTTTTTATATAACCGCTTATATTATATCCACTTAAATTAATGGGCGCACCATTACTACCAGTCAAATTTAATGAAAGACTAAAATCTGAACCTTGCCCCATTGAAAGATCATATGATAATGCCATAAATATAATTACACAAAAATGTAATTATTAAACGAACATTTCGGTGTTAAGTATATATCCAGTATTTTTTAAATAATCAGAAAAATTAATATAGAATCCACTTGTGGTAATACCAGAAGTACTATATAAATATGTAAAATTATCTATGGAGTTTTGAAAGAATGAATTAATTGTAGTTGGAATCGAGCTAATAACAACTGGATAAGTTATAAATTGACTATTTAGTCCACTAGTCAATCCAGTAGTCCAATCATAATTTTGAAGGCTGCTATTAATATTATTACTACCACTCAAAACTATCTGAACTCCATTGTTAATTGGTATTAGAACAACTCCATTTGACATATATAATATAAATTACACTAAAATAATTTATTTTTTAATATTTGATAAACCACCATTCGTGTAAACCAACATTTGATTTGAAGAAATAATAATATTCGTTGTTAATCCACCCACCATTGAATTATAAGAGATACTAGAAATATTACTACCATTTCCATTAAATTTACCTACAAATAAATTTTGATTATTACTTAAAGTTACAGAACTTGAATACACTCCTGAAAGAGCAAAAGATGGTAATATTCCTTTGGATATATTCGACGCATTCAAACTAATTATATTTGATCCATTTCCAGAATAAATACCATTATAAGTTCCAGTAAAAGTATTATTTTTTGCTGAAAAATTAACTATATTAGAATAGGTTCCAGATAATAATGAAGATGCGATAATACCATTCATGATATTATTAGCATTAAGATTTGTTATATTAATTCCATTACCTGATATTCCTCCGCCGACAGTTAAACTACCTCCTATACTTACTGACCCATCATTGAAAGTATAATTACCTATTCCTGGCATTGGATTTCCAAATAAATCTGTATTATCATGACTAGATACATTAATAGAAGGTGCCCAAGTAAATATATTATAATTCATTGAGCTATCGTAACTATTACCACTGACATTTAATCCAGTAAATGCCCCGCCAGCTACGAATCCTTGCCAGATTGCATTAGATACACCTGCTACATATTCAACTACATTCCCTGTTATCCAGATGTTCGTAAATGAAGTATATATAGTTCCTGGATAAAAATAGAATGCACAGGGAGGAAATGGTTCAGCTCCTACATTAGTTGAGTTATTAAAGAAACTTAATATCCTTACATGATTATTGGCTATAGTTATATTAACTCTATCAAATCCTATAGCTTCTACTCCGTAATCACAATCCAGTATTTGATTATTTTGAATTATTACATTATGTGCCCAACCCGTATCTCCAGGTATGCCAACGTCACAACCTTCTAGATAATTGCCTTCAATCAATACATCATGCTGCCAACCACCTAAACCGATACCAAACCATGAACCTTTTGAATATATAGGATAATTTGTACTAACTAATATAACTTTATTATTTCTTATAATACCAGATATAGTTTGAGCTGGTTCTGAATTACTACCAAAATTATCTCCACCACCTGCTAATGCTATACTAGTTATACCTCCTCCACCCCTGAATTGAGATACTTCACATTCTTCTATAATATTTCCTATACTATCTGGTAAATAATAATTTGCTATCACTATTCCCCAAGCCTCACTATTGCCACCAAATTTACCGCAGTTAATTACCTTAACTCTTCTTATACTATTTTCTGTACCAATCAATCCAACTCCACTATATGTATCTAAAACATTACTTACATTACAATCTATAGTTAAGTCTTGTATCTCATTGTTAGTAACTGAACCAAAATTTCCCATTACTGATACTCCTGAACCTCCTACAAAAGTTGGTGCTACTAATTGGACTATAGTATTATCAATGCCACTACCGCATACTTTCTGTCCAGACTTTAATCCATATCCTTGCCACGATCCTTTAGTTTGGAATGTACCTGTTAATAAGTGAATAGTAGAATTTGCTGGGATTAGACCCATATTCAAATCGAAATTAGTATTATTTGAACCGTCTAATGGATTATCAATCGTACCACCCATTGGAACAATATTACCTGTTGGTACGGGAGAAATCCAATACTCATTGGGTATTGTAGTCGATGCTATTACTGAATAAGTAATAAATAACAATAAAGTAATTATTTTTGTTAACATAAATTATATATTATTGTATGATACTACCACTCATACCAGTACCATAAAGCATTTCGTGAGGATGTAATGTTAGAAAGTCATTATTAACCGAAATTGTACCGATAATAGCATTGGCGGTACTAACGTTATTACTAAATATAATAGTAGTACCTTGAAGATTGAATACTCTAACATCATAGGTATTATTGTTAGTATAACCTGTAGAAGTCATAGTTGCTTGATTGGTAGCGTAAATACCAATTGAACCAGCAAATACATTAGCTTGATTGGTATAATCAACAACATCTGCTACCCAATTTGTCCCGTTAACCCAGTGTGAATCTGATAAACCTGATGATTGCACAAAAAAGTCTAAGACGTGAGAATAAGGAGCATTGACCGACATGTCTGGTCTTCCTCCGTTTTCCGTGACTCCGTTATTAAAATAAGCATTCCCCAACGATAGAAATCCATTGTTGAAATTTGCCTCATTACCGAACGTGCAATATTGTCCGACACCATTTTCATTCACTGCAACCATGCAATTCGCCGTGCCGATTGTCACCGTGCCCTGGCCTGGTGCCCAAACTATCGTATTTGTCCCGCTAATTGTTGTCGGCACCGTCTGTTGAAGCGGATAATTTACCCCTACATCATTCAAGTTTGTATGCCACGTAAAACCGCACTGATTGGCTGACAAGTATTGAGGAAACTGGATGAAATCGAGGTTGCCCAGGAATCCATCCGCAGTCCAAATGTCGAATACATTAGTTTCATTCGGAAATGCCCCATAAAAAGTATCTGATCGAAAACTAATATGTTGACCATTTGTAGCATATAACCCAATAGCGGCAAGATAATTACTCGTTCCAAATACTCCATTTCCTGCAATATGACAATCTTCAAAATGAACAACGCTATTCCAGATCTCAAATTCGCAAAGATTTGTGGGATAATTGGCGAACATACCTTCATACTCACCGCCCCTAAAGAATAAGGTACTACCACCTACCCATGGCGAAACTTTCACCGCCTGTTTATCACTTCCCCCGTTGTTGTACGAAACCTCTAGGTGGAGGCAGTAGGCGTCTAATTGTATGTCGATGCAATTATGACGTTGTGAATCAACAACACTGGTCGGTGAAGAATTATTGTCATCCAGGGTGTTCATGTCGTTCAGCGTGATTATGCTCTCGTCACCGCCCTCGCTCGACGTCTGCGATTGTGCAACCGACTGGGCCACATAAACCTTGTTGCTCCAACAGTTACCCATCATACAATGTCTAATATCGAATTGCGGTGTATTAATAATCTCTACATTCCTCCAGAGGTTTGAAAAGTGAACAAATTCTGTTTTTAAATCTTCGAAATAGCTAAATCCTAATACCCCATTTTGGATACCTACAACGGATGGATCGGGGGCATTTGTTCCTTGTCTCTCAATTGTTAGACCGTGATAATAAGCTCCATTGCCTAACTGTCCTTGTATTGATTGGCTGTGTATAAACACTGACCCAACGAAATTACTAGGGACTACTATGGTTGCATTCCTAATTTCAATATGTCCCCCAGTCCAAGCAACTCCAGATGTGATATAATACGTCTGCCCCTGCCCATCCCATATCAGGATGTTGCCCGCGTTCATGGCGGTAACTGAATTGCTCAAAGCCAAAGTATCATTTGCTATACCGTTACCAACTGCACCATATTGCATCGGTGAAATAAAGGTAAAATTAGTAACAAGATTTGGTATTGGTGGAATATATGCAGCATAAACTGGACAAAGAGAAATCCCAGTCAAGAATAAAAATCCAATAATTATCTTTAACATTTTATTTTTTAACATCTTCATATTATACATTATTATTAATTAGTTGTCCAATATTGTCCATCATTTATCATTGTATACGCTTCTCCAGGATTTATTGAAAAAGTACTTGATGATACATTTGAATAAATTTTATCTGTTCCATTTCCAGATAAAGTAATTGTAACACTTCCTCTATTTTTTAGATAATAAAGTCTTCCAGTACAAGAATTTAATGCTGGCAAAGTCCAAATTATACCACTGCCACCCGTAAATACATAAAAAGAACTATTTGATAATAATTGAGTCCCAGAAATTAAAATAGGACTATAAGTAACATTTCCAATCATTGATATGCCACTAAAAAAAGTTGAATTATTATTAAATGTAACTGGACCATTTACTGCGCCCCCAACAACAGGTAAAAAGTTTTTTCCTTCACTAAAAGGATTACCACAAGCATCACGAATTAATAAATAACCAGTTTGATTTAAATGTAATCCATCTGTCGAATAAAAATTTGGTGTCCCATTAACAATAAATATTCCAGCATCTCTATATGGTTCAACTACATCAGAAATTTCAATATAACCAGCCAATCCTGAAAAATTATAATTTCTTAAATAATCATTAAATTGTACTCTATACGAATTACCATTGGTTAAAGATTGACCAGTATAAGAGGTATAATTATCACTACTAGTTGCGGAAGGATAAATCGTCTGCCAATAAATAGGTATGTTTCCAGAAAAAGCGTTAATAAACGTATTAACATTAACCATAAACTGGTTAAAGGTACTAGAACCTAAAAGAAAATCATTAATACCAAGATTAGTAATAATATGAGTGGCATATGGCGCTAAAGTTAATTGATTAGTATGATTAGTTGGAAAATTAGATAAATATGCGCCTGGTTGAGAACAATTACAACTACCATAATATCTATCTATTACTCTGCTATACCCCATAGCCATTTGCGCATCTATTGAATCGTATAATCCCCTTAATCTACTATCACCTAATAATAATACGGAAGTTTTAGTTGTTGGCCCGATAATTGCTAATGGAAAAAATGTAATACTTTGAGGAGTAATACCACCACCAGTTACAAGATTTGGAGTAGTAGCTCCAAAATTAGAACCTTCTCCACCACTAGCCCAACCATAATTGGAATACCAAATCCCACCAGAAGATGAAAACCACGAACGAATCCAAAATTGTTCATTATTAGGAATGCCAGTTACTAATGTTATTGGATCAGAAATAATCATACCTCCATTTTGTATAACACCAGTTTGTTGCCCATTAAAAAGTACTTGAGTATAAGTGCCACTTGGATATTCAAATGAAGCGCAAATTTGACCAGAATTTGCATTAAGAGGAGAACTTGAATCTAAAACAAAATTTCCAAACGCAATAGATGCCTGATTAATATTATCTTTAGCGGTATGGCTTGTTCTTGACATCATTTGATTATTGCCAGCGGTAAATGCTTCGTTAAAAAGTCCGCGTGTTGCTACAAATCCAGACTTTAAAATACTTGGAGAAAATAAACCAGTTTGATTTGTATTTACAACAGTATTAGGGCCAACGGTAAGAATTCCCCCTGATGCCGATACTAAATTATTTGTTAATGAAATTTGATTAAATGATGCTATCATAAAAATTTACCACATAACCATCGTATGTAATCTGTATCCAGACACAAACAAAAGGTCAGAAAAATATATATTAAATCCACTTGTACTTACACTATTTATGAAGTGTTGGTATGTAGAATTATCTATATTATTTTCTATATCGCATATACAACAAACTGGTTGACTAGGAATGTTATGACTAAATATTATACCAGTATTATTAATTCCACTAGGTAAAATAGTATAAAATCCAGTAGAACGAGTTCCTATATTTTCTCCTATATAAATATTTTGACCAGAACCAGACACATATAAATTATCATTTCCTATAACTGAAAAATTTCCAAATACTCCACCACCCGTATTTCCGATAATAATATTTTGACCCGAAGCTGCTACAGTAATTCCTTGAATACCAGTAATATTAAAATTTCCAAATACACTATTATTACCAGTATAATTAATAACAATAGTATTACCAGTATTATAAACAGAAATGCCACTGGCACCACTTATATTAAATAATCCAGTTATAAAACCAAATGATCCTGTGCCACCACCATTTACTCCAGAAAGAATTGTAGCTGACTGAATTAACCAATTACCTGATAAAATTTTATTTTTCCAATCTATAGAAATATTTCCAAAATTATCTAATAACAATCTGTTATCCCAATTTATAGAACTAATTAAATTATTGTCTAATAACAATCTGTTATTCCAATCTAAAGAAGCTAAAGAAGTATAATCTCGTAAATATCTATTAGTCCAATCTATAGAAGGTACACCGTTTGCGTCTATTGAATTTCTAGTATTAATATTTACTGACGATACATTATTTTGATCTAATAGTGCAAAATTAGAATTATCTAATTGTAAATGTCCGCCAGATAGATGAACATTAAATGGAGAAACAAAAGTTTTAGCACCCGAAATAGTTTGCGCGCCAGTAGTATAAACCAACCATGGATTAAAATTAAATATATATCCCGATAAACTTTGTAAAGATGCTACTGAAGAAAAAGCGCCAGTTTGTCCAGTAGTTACAAATCTTCCAGTTTGACTTGGTAATATAAATCCGCTTGGATTTCCTATGTTAGGATAAAATGCCCCAGTTTGATTAGCGACAATTATTTTAGAACCATTAATAGTTACCCCAGGAGAACCAACTTGTATTTGAACACCATTGTTAGCATTAATTTGAATATTTTGACTATAATCACTTATATCAAGATAAGTTTCGTTTACCGAGCCTATAGAATCTCCTAATAATACAGATTGTTCAGGGATATTAACACTAAATAATCCAAAGGGATATGGAGAACCAGTTATAAAAACTATACCGCTTGTAACTGAAACAGTATTTAATGATTTAATGTATCCAGATGGATTCGAAGAATATGGATAAAATATATCGTAAATAGATATTCCGCTAATTAAAATATTAGTTCCAAAATTACCTTCCCCACCAACATCTAATGTATATTGAGGATTTATTTGATTAATGCCTACTCCATTATTAGAACCTACAAGACATATATCCCCATTACTATTACCGATAACAGCATTGGGTGTTCCATATATATCTAATTGATATTGAGGGGTAAGTGTATTTATTCCTATTTTTTGACTGACATCTATTAAATCTGGAAACTTTCCCGTAGTAATAAAAACTCCAGTTTGCCCTGTGGTAACAAAATTTCCTGTGTTAATGTTTCCACCACTTCCTCCACTAAAATTAGCTAATGCCCCAGAAAGATAACCAGTTGTGATAAATCCACTTGGATTAGTTAGAGGATAATAAGTAAAACTATTTTGTAAATTAATTGAAGCAACTGTAGAATTTAAGTGGTTTATATCAATGAAATTACCAGTTTGTCCAGTTAAAACAGCGCCAGAATTAATATATGTATTATATGTAACTCCAGTAGTTAAAATAAAATCATCTATTAATTCAACTATAAATCCTGAAAGTTCAGAAGTTTCTAACTGGTATAACTTAATAAGGTTATCGAACATAGATATTATTGCTTTGACCTAAAATAAAAAAATTTAATATTTATACATTAGATTACACAAAAACAATAAAGACACCTAGTGATTAGGTGCCTTTAATTTAATAAATATGAAAACCGAAATATTATCGACCTTCTTTGAGAATTTTTTCTACTTCTTTAGAAATAGTAATTGGTTTTGAAATGTGTTTTGGCCTGCGAAGAGAATTAATATAAGAGTTAAATTCTTTAACTAAATTTGCGCGCAAACGTTCCGTACTTTCAACAATTATAGCTCCAACGTAACGAGCTTCTTGTTCTAAATCAGCACGATTCATTTCATCTAATTTTTTTTGATAATCTTCTAAACTTAGAGTGTTGTAACGTGACATTTGATTAAAACCCATAATTTCATCTAAAGTAGTAGGCTCAAAAGTTTCTTCCTTACCAGTTATTTCAATAATTTTTTTCTTTGACATATTATATAATAATAATTATACCTTAATTTTCAATAAAAAGATGGGGAAATTTGTCAAATAAAAAAGAGAGATAATTTCTTATCTCTCTAATTTTAATTTTGAAACTAATTAGATAGCAATACCTGCAATTGCGCGGGCATCGAGACATACTCTGCCTTCCTCAAGGAAGCCATAGAATCCAATCTTCTCAACTCTGCTACCGTACATGTCAAATTGACCGTCGGGGAGAACATTAAATGTACCACCAGATTCAGCTTGACGAGCTACAGGACGTAAGAAAGAACCGCGAGTATTATCAATACCAACCAAAATTTGATTAACAGTTGTTGACCAGCTACCACCTGGAGCAGGTAAGTTACCTTGTGAGTTACCACCAGCAAAAGAACCGAACAAAGTATTATACTTTTGATTTAGACCAAATTCGATCATTTCAACAATATTAATACCGAAGATAGATTGCATACCACCATTCTGATAAATTTCATTACGAAGATTTTCAGTAATCCATTGATCTTGACCAGCACGGTTTCCAGAAGCACTAGCGGTAGTATTAATTGGATTGTAAGCAAATGCACGGATCAAAGCCTTTACTTCAGGTGAAACATACAAATCAGTAATACCAGTTGAGAAAGGTTGAGTAGCTGTGTTACCAGAGAATGATTCATTAATCCTCTTGATACGAATCATTAAGTTGTTTAAGTCATTTAATACGAATTGACCAGCATTACCGCCAGCAATAACGTGTTGTAGAAGACCAGTATTAACTGTACGAGTCCAAGCTTCAGCAAGCGCCTTAAGGACAACAGCCCAAGCATTCTTTTCTTGTTTGATCAAGACTTCTTGAACCATACGTTCAATAGATTTGCTTACTACATCCAAACGACTTTTACGAGCATATTTCTTATTAAAAGAAACAGCAGAATCAAGACGATAAGTACTAAACTTTAATTCCTTAACACCTTCAGTTTGAGAAGTAGGAAGACCACCAGCCATATGTTGTGACCACACAGTAACATAACCAGTACCTTGATCAAAGAACAAATCTAATGGAATTGATGGATCAGAATCTTCATCAAATTCAATGTCACGATAAATCTGGGCGGCAGTACCAGCGGTTTCAAGAACTTGGCGGATTACTGGACCAAGAAATGTTGCTACAGCCTCAGTGGCTTCACGGGCAACAGTAGCATTCTTAGACCCCATGGCCTTAATAAGCTCTATCTGTTCTGGTGTATTTTTTAGTTTAATTTGCATATTAAATTTTCCTTATTATTTTTATGATTAGGCGATACTTAATTGTACTAATGCTGTGGTTGTACTATCACCATAACTATTTTGAGAAGCAGTTGAACCACCAGTACCGTAAGGCCAACCAGCAGTACCAAGAAAATGTCCAATAACAGGTGGATTAGTTAAAACTCCAGTGTTATATGATGTTGCGATAGCGCCATTAGTTCCCACATAAATTGGGGAACCAGCAGTAATTGCAGTACCAACTCCACCGAATCCATTACCAGTTTGGATACCGCTAATAATAAAACGGCCACGAGTAACGATAGGAACTACTTGTCCAGATAATACGGCTTCCATTTCGGCAGCCTTCTGTGGACGATACTTTAGGAATTCACCGTTTTCGTCTAATTCACGGACATCAAAAAGAGTCATACCAATAGCTGTATCTCCAGAGTTAGCTAGAGCGACAAATGCATTAGCGCCATAACGTTGACCAACGAAGTTGTTCACGTTATATAGACCCATGTTTCCGATCATTCCTTCTGGGTCGTTAATATCATTAACGAAACCGCTACCTACGATTTTAACAATTGAACCTTTGGTAGCTATAATATTATAGGTTGTATCAATTGGTGCGCCAGAGACAGTGAAAAGATTAATAACATCTTTTTCATTATAATCTCTAAACGGTCTTAATGTTTGTTGTGTTGCCATAAATTTGTTTTATTATTTAATTATTATCTACGAGTATTAACTATCATTTGATCCATCGCAAATGCTGCTGCATATTTTTGTACAAAAGTTTGTTCTTGAGCTGTTTGTGAATTTGGAATACCAGCTTCTTTCTTAGCATTATCCAAAGCATTATCAACTATAGCTGCTTTAGCTTCTTTTCCAAGTGGATCAGCTTCTCCATCTTTCATTTTTTTCTTTTTAGCTTCCATGTCATCATCCGCTTTAGACTTCTTAGAAGCATCTGACTTATCAGAAGAATCGTCTTTATCATCTCCGTCTTTACCATCTTTACCGTCTTTACCGTCTTTCTTCTTAAAAGGTTTGAAAAGTTTTTTAGCTTTAGTTTCCCACTTAGTAAATTCTTCATCTGATTTAATAGCTTTAATTTCAGATACTATTTCAGACATTTGTTCTTCGTCAAAACTAAACGCTTGAGATACTTTTTCCATACGAACATTAAAATTTTCTACCGCTTCTCTATCAGTTTTTTCTTGATTAAGTTTAGTAATTTCAGCTTGTAACTGTTTTAGAGTTTCTTTTGTTTTTTCGCTCTCTTGAGAAGCCGCCGCCAACTTATTATCAATTTCTTGTTTTTGAGCTACTAGTTGATTTTTTTCGGCCAACCAAACTTCATTACCCTTTTTAATTTCAGCAGAAAGTAATTCGGCAATAGGAGTGGCAATTGCTTGTTCGGCTGCTACAGCTTGCTTAATTTTTTCTTCCGTAATATCTTTGATAGTGTTGAACATAACGTATTGTTTTCTTTCTATTTTTACATTTGAAATATTAGATTGTGAAATATTTTTTAAATTTTTTTGTTCATCTGCTTTCATAATAGCATTTTTTTCACTTACATCTTTAATTAACTCATTAGGAGATACATTACCCTTTTTGTTATTATCATCTTTTAATTTAGGATTTGTTTTACTAGGTTTATTACTCCATTGAGCTGTGGGACTAGTTGTATGACATTGAGGACATTCTATATGACCATAAGGATTAATAACTAAAGATTTAGACCCTTTAGGAATATCCTTTTGGCAATTAGGACAAAAATAAAAATCATAAGCTGGAGTGCCAGTTAAAGCCGCCTCGCTATTTTCATTATTTTTTTTATCAGTTGTAATAGTAGCAACTCCTTTAACATCGGCTGCTGGTTTTTGGGTAAAACCAATACCCAAAGGAAATACATCGTCTTTTGGCATTCTATAAATTCTTTTACCATCTATTTCTCCAGTTCCTCCATTAATTCTTAAAGTTTTAGAAAGTTTTTCAATTTCAGATGCGTCAGAAATAATTTTACCTCCAAAAATATTTTTTTGTGTCTTGTTAAGTTCAACTATATTATATTCTTGAAAACCTAATTCCCAACTCGCACTAATAGACATAAAATCTTCTGAAGTAGGATCATTTGATTCTTCTAGTAAGCTGGCAAATTCAGGATTAATAATTTTCCAAACGATAGCCCCCAAAGTAATATTGAAAGGTGAATTAGAATTTTTAATATGCTCATAATCTAAAGGTTTATCTGTTCCAAATTCAGTGAATCCAGCCGATACAATAACACCGACAACATTATGTCTTTTATGTTCTATATTCGTAGGATTATGTATAAATTTATTATAAATAGCCAATGCGGTTTTTGTATCTATAACATCATCGTTTTTGTTAACTCTATTAGCTACGAAAGCTGGAAAGGCAACATACATAAAAGCTTCATTATCTTTAGGAAGGTTGGGAATAGATTTTCTTAATTCTTCTAAAGATGCTTTAGCTAAAATTAAATCTTTCTCTTCGCTAACTGTACATTTAACAGCCGAAGCAAATATTGATTTATATTTAAAATCTTGCATTACGTTTTAATTACACACAAATTAACATCCTATCACTCCAGAATTACAAATAGATGACCAAGTTAAAGACATCGCAATGGATAAATCTCCGCCATTTCCTAATGGATAATAATTATTAGTAGGATTAGAATACGAAGTATCAGAACCAGTTGGAACTAATCCTTCTCCTTGAGTACCAGAAAATAATAAATCTAAAAATGGATAATAAGTATTATTACTAATAGCATTAGCATCTGCATAATTATAAATCATTGATCTTACTAATGGAGTTGGCGAAGTACCATTCAACCAATTAAATGCGTTAAGATTTGTAAATACGCATGAATAAAGAGAACTTCTACTACGCCCACTAGGTATAAAACTAATTTTTTGTTTGCCAAAAGAACTATGTAAAATATAATTAGTTCCATCTGGATAAGATATAGCTTGTGCGAAAACACCTGTTTGCGCTGGCCATAATGGACCAGTTAATGTTGTTCTAATATTAAAATTACTAGCATCAGTAGTATCTGATGGTTTTGGAACAAATGCTTTTAATCCGCTTGATGCAGGATAACCAGTTGGATTATAAGGCTGCCAATTTCCAATATCTATTGCACCGCCACTCACTTGATTTACTAAAAATTGAACATTATCAGTAGATAAATAAGAAACTAAATTCATAGCGGGACAAGAAGGCTCAAGTGGCGCACCCCATAATGGAATATATGATTCACCATATTCATCAATCCAATCGTAGTTTTCTCCAAATGGTGATGCTTGATTTCTATATGAAGATTGATCTATAATACCTCCATCATTGATTAATTTTAATCCGTGATGAATAATATTTGAACGCCCAGATATATAACCAGTCCAATAAGATGAAAAATTATTATTTATTAATGTTGCGAATAAATCTACTCCACTATCATATATAATATTTAAATTGTAATTAACAACTAAATAATCCCTTGTATTTACTGATATTGATGGAGATAAAATAATTCTTGTAAATGCTTGATGAGCACTACAAATAGATGGGCTAGAGATACTATCGTAATAATCAGCTATAATAGAAGCGTCAACTCCTCCATTACTTGTATCTTGGCCACCACAACCACAAGTACCCATCATACCAGTGGGACGACCTGGACTTAACATTAATTCATTAAAAATATAATTATTATCAAATGTACCCGATCCACTTGGAATTTTAAAACTTCTACTTAAAGTAAGTTGCCCCAAACTTTCTGTGTAACCACACCCAGGATTTTCATAATTAGAAGTAGTAGGATCACTAAAAGAAGTTCGACTTCCAATATAAGTAAATTCTTGAATACCTGATGATAATCCAGTAGTTCCACCATAAGAACCTAATATAGTATTTTGATTAAATCCTGAACCTAATGAAATAAATCTGAAACAATCAGCAAAAGCGTATGTAAAAGGAAAAGTTAAACCTGTCGAAGTAATAAAATTCTTAATACCAGTTTTGACTTCTTTAAGATTTCCAAATTGATCATATATTTTATAATCAAAATAACCTTGTAAAGCTATATTATGTCTAGTAATCATTTATAAATAATTAATTATAAGCAATTTATCGCATCCGAGCAGCCCGCTCCCCAAGAAATTTGCATAAGTAATTCTAATCCATTATCAAACGACAATCCTGGCAAACTTCCTCCACTTGTTAAATTAGCACTATAATAATTATTTCCTACATTATTTGGATATTGTGAGTTGGGTAAAAGTCTATATCCACTACCATTAATAACTTCCCAATGTTCTATGTGACCAGTTGGCGGACAAAAATGACAAGGATTCGTACTCCAGTTATATCCAGTTTGCCCACTAACTACTGGAACAGTTACTCCACCAAAACAAGTTCCATTAGAAAAATATTTTATCCCTGTTATTTGTAAAGATAATGGAAAATTTTTATTTGGCCAATAGATAGTCGTACCAGTAGCATTAGGGACTGGAGTAACTTTTAAACCTTGCGGGCCGCCAGTAACATTATGATCAACTAATCCACAATCATAAGGAGTATTATAAAAAGTATTATCATCAGCTATAACTCCATATACCATTCCAAAACCAGAACAATTATATCCAGTTAATGGACTAAAATTAAAAAATAAATCTCCTACCCCAGAACCACTTATATTGTTGGGGTCTGAATATCCACTAAGAGGAAAATCAACATAATTAAAAGTAGATGCAGTCAAAGCAGCAGTATATCCATTTGATGCTCCAGACATTAAAGTAGAATCAATATCAAATCCTAATGGATTACCATCTACCGTAGAATATGGGCCTTGATAAGTTTTACGACTTGCAAATCTGCTAATATTTTGTCCGCTTGGAGTAATACAAATATAAGAGTCAGCAATACCAGTTCCTCTATTATCCATAATTACTTTTATTTGTCTATAATGTTGCATGGTTGATCTACCACTAGTATCATAAAATAAAGTATCTACCATTGGCCAATATTGACTTGAATCATTACTTCCAGGAGCTAAATTAGAAGCAAAAACTAATGAACCAAATCTTGTATTATAACCCAAACTTGACACTGGAGAAAATAATGTTTTACGAGTAATAGTTTTGGTTCTACCAGTAATAAGATTTAAAGGGACGCCTCCAGTTAAATCCATTGGTTGTCTAAATATTCTCGTAGAGAATACAGCTTCTTGTAAATAATTTACTTTATTTGAATTAAATCCTAAAATTCCAGGAGTAGCGAAAGAAATATCTTCTTGAGTAGCATCATAAGCAGATTGATAATTAAATGGGGAAAAATTTTCTCCAGTTGAATAGTTAGTTACACTTGGTATTTGAAAAGTATTAGCGTTACCAATTCTAATGTTTTGTGGAGTATTACTCGATTGCCCAATATTTAATATGCTTTGAGCTGGTGGAATTGGTCCATAAAATAACATATCAGAAGGCGAACTAGTATTTTGATAAGTCATTGGAATACCAAAAATTGTACTCATTAAACCATCAGCTTGATAAGCGCCACTCCAACTTCCTTGTACATTTCCTGTTTGTGAAACATCGAAAGCTGAATTATCTGGAGAAAGATAAAAACAATAATCACTTAAATCTGTTAAATATGGTTCCATGCCACATCCATAACTAGGAGTAAAATGTGCTCCCAATGAGTCAATAACATTTAAGCCATGATAAACTTGGCGATAATATCCTGATAAAATACCCCATCCACTAACTAATCCCAAATCATCTGGACTACTTGTTACATCAGCATTTCCAGTAGTAAAAGTTCCAGAATTAAAAAAAGTTAATCCAGTATTTTGATTATTAATAGAAAGTTGATAACTAATAATTGCTGAATAACCATTAGGAATCGTTACCGTTCTTCTAACACGGCTAAAAGCAAAACATCCAGTAGGATCACTTCCGCTAGAAGGAGATACCATAAATTCATTAATGACTAATCCATTAGTTCCATTTTGAATAGTACATTGTACACCGCCAGTAGGGATTGTCCATGCTCTATAAAACCTTGGTCCTTGTTCGGTTAATAAAGTTCCACAAGCGGATTGAGAATTATCAGAACCATTTTCATATGCCTGCCATCCAAGATAATTCCCATACTGCGGACCATAGTTAGTACCATACGAAACAATGGGTGAAGCTAATCCAGTAGTTCCAATACCACTTCCAGTTATAACACCGCCCACTCCAGTTAATACCGCTCCACTATTTGGTGTTGAAGTATCAGTACCCAATGATAAAAATCTAAAACAATCTACAAATGGATAAATAGTTGGATAATACAAACCTGTTGGGGTTATGAAATTATTAAAAAAATCTGTATCTTCTACTAGAGTTTTGCCACTATAAATTTGTACTCTAAATTGTCCCTCTAAACTATTATTTACATTTACCTTCATATTATTTTATTACACCTACTCCGCTCTATTAAAACTAATTGTATTAATAACAAACGAAAAATCAAATAAATCACTAGTATTTTGTATAATTTCTTGTAATCCTGGTTCAAAAGACATATTATACATTTGAAAGTTTATATTACCGTTATCCTTTTGCCCACCTCTTAAATTACCATTAAAATTTAAACTATAATTATTAATATCTGTTTTAAATGTAGATATATTACCGCTAGTAGTTAAAAATATAGAATAATTATCCTTCGGACATAATGCTACATTTCCATATTCAGTTACGGATAAATTAGGAACATCTATTAAACATGCTTGAAAATCACCTTGACATCCTATATTAAATAAAACTTTGTCGGGTGTATTACCAGTAATATTACCATTGATTACTATAAATGTATTAGTCAAATCTGGAGTTGATGGAAATGAATCTCCTGATATTTTGATTAAATAATTAGGAATATCTTTAAGTTCTTTATCAACATTTCCTGATTGTTTTATAGCGTATTTAGTTGGCGATGTATCTCCGTCATTTAATAAATGTAAGGGTGCCCCCAAAGCAATGTTTTGAGGAAAATATACCCCATAAATACCACTTTGATTAACATAGAATAATCCAAAAGGCGTTGCCGCCCCTTCTGAATATACAATTCCACTAACTTCACCATAAAAATTAAATGGTCCACCTTGCATTATTTAAATAGCTTTTTCTTCTTGATTTTCTATTTCTTTTGGAGAATGAAAAAGAATTCCAGCTAAATAAGGATCAAGAGAATGTGTAATAGCTATCTTATTTACTTGAGATACTTGTTCTAAATTTTTGTCAATAGGATTATGACAATATTCTTTTGCTTTTAATTTCCAATTTTCTGGAGTTTCATTGGCAATAACTAAATTAGTAAGATCAGAAGCAATAGCTTTTTGAATTTTAGAAAAACGTTTAATATTGTGAATTTCTTTTAGGGAAGTACATATCTCTTTTTCTAAATCTTCTGCCAACTTCATATTTGAAACAACCTGTTTAAGACTAAATTTTTGTTCAAATTGCTCGCTTGCTTTTGAAGTACCAATTGGGGAAACTGTTTTGGTTGTTTGCGCTGATTTAGTACCCGATGGTCTACCAGCACTACCACTTCCAGAACCAGAAGTAGTTGGCGTTGGATTATCTATTCCCATTTGAGTAGTATCTTTAGCTGTTTGAGATTGAACACCAACAACAAGAGGAGTATAAAAACCGTCATCTCTTTGTTTCTTATAATCTTGCTGATGTTGTTGCATTAATTCAGGATCAGGTAATGTGTTAGTTTGCATCGCTTCTAATCCTTCTTCTGCTGTAAGAATACCCATTTCAATTAGCCTTTCATATAATCTTGCCATATTTATATCCTGTTGTAATCTTCCAGTTTTAAAATATGGTGTTGGATAATTCTTGAAACCAAGTGATTGAGATATTCTTTTAATTTCTGGAATTAAAAAGTTATTCAAAAATGCTTGTTTTGCTTGATCAAGGCGAGACATAAAAATTTCGACCTTTTGTTGTTGATTAGCAAATTTTTCATCACCCGCAAATACATTATTCAAACCAGTATTAATGTCTCTTTCAACAATTTCATATTTTTGTGGATTAAGAAGTTCACCAATATCAGGAATAATAAATTCAGCTTTCGTTGTATAATCGGCAACTAATACTCTACCTACAGAAAGATTTTGAAACAAATCACGAATACCTTTAATATTTTTAGGATTAATGCCTCCTTTTTCTGGTTCCGTACCAGTAGTGACTAATAAAATAATTTGCTGCATAGTACGGCAAATAGCCATATCTATTTTTTTAAGTTCAGCCTTAAAATTAATATCTTCTAAAACGGGAAAACCCATTGGAATAGAAAAAGGTTCATAGTCTTGTTTTTTATAAAATACCATCAAAACTTTTTTAATATCCAAAGGAACTAAAACTGATTGAATTCCAGACATAATTTGTCTTTGAATTTCTGGACTAAAAGTTTGGAAAACCAATTTATCTTCTTCGGTTTGGGGATTTTTTAGACGAGCTAATTCAAATGCTGTTAATAATTTATAATAAATACCGAATCCAAAATTAGCAGTTCCTACCATATGAATATCAGCAGGATTTAATATTACATACCTAGAAGGTATTTGCATTTTTTCAATATTATTAAGATTTTGTATATCATCAGATTCAGAACCAAAAACTTGAGTAATTCTTTTAACGTCTTCTGGTTCCAAAGTAGCATCAAATCTATAAGTAAATACATTTCCCCCACGATAATATTCTCTATAAAATTTATCTTGAAAATCCCACATATTTATCTTATTAAATAATGCCCTAAAGAAATCTCTATTTTTTTGGCTACCCCCTCTAAAATATAAATCGCCAATAGAAAATTCGGTCATTAAATCAATAATATTTCTAAAGATAGCGAAATTATAATAACATTTTTGACACAAAATAACAGCGTCCCTAACATCAATCATTGCTCTATTATTAGAACCATATATAGTAGCTGAGTAACGGAAGGGGACAATTCCTTCCTCAATATTTTTATAACGATCTGTACGAGTAATTGAACCTGCTATGTCGCGCCTAACAGAAGTTGTTCCACCGTATCCATTATCACTAGCTGTAGCAAAAGAAATATCATCACTCTTAGATGCTGAATTAGTTTTTTTCTTATATTCTATTTTATTAGCTAAATCACTTTCTTGAGTTATACCTAATATACCTTTTATTTCTTGCTTTTTCTTTGACATATATTTATTATAGTAATTACACTATATATTAAAATAAAAAATATTAGAAATATTCTATTTTTCCCACAATAATAATATTATGAATAAAACATTAAATCTTGTGGGCCAAAAATTTGGTAAATTAACTATATTAGAAATTTTTAGAAAAGATAAATATTATCATAAATCAGCAAAATGTATTTGTGATTGCGGAAAAGAGCACTCCACTTACTTAACAAGTTTAATATCTGGAGATTGTAAATCTTGTGGTTGTTTAAGATTATCAAAAAATAATAGAGAAGATATAATTTGGAAAAGATATTTTTACCAAGGATTCACCAAAAATAAACCAAGAGATAAAAGAAAAAATTTAATACATACTTTAGAATTATTAGATTTTAAAAAATTATGTTTGTTACCTTGTTTTTATTGCGGAACCATTTATGATAGAGAATTATTAGATAATGATTTAAATAACTCAATAAAAATTAAAAGTAATACAACTATTAAATGTAATGGAATAGATAGAATAAATTCAAATATCGGATATACTAAAGAAAATTGTGTTCCTTGTTGTAAAAAATGTAATTTGATGAAAAATGTTTTATCGGTAAAAGATTTTGAAGAACATATTTTTAAAATTTTTAATCATCTTACAAAGGATAATTAACACTATAGGTACAATATATTAGTGGATTCGTACCAGTAAAATTTAATAATCTAACTAAAGTATATATACTGGTTGTGTTTGGATTTGGCCCTGGGGCTGGAACATTGTTAGGGAATTTGACAGAACCTACATTATCCACCGACCAGTATAAAAGAGGATTAATGCCATCTGAATAGTCGCTATAAGTTCCTGAATTTTGTACTCTAATTATTATTGTTTGTCCAGTGGAAATAGTGGAACTTATTATATTTATTGTATTATCTGGATAACCTATTCCTATATTCCAAGAATCAAAATTATTACCTGAAATATTTGTGGTAGAATATCCTCCTACATTAAATCCTGTACCAACAAAAATGGAATGTCCTGTGTTTCCAGGAACCCCCTGAATTCCTTGTGGTCCAACCGCACCAGAAGAACCTAATCCACCCAAATTAACAGACACAATTGAATAATTATATAATTGAATATAACCACCAACTAAACCTGCTGGGGCTGGGGAGCTGTTTACTACACATTGTATAGTTCCATTATTATTATTAAAAGTAATAACATTGGCATAAAAATATCTTGAATTATAATAATTATTATCTGCAAAAATAACACTTTGCCAAGGAGTATAAGCTTTACCAACTAATGAATTGTCTGAAAACCATATAGCGTCACCAACCTGCATAACTACACCAGTACCAGTACATTGAATCCAAGAACCAATACCACTTATTTGTTTATAAAAACCAGTAAAACCTGAAATAGTCATCGTATTTGGATAAAATTGAGCAGCATAGGTATCTGCAAATCCTTGATTACCGCTTGGTCCTTGTATACCTTGTAAACCACTTGGTCCTTGAGGACCAGTTAATCCCATTGCGCCACTTGGGCCACCAGATGGTAATACTATAGTTTGACTTTCGCTTCCGTCTGAAAATTGAAATTGAATAGTAGTTCCGTTAGTTAATACACCAGTTATACCTACTCCTTGGCTTCCATTTATTCCTTGTGGGCCAATTTCACCTTGAGGGCCAGGAACTCCAGCTATACCTTGAGAGCCAGGTGCGCCAGTAGGACCGAAAAAATTACAACTAACTGGCCCCAAAATATAGAATCCCCATTGTCCAGGAATTGTTACTCCATCAATAGGAGATAAAGTTGATAAGGAATATCTTTGAAAACCATAATAGTAAGAATTGCTACTAGTAAATGCTGTATTAAAAGAAACGGAATTAAGGTAATTACTAGTAGTTAAATTAGTTGAGATAGAACTATCTATTAAACCATAAATTGTACTATATGACGACAAACTTTCTCCAGAAAGGTATCTTCCAGGAGTTGCGGCGCTATTAAAAAATACTAATTGTAAATAACCTGTTAAACCATAAACATCAACAAAATAATTTGTACCTGTTCCACTAATAGTTAAAGTATCTAAGCCGCTATAACCAATTCCATAGGCCATACCTCTTACTAAATTCATTGGAGGATTTTCTGTAATAGTCGGATAAAGATTTGGTATATAAACTTGGGGAGTGACATCACCAGAAGCAAAACCTGTTAAGGTTTGCATATTAATGTAAATATTCCCAACTGGACCTTGGGGACCAATTCCACCACTGGGAATAAAAAAAGAAGAACCAGTAGAACCATTAGAAAAAGTTGGACTTAAATAATTTCCACTTTGAAAAAATCCCGTAGTATAAGCTCCAGTAGCTCCAGTAGCACCAGAAGGTAATTGAATTCCGCTCCCAGAAGTCCCATTAGAATAATAGAAAGTTAATAAATTATTATAATTAGAATAACCAGTTATACTAATACCAGAATTTCCTTGAATTCCAGTAGCTCCTTTTGAGCCAGATGGGCCAATCGGACCCACAATTCCCACTAACGAACTATTAGTAGAAATAGTTAAACCATTTATACTTACAATACCATTTCCACCTGACATATATGCTGTAAATGGAACATTACCAAAATAAATTCCACTGCCAGATGGTATAGATATTTGATCCGTGTAAAGATTAGAAAAATATAAGCCAGTGGAACCTAAACTATAAGCATTAGATATTGTAGGTGAAATATTGCCACCTATTTGTAATCCTGTTCCTGATAAAACGGCAGGAATCATGCCACTTACAAAACCACTTAATTCTGATTGTGAAATTTGACGGACTTTTATTTGGGATAATAAACTCATATTATTTTATCCCTTTTCTTTAAATTATCTTGTGCCCATAAGGGTTGAAGATTTGTGTAATGAAAACATTCCTTACAAATCCTAAATGATATATCATATCTTTTATCTATATAAAATTCAGAATTTAGTTTTTTATTATAACATTTAGAGCAAATTATATAACCTTCCTCGTCTTGTATTTTTAAATTCATTAGAGCTGCTTTGGAATTGATTTGTCTCCAAGACATATTTAATTTTTGAGAACAATATTTTCCTCTATAAGTAGGATAATATTTAATTAAAAAATCCTGTTCTTCTTGTGTCCATTTATGATATGCCATATACCTTATTAATAAAATTAATTACACTTTTTATACAACAAAGGGTTCAAATGTTTCATACTGTTCTACTGAAGTGTTTAATAAATCATTATAAGCTTTCATACCCCAAGCAGCTAAAAGAAGCGCGGTATAACTATCACGGCGCATTCTGGAGGCGCTTTGGTCGCGTTTTATAACTTGCGGTAAATCAAATGTTTGTACTCCTTTAGAATTGACAGTGACTTCAATTGCGCTACATTCGTATCTAAGTTGCTTCATCAATGTATCTTGATTATCAATAAAATATCCAATAGCACTTTCGCCAGTATCTAATTTATCATCTATTAAATTATCATTAAGTTTAACTTGAATAGCTTTATCAAATGAATCTTGATTAGCTTTAATAGGACTACTGAACCAAACTCTCTTAAAATCTATACATCCTTGTAACCATTCATTAGATTTAGTTATAAAATCGGTAGTAAAAACTTGTGTAAAAGCAATTCTTTGTATTTGTTTATTATAACCTTTTCTCGCCTCTCTTAATTGTTGAACATATTCTTCTCCATCCTTTTCGGCGGCAAATTCAAAAATTTTTATATTAATATTTGAGCTTCTAAATGCTTCGCTTTCATTTGCGGATTCAATAAATTGATAACCAGCATTATCTATAATAATTATTTCAATATTAAAATGTGTAAAAATATAAAAAAAGTAAGCAATATGATCTTTTAGGTCTTTACCCGCCTTAGCATATTGATGAACTACGGTACCAGTACATTTCTTTTCCTTTGTTTCATCTAACTCTAAAACACACATAGCAAAATGATCAGAAGTTTCTGAACCAGAGAGATTTGGATCAATTGATAATAGATATTTTTTATTTTTTGCCCCTTTAAGAAGTTGGGTTGGTTCTTCCCCATCTTTAATTGAACACGCTAACATTTTATTCATTGAGAAATATCCATCTGAACCATCTACAAATGTGGCCCCGTATTCTCTTTTAAAACTAGCAAGATTCGCTTGATTACTTTGAGCTTGTTCAATAACTGTTTTATCTATTCGGTCGCTAATGTCTTTTATACTATCCCACGACATTTGACTTACAAAATATTTACCAGCGTCTTCTGATTGAGATGGATTATAAATTTGATTGATATAATCTTGGTAAGTTCTATAAAGATATTCACACGTAAAACTAGCGGAAGATAATCCTATTAATTTAGCGTTATTAACTGGTTTAGTTCTCTGTTCTTCGGTTATAATACCCTTTTTAATTAAATTATCTTCTATGGCTCTAATTTTTTGTCTCTTTTTTAAATCTTGTGGCACAATAAGATAAGGCATTAAAACTCTTTCTACTAAGTCTTGCTGCATTAAAAGGAATTCATCAATAATTAAAACATTAGCACGAAAACCACGAATTTTTTCACCATTCAATGGGATGGCTACAATACTACCATCATTTATCTTCCATTCAAATTGATCGTTTCTTTTACTTTTTGTACCCAAGCACGCTGCAAGCATTTTGCCCTCTCTACTTTCAACTATTTTTTCTATATAATTGAATATAAATCTACTAGTTCTAAAAGTGGGACCACAAATCAAAATATTTGTTTTAGGTTTAAATATACATAGCAAAACTGCTACTAAAGCCGCTATAGAAGTATTGTGGGAAATAAAACAATTAGACCAATAATGTTGACCATCTGGCACGTTAAAATCAATACAATCTTGTTGTCCAAGTTCTTCAATAGATTTTACTTTATCAAAAAAGAAATTTTCCTCAATAATATTGTCGATTTTTTGTATTTCTGTTTGATTCAATCCCGCCTTTACAAAAAAATCTTTATATTTTTTAAGAGTATTATACGAAATGTTTATTTGATTATTTTTTCTTCTTATTTTATTTCTCCATTCATCAGATAGAATTTTTGGTAAACGAATATTAGATTTGATATACTTTTGGCAGTATTCTTTTATTCCTGGCACAATATCTTTATTTGTATTAGTAATATTAGATAAATTTTCTTTTATATTATTTGTTTTCCTAGTTAATTTAAAACCTATTTCATTATAAAATTTAATAACATTATCTCCAAAGATGTTTATAACCCACGCTTTGCCAAAAATAGATTTTGTCTTCTTTTCTTTAATAGCACCAATAATACCAAATAAACTAAGTAAATTATGAATTTGTTTAATTAAATGTATTGATGTCGAACTATATTGAATTCCAAGACAGTTATTATACGAACATCCATCGGTGTCAAACAATCCCTGTAAACACGATTTTATTAAAGATTTACTCTCAAGAATATATTGAGGGATTTCCTTGTCATGGGATAAACAAATTTTTATATTATATTTATTCAATAAATATTCTTTTAATTCATTACTCAAATTAATATTTATCGCCTTGCTGCGTTTGTCTTTAATTCTTTTCCCAACTTTAAAAGTCTCTATAAAAGTTAATATTTCCTCATCAGCAGAAACGATAGAAAAACTATTTTTTCTAAGACAACCATCTCCTAATAACAAACCAATTAAATATGCCTCCTTAACATCTTGTGAAGATGTAGGAATGTTTAATATATCAAGAGAATTTTTGTTTCTACTTATACATATATAATCATCAGTATTTAATTCATAATATCTTTTCCATACTACTTCACATTTTTGTTTATCCCATACCTTAACTAAATGTTTATTAGAACCAGCCAATGAATATCCATTAGAAGTAGTTATTCTAGTTGATGGTATTTTTTGCTGAATTAAAATTTTATTTATTTTTACCCATTTTGTTCCATTCCAAAGTTCTGTTTCTGGAATCTCAACCCATTCATCATGTTTGGAAAAATCTACATTTGGAAATAATTTGGTCAAAGAGATTAAGCCAAATCTTTTAGTAACTAATTGTGTATCGCTGTGATATAATTCGCATTTTCCCATACCACGTCCCCAAACGCAAAGAGAATAGTTACTTTCTAATATACCTTTTATATTAATAATTTGATCTGGATATAACTTCATTCCCGTTAACAACTCCACAGTGAAGCCTAAATTTTTGTATAAAAATTTAGCTAAAGTAATTCTAGCTTCATCATCAGATAATTCTCCCACTAACTTCGCAAGTTCATCATTTACGTTAGGAATTATAATATTGCTTTTCTCAAAAGGATCGTGCCACATAAATTATATCTTATTTAAGTCATACAACAATTGTAAATCGTATTTTTTAATTTGACTACCCAAACTAAATAGTTTTTCTACTATTTCTGCCGCTTTATTATGCGAATGAACGAAAAGAAATTGTATATGAGAGTACTGTTGTATTAGATTTCTGACTTTATGAAAAATTACCTCTGGGGGAATAGTTATATGATAATTCAAGGTTTTTCTATTTCTATAATCAATAGAATCTGACAAATTACATTCTACTAAAATGACAAGGCAAGCGTCGTCATTTTTCGCGCGTTCTATTTCTCTAATAAACCTATCATAACCAGAAAATAAAGTTCCAATTAGATCATTTAAACTTTTCCTTTCTATCACTACATTGCCGCTCCAAAGAGCGTCACTGAAAGCGTAGTCACCAAAATCTAATTTTTTTCTTAAGCTTTTTGTATTTTTAAAACACAAAGTATTCTGTTCTCGACTATCACAATATATTACTCTTCTTTTATCTAATTCTATTTGTTTTCCCCACTTATTAAAATCCTCATACTTATTAATAAATTGTAACCCTTTACATTCTTCATAATAATTTCCAAATAAATTATTTAAATAATTAATTCCTGGCATTTTAAGTGAACGTAGCTCAACTTGTCCTAAAGAATAAACTAGTCTTTTATCTTCTTGACGAGCTATTAACCATTCCATAAATGATGTTTTAATTTCATCTTTAGAAACCTTTTTCATCCAATCTAAAAAATTTTCTTTATTATCGTTATTATCCATTTAATATTTGTTGTTTACTTAAACCGAGGAGACGTAATTTAATTTCCGATACAGAACTAATTCTCTCTACTTCATCCTCAATACTTTTTTGTTCAAGTTCGGCAATTTTTAATAACTCTTTCCTCTCTTCTTCATTGCGCCACATCTGAACTAAATTTAAAATACTCGCACTTTCTTGTATTTGAGAATCTAATCGGGCGCTTCTTTTTTGTATCAAAGCTTCTAATAATTTTTTTTGTCTATCTCTACACTGATGATATTCTGTACTTGCTTTACCAATAGCTTCAACAAGCCCCATAGAATATTTTTGTGAATCCGCGTCATTAGCCGTGATATTATCTTGTTGTTTGCCTAACTTCTCCATTCTTCTTTTTACGCTAATACCATGAACAATTTCACTAGCTAATTCAATATATTGATCAATTTCTTCTTGCGTCAAATCTGGCTTATCATAAGTATAACGTATAAAAGCATCTTCGCAGCTTTTTCTATCATATTGAGATTCAAAAGTATTCATCAATCTAATAAATCTATAAGTATGTAGGTATTCAATAAGTTTTTCTACATTCTTTTTTTGTTGGGCATTTAAGTTTTGGGTGCCATTAACAAAATTAACATATTCATTAATTTTTTTAAGAGCTTTATCTAAACTTTTGGGTGGTTCATATTCGCCGCTAGGAATTTCTTCTGCGGCTTCTTTGCCACCATAAATTACTTTGGTATTAAGAGATTTTACATATTCACTTACGACTCTAGTTTCCGCATTAAGATTAGTGAGATTTTTATTATTAAAAAGTGTGCGCGCAATTTCTAATGAAGAATTATTAGCAATATTATTGACGATGTATAATTTATGTTCATCCGTTAAGGTAATTTGTTCAATTTTACTTTCTTTGTCGGAAGACGCTTTTGCGCGAAGATTTCTAGTAGCTAAAAACGCCTTTATTTCTCGACCACATTCCGAACGACCATCTATCCCCTCTCCACAAATTAATAATACTAATTCTTTTAATGATGGGGTTTCGCTTTTATTCCATGTACTAATAATTAAATCTTGTTGTTCTTGAGTTAGCGGCATATTTGTCAAAAAATATCAATTAGGCCTTCCTTAAGTGCTTTTTTAAATTTTATTAGTATGCTTTTGCGAATATTTTTCACCTGTTTATATCCAGGGGCACGTCCACGCTCGTTACTTATATAACCGAGTTTTTTAGCTACTGTAGCCTCATCTTCTTGTCTTATAAATAACCCTTCATAAATTTTGTATTCAATTGGTTTTAAAATTTTTTTCATAGCCACATGAGCCTTTTCAATATCATTAAATAAATTAGAACCATTATCAAAAATACTTCTTACTTCATCAACATGATTTTCAATAGAAACAGGCATTTTAATATTAGTCGCGGGTTCTTTTCTTTTCTTCCAATAGGCGTACAAAGGGCACGTAGAACATTGTTCTCCATAAATTTTACATCCATTATTATCTATAGCCGCGTAACATTTAAGGCAAGGTCTTGAAAAATTACTATATACATTTCTAATAATATTCTTTATTTGATGGGAAATAATAATATTGAGCCAAGGTTGTATAGGTTTAGTTTGATCAAACAAATGGAATTTGCGCCAAATATGTAATAAAATTATTTGTTGTACGTCTTCATAGGACATAGATTGAACGCTAGTCAATGTCCATTTATTTTTTCTTTTTTGTACTTCTTCTAAGATAATTGGATAATAATCTTGAAAAGTTTTTAGGTCTTTAGACATACTGCTATACTTTAATGCTACTACTACTATTACCCGTTTACTTCATTATTAAGTCTTTGGGCTGGAGTCCCAGCTTCTTGTTTAAATTCTCTTAATATTTCCTCTTTTGATCTTTGAGGAACGTTAGGGTTGGGAATAATGGGAGGAGGGGGTGCCATAGGATTATTAATGAGATTACTAAGGGATTCTTTTAATTGAGGTTTTTGAAATTCAACTAGTAAACCATCTATGCGAGGCGTAAATTTATTAATATGATCTAAATAGTTAGAATCTTCATCATCTTCTCCTACGGCAACAATAGTTGCTTCTTGATGACTATTATTATGTGTCCTATGGTTTTTAGGACTTTCATTTAGGGAGGCTAATGAAGTTGAACAGAATGGGCATGTGCGCCAAATCGGTTCCATTTTTTTTCCACAGTTATGACAATATGAGGGCATATGTAAATATATATTATGTGTCTTACACTCTTTTTTCTATAATAAATTAATAATAATAATAATAATAATAATAGTAATCATTATAATAATATGTTGTTACAGCCATTCCAAAAATTATCAAAGCAAGAAAAGATAGACTTTTTTATAAAAATACAAAAGATGCTAATTATTAATCATCCCAATAGCCCATTTATTTTTAATAAAAATAACTTAAAAGAAAGACTTCAATATTGCGGCGACCTATTTCATAAATATAATGGGTTTTCATATAGTGATGAAAATGCGTCCATTTTATTTAATTATATAAAAATGGAAGATGAGAAAAATCCCATAGAATCAATTAAAAAATATAGCTTCCAATCTCCCGCGCCAGACTATAATGCTATTGTAATAGATTTTGCCGTTAGTAAAAACTTAAAAGATTATTTAGATTTTTGCCGCAAAGTATATAACTCGAATATTCAATGGGTCGTATTTATACACAAGGGTAAACCGACTATTTATAGAGCACTTGATTACATTACGAAAATATTAAATGTTAAAATGGTTTAAACTGATTCCATCCAAATTAAAGTATCATCATTAAATTTTAATTTGTTCATTTGTGTCTTAGTAAGATAGTGTTTTGCGTAATCAGGAACATTGGCATAAGGACGTTTTAGATATACATCTTCATTCATATCTACGATACCTTGCGGTTTTATATTTCCAAATATCCAAAAATAGTATTTTGGATGATCACAATCATAAATTTTTACTTTTAATATGTTCATTTTTTTTATTTTAGCTTATCTAATTCTCCCAAGATAAACTTCATTATATTATTTCTCATACAATCATCCGAAGTAAATTCAAAGGTATAAATTCCTTGTTCTTTAGCTCTTTCCGTACTAAAAAGATTAAAGATTTTTAAGAAGGCACTATCCTTAATATTTGATTGATGTTCGTCGCCGATAATAAAAAGCTTGGAAAACCTTCCCAAGCGTCCCAAAATAAGTCTTAGTTCATTTAGGTTTAGGTCTTCAGCTTCGTCGCAAATAATAGCTTTATTATGAAAGGTAACTCCCTTAAGAAAGCCTACACTATCAATTTTAATACGTTCATCTTTTAATAGTTTTTCTTGAGTGGGTTTGTCCAGTAGTTCTATTAAATGATCATATAAAGGGGTGGCATATACATCAAGTTTAGATTCTTTTTCGGCTGGTAAAAAACCTATGCTTTTTGAGCAACTTTCAATAGGGTTTCTCACGAACAAAACTTCACTTAAGGACTTCTTATTAAGAAGAACTAAGGAACAATAAACTGAAAGCAGTGTCTTACCAGTCCCAGGAGGAGATTTAATAAAAATTACTTGAGAGGTTTTATCCAAAACAACATCAATAAGTTTTTGTTGTTTTTCTGTCCATTTAAACGGGCGAATTTCAAATGGTTGCGCAATTTTATCGCGCTGTTCAATACGCAAGGAATTATCCTTCGTACTATTATGTTTATTTTTCATGTGACTAGTATAACAAAAGTCTTAAGGAGTAGAGGAGTCGTTATTTTTGGAACGTATTTCTAATTCATCAACTAACATTTTTAAATTTCTTTGATGTTGCCCAATGGCATTTTGTAAATCAAAGCATAAAGCTTTTAATTCTACCAGAGATAACTCTTTAATGTTAATTTGAGTAGTAGGAGCGTTGTTATTCATAATAATATGTATGAGATTATACATTATAATATACACTTAAATAGACTTTTCAAGAATTTTATCACTTTTTGTTAAATTATCTTTTGCCCATAAAGGTTGAAGTTTAGAAAAAAATACCTCGTCCGATTTTTTTGACTTTGCTTTATATAGGTAAGACTAAAATCTAAAAAAAGTTTTAAAAAAAGACCCCCCCGCCCATTTTTAGTCTTTCGGGATTTTTTCTACTTTGGTTTTTTTGTGGTTTTGGTTTTTTGAAAGTGCGAAGAGAGAAAAATATGCCCCCCGCCGCGCCATAAGATTTTTTAATCCAAATTTTTTCATGAATTAGACGAGCTACTGGGCACTTGGCACAAAAAATGTTGGCATGAAACCTGCCATCAGGAGTCATGCCAACTTGGTAGAAAATACTTTAAAATAATTATTGACTTTAGGAGATATATTCCACTTGAAAGCCTCTGTCGGAATAATGTTGGATGATGGCGCGCCTTGTGTCGTCAATCTTGCTTGTTCCGAAGCGAGCATTGCCACGCGCCGAAAAAATTGTGTCACGTAACCCGTCTATGGTTACGCGGAACACGTCAAGTGGATTGTCTTTTGACCCCATGTCTTCCCGCCGCACTGTAGCGTGGCGCACTTGCGCAACTGGCTTGCACTGGACGGCTACGTCAAACGCAAAAGCCAGTTCGCAGCATCCAACTACTGCTAGGCGAAAGGTTGCGTTTTGTGGATTAAGTAAATCATGCTGGTTACTCATAACATCTAGACTTTGTTGGCTTCCATGTTGGCTTGGATGGCGCGAATTGCTTTGACGACGAAGCGCGCTTGGTTGCCTGTCGGCTCGCTTGCTCGCGCCGATGGCGCATAACTCCCGCTTGGCGCAACATAGTCCACCATTGGGATAACTCCCGCACTGACAGGATGCGACTTGGCGAATTCAATCCTCGCCAACCGTTCCGCTTTCGTTTCATTGGCGATACGATTGGCGTTTTTGTTTCCGTTCATCGCCAATTTCAACTTCTTACTTGCTTTCATTTTTTTCCTTTTTTGTTGGTGTTTCCTTTTCTCTCTTCATTCAATCCACCTAACAAGATGGACTGAATTAAAAGGATAGGTTAGGGTACGCCCTAACCTATCTTGGAACATCTTTACTTCTTGCCCTTGCCTTTGCCCTTGCCCTTTGCCGCGCTTGGCTTGGCTTGTGGCGCACTGGATACCGTTTCCGTGACGACTTCCGCTTGGATTTCAATGGCAGGCGGTAATGTCAGTTGCGGTTTCGGCGCGGCAATGATCGGAGCATTCACCGTCCCTTTTGGCAAGCTATCAGACAGAAGCTTGTCGGCGTATAGAATATCACCACGTTTCATTGTATCGCGCAAAGTTTCTTCACTGCTGGCCAGTGTCAAAGCTGTTAACTTCCATGCATTGCCCTGTCCAAAATTGGCAGTTGCAAGGCGCTTGTTAGCATTCACATTGCGGGGATTGCCGACACCGTTTCCGCTTGTGAAATACTGAGTAAATGCGTTTATCCCGTCCAAGACGGTCTTCCCATAGTTGCCAAGTCCACGTTGGAATAAAGGCGTCATATCTTTAATGCGATTAAACGACACCGTAGAAAGCTTGTCGCTACCGTCATTGGTGAAGACTCCAGCGGCAAAAGATTGAAACTGTTCAACAGTCATTGGTGTTCTCGCAAGCGCGGTTAATTGCGCCTTAAAACTGACACCGCGTTCAAGCCATGACTTCAAGTTATCGGCGAAAGTTTGAGGCGTGATTAGACTTTCGCTGTTTACAGTATGTTTGATGACTTGAACAGTTCCCGCGCTTTCGGCATCGGCAATTGCCATTTGGACGGTGTTCATGCAAACAATGCGCACACTCGACAGCATCGAGTTACTAGCAACCAAGCCATTATGGCTTGAATTGAGATTAAAGAAGTTTTCGTAAAAATCTTCCGCGCCATTGGCGAGCTTGCCAATCGAAAACTTTTCATGCCCCTTTACCACAATGGATACGAAAAATTGTGTATAACCTCCTAGCGTGCCGACGGTGACAATGTCAAAGCCATTCGCGCCTAAAACATCGCCAGCAGCTTTCACCATTGAATCAAACAATGCCTTGTTTTGATGGATGACGTAACCAGCTTTGGGGACATGCAAGGGGTGAACTGATTTTGATAAGCCGCTGCGGCAATCGGCCAGAATCAGCTTATAATCCGACAGATTCAATTCGGCTTTCAAATCATCAGGCACGGTTGAAAGTTCCGCGTTGAAGTCTGCCTTCATTCCGCATTGCACAATAGGGCAAAACACGTCACCAATGTTTGACCCGTCAAGCGCAATGCCATTGGGGACGGTAGTTTGCAATCCATGCCACGTATCGCGCCACTTGTCGGTATCGGGTGTGTAAACGCGGTCAATTCCAGCTATGATTAAATGAGACATAACGTTTTTCTTTCGTTTTTGCGTAGCCAAGTAAGTTTTCACTTCTTGTTTGTTAGTTGCTACAGTCTAGTTTCAAAAAAATTTGAAACCAGAATGAAGAAACCAAATCACTTTCCTTTTCCCTTTTTTTCCGCATCCAACAATGCGCGAATAATTGCGCACAATTCATCAGTCAAACCCTGCCCCAACCAATGAAGACAGACAATGCTATCCCCATTTTTAATTTTAGCTAACAATTCAATTTGCTGTTTTGTCATAAAGACCTTTCTGTTTCATTGTTTAATTCCGTTTAACAGACTGATTTTTTTATCAATCTGCTAAAAGGAATTGCCAGTAACGACTGGCAACTTTGCGCTTGCGTCGAATTGTGTTTTCAATCCACACACAAGAAAAACCCTTTTATATTCTTAAGACCCCTTTTGTCTTATTAGTACTTTTCGACAGACTGAAAATGTTCACGTTTTGCTTGCGTACCTTTTCGCGCGGTCGGTTTTATGACACCGACAAACACACTGACATTTTGAGGTTTTCTCTCCCCCCGACACAATGAATTTACCATGAGGTTTAAAAACGTCAAATAGTTTTTTCATTTTTTTTTAATTAAATTTTCGCGGTTTAGTCTGCCATATATATATGGGGGCAAAAATCCATCAAAAAAACCCAAAATTCAGGCAAAAATTGCCTAGCGTTTAAACGCGTCTGCGTGACCATAGAGACATTTTTGTTTTCGACCATGTCGCCATAGCGGGCAATTTTCACTTTATCGTTAAATCCCCAATGTTTAACGTATCAAATACGCTGGCCGAAAATTCAATCAAAAGGGCACCATGGGGCGTTAAAAGTATGCCAATTGAACAAAAAAAATTTAACTAAATAAATGTCTCGTTTTTGGAAAATGTAAAAGTTGGCACAATAAATGAGGTTTAAGACTTTCTTATGGATCGTTCACTTTGTGTCGGAAAGTAAGTTAGTCTAATAACCTGCACTCTTTTATAAGTAGAACTAATGACCAGTAAAACTCATAAGCCCAACTTATCCAGGCCGATAGGTATTAGCAGCTTTTTTTAATTAGATATTATATTTGCCTTTATTTAATCTATTATTTGCGCACTTTATTAGATTATTTGGTATTACCCTTTATTTCTTTCATTATTTATTACAATCTTTTATTTATTTGCAGCGTATTATGATTTATTTAGAATTTATTAGATATATATTATTTAGTTTATTTTAATTACAAAAAAACAAAAAAGAAAAAACCCAAGTATTTCTACTTGGATTTTCTTAACTTTCCCAGTCTTATTTTATATCGTGACGCGCAAAGTTTAAGTTTCGACGATATTTTAAATTGTTAAACTGTTCCTGTATTTTTCAACGTCCAATAATAAGTCTAACAAAGAAATTTCAAACTCTTGCCCAAAAAATGAAAGTGGGGATTGGTATAGTCTTTGCCAATAAAATCTCTGAACCAGTTTACGCCTTCGGAATTAGGACAAGTCGCCAGACATTCAGGCTTTACTTGGCGATAGGTAAAGGCTAGAACAGGCTTTCCCGTGTCCTTTAGACCGCAGACGCGTAATGCTATGGCTTCTGTCGGCTTCACTTCTGGCTTTCCCTCGACCATGGGGACGCCAGTGGTAATCATAACATACTCTTTAGCTTCAGCGTCCCAAACAATTTGATTAATTTTAAACATAGGGGTTTTAAACTAAATTAATTTACTTCCAAAAACGATTTACAATAGTCAATACTGTTCTGTCTTTACTCTCCCGCAGCATAAACAAGGTTTCTGTGGCACGCTTCAAGACTTGCGCATGCTCAACCAATTGTGTTGCTTCATTTTTCATTTCATTTGCTTTGTTGCGAAAACAAGCCTCTTGAAAATGATTCACGTCACGTTCAACTGCCGTGCGTGCCAATCCGACAGCCTGTTCTGCCAGCAAAAGCAATTCTTGAAAGTCAATTTTCGCGACTTCCGCATTAAGATCATTTTTTCCAGTTAGCATAAAATTGTTTGTATGTTTTGTTTACTACCGCTCAACCTAACCCAATGGGGGCAACTTGTCAAATAATATTTTTCTTTTTTTAAACAGAAAGTTTATCGCCCCAATATTTTCTAAATTGTTTTTTTTGTTCTTGAAGAGTTTGCACCTCTTCATGGCAGGTTAGCTTTTCTTAGCGGTAATTCTTTGTTCAAGCGCCAAGTTCGTATCGGGTGTGGAAAATGGCAGCTTGCTATGTGCCCAAAAATGCCCGCTAACCAGCTGGTCTTGACGGCCTAATTCTCTGCCTGCTTCGGGCATGTCGCTCCATGAGGCGTATTGCACGCCGTCAAATACATGCCGCCAAACAACTTTAGGATTTGGCCAGATATATAAATATTGAAACAAAATTTTATAAGCAGAATTGATTTCAGAAGTCGCCCAACGTGGCAAATTGTGTTGGCGAATACCATACAATCTATAATTCAAATTTTCCAACATTTTATCATGAGTATGGCTGTTTTTTTCCCCTTCGGCAAATACGCCTAAAATTTCGTATTTGGCTTTGGCGACAAGTTTGATTGCTTTGTCCATTGAAACTGTATGTTTTTGTTTCATATATTCTTTTACTGTTTTACTTTGTTTACGCTGTCCGCAATGTCAAACCAACAATACCACTAGATAAGCTTGCCGTCAATAGTTATTTAATTTGTCTGTGTGTAAATTCTGCCTGACTAGTTTCCCATGACACATGTAACATTTGACGTTTTTCCAAAGCTTTAATTGCGCGGCGTGTTGGTCTATGCGTCTTACTAAACGAGTGCAAGCCACTATTGGCAGCATAAAAAGCTAAAGTATTTAAAATATGTTTCATTTTATTTAAAAGTTAAGTTGTTGATTAAAACGCCTTTTCAGCAATACAAAAGGTTTCATCTCCTAGTTCGGAATAGCCATAGTTATTTAATAACAGGAAAGGAAAATTGTTTTGAAAAAATATAATTGCTTTTTGTTGGCTTGGCGCTTGTGTCTCGCCAATACATTCGTTACGGCTTTCCCACCAATATGAACCAGCAGGATAAAGTTTCAATAGATAGTATGTTTTCATGTTACCAAGATACACTAGGTCCATCGCCCTGTCAAATTCCCTTTTCTTTTTCTAATTAGATTTTATTGACAAAATAACAATTTAAGATTTTTAATTATTCACCAATTAAATTTATATAAGCAAAATATTATTTTTAAGGTTTACCTCTTTATTGATATATTTCAATTCAAAAATCCTTATTTATTATTATTTAGTGATTATTTGGGTTATTTTGATTTATTTTAGCTTCTTTTGTACTTATTTAGCTAAAAATCCATTTCTTTTGCTTTAGGATTATTTGGTGTTATTTGGGTTAAATTTTGATTTAATTTTTTCTTATTTGGGCCGCGTCTTTTTCTATACCATTGATTATTTGCTTGTAAATTCATTTTAATTACTTTAGCTATTTCATCACGTTCCCAAAAATGACGTTTATTCAAATCAGAAGAACTGAACCAATCTTGAACTATTTGTGCTATTTGTTTTTTATTTAGGTTTATTTGGATATTCATTAATTGTATTATACCTAAAAGACAACATTTGTACAATATCAATATAAATATCGCGTGTCGAATAGGGGTAAAAAAGACCATACAAAACAAAAACACACTAACTTATTTGATTTAAGTTAATGTGTATGACCACATTTAGGTTTTTTGATTTTAAGCTAATATTTCATATGGTACCTTTCTCGTTCCGTGTTCATTTTACCGTTTCAATAAGACCATAACACAAGGTCTAAAACATGTCAAATACTATCTCAACAAAAAAACTTCTTAATAAATAAAAAGGTTGACAAACCTATTGATTTGATTAGTGTTTATGTTGGTTTGATTTAGTTTTTGTCGAGCATTTTCGCGCCAAATTCACACAAGAAAAAACAAAATAAAATTAGAAGATAATGGGGGCATGAAATGAGTAGGGAGGTGAAGGAAAATTGGGGGGAGTTTTATTTATTATTTTTTATTATAAATAAACGACAGTAAACAAGAAACACAAATTACCAAATAAAATTTATCTTAATTCTTTCCCCCTCTTTCTCCCTCTTACTTCTTTAACCTAATTTAAACTTCATTTTAACCACTTTCAATTTAACACCTCCTCAATTGACCCAAATGAAAAAACCCAATAGAATTGGGCAATTCATTAAGGTTATAATTTAAAGTTAATTATTATAAGGTCTTTTTT